GCGCCAGCGTGCGCGCGAGCAGGAGCGGGACGTGACGGAGGTTGCCGTCCGACCGCGCCTCGATAGCGATGGCGCTAACGATCTCGGGCTTCACCTCGCCGACGAGGCGGGCAATGCGCTTGGCGATCTCCTCGCCAGACTCATAGAACTCGTCCTCCCACAGGAGGCACGACATCACGGAGCGTCGAAGCTGAGCCTCGGCGTTGATTCGCGAAGCGACCGCACCCTCGTGGGTGCGCGGCGCAGGAGCAGTGCTTGAGCGGTTGGTACGCATGGTCATTCCCCTGTTAGAAAAAACCTACACCTCTGGATGTAGGAGCAGGGGCGGCCAATGCAAATCAATTCGAGTGGGGCGTATCCTCGGAAAGGACGATCCCGGTTACGTTAGGCGCTCTAACCGCTGAGCTACAGGCCCGTAGAATGGTGGACCCGGTTGGATTCGAACCAACGACCTCCCGCTCCAGAGGCGAAGTACCCGTGATCTGCACCAGAGGGTACGCGCCACTCGAATTGATCTGCGTGTGTGGAGCGAGGGAGTGGAAAAGGCGGTTCCGGTTTGGTGGATTTGAACCACCATGGAGCGAACGGGTTAAGAGCCCGTAGCTTTCATCCGAAGTAACCGTAACCTAACACCAACTCCCTCACACCACACACTCCCGCAGGTCGGGGTGGAGCGCCGGAAGAAAGCTGAACCCGGCTTAGTGCTCTACCAGTTGAGCTACAAGTCCCTTGCGGGGCCTGATTGGGATCGAACCAACAACCTCTCGATTATCAATCGAAGTAGCCGTGCTCGAACACCAGACGCTCCCCGCGACCTGCGGGAATGATGGTCGCCTCGGAAATAACGAACCCGGTCGTTGGTCACATTGGAAGTGTGAAGTAACCGTGCTCTACACCAGAGGCTGGCGGCTAGATAGACGCGTTCGTTAGTGCGGTCAAGAGGGTCAGGTATCAGTTTTGCTGCGCTTGTGGAATTGGCGCTTCCTCGCCCAGTAGCCGCGTCATGCGCCCTGTCGAATGGGGATCGCGCCTAAACGTCGGCAGGTCGAAGGTCGGCTTGCCGTCAGTGGGGCGCTTGACCTCGGCGTAGCCGAGTAGTGGCGGCGCTCCAAGCTCCTCGCTGTGTACCATAATGATTTCCATCCGATCTGGTTGGTTACTGAGGTCAGATGGTAGCGGCTCGTCCGGCTTGCGCGTGACCATCCAAGCCTCGCTGAACGAGACGTAGCGCAGGATGCCTTCAGCCTTGAACTTCGCGCGGAGCACTGCGATAGCCAGTTCCTTGTTTCCTCCCCAGTTGGGAAGAACCACGCCAGCGCGGCGACCATCTGCGTTCTCCGTGAAGAATGTCGGATGGACGTAACCAAACTTCTCGAACATCTTCTGAGCGATCCGGCATTCCGCTTCAGTCCAATCCTCCAGTGAAACCAGCCTGTTATCCGTCATGGTAGCCTCCTACTTTTTGACAACGTAGTCCGGGACGATCAATTCGTTAGCGATGTCGTCGCCATGGTAGGCGACCAGCATCGGCGGGATGTAGCGCGGGCGCGTGCCGCCGCCCTTGGTGCGGTAGTTGCGGATGTGACCGCGCCGCCAGTGCGGCCGAGGGCTCTTGCGCTCGTCGTACTGCCGGGACGATCCGTCCGACTGGTAGACGTGCCCGATCCGAATGTAGGTGTGGCTCGGGATCGGCATTTTGTTGTGCTTGATCCGTTGCTTGTTCAGGCGCTCGACCTCGATCACCTCGCGTTCCATGCCGCGGGTCATCATCAGCAGCAGCGCGGCGAACAGTGCCCTGCCGACGCTATGCGCCGACTTCTCGTAGGTCTGTCCGATCAGGCGATCACCAGCCGCGTTATGCGGTAGCCAGACTAGCGGTGACGCGAGAAAGCGTAGCCACGCCTGCGGACCAGTGATCTCGTGCAGAGCTTCAGCGCGTTCGCTGTCGTTCAGGTAGCGCACACCAGCGATGTTGGCGTCGGGCTTTCGCATTTCATTTATTGCCTCCTCAACCGTCACCTTGCTGATCGACGCGTACAGCACTGATGGCGATATGACGACGTAGTCACCATCGTCATCGTTGTGGATGAGCGCCGGGATGCCATAGAACTCGAACTCGGGCGGATCGCCTTCCTCAATCCAAGGAATGTCGGCCGAGGTGGCGCGCACGTCGCGAAGCACGCAAATCAAATGTTGCTTGGCCTGCGGTACTGGTATCTCGACGATCATGGCTGGAAAGGGCAGCCGCAGCACGCCAGCGCGCTGCATGTCGAGGATGGACAGTTGACCCTCGCTGCTCAGGACAAGGTCGAGCGCGTCGTTGTCAATGACGAACTTCGGCAGAGACGAACAGTTCTCATAGAACGCGCGCACCTGATCGACAGCGATTTCGTTTTCGCTGAAATGCTCAGCCTTTCCGCCAATCGGGGCCGGGGTGTAAACCTCACCCGAGGCGAGCAGTTCGCGCAGGCGGTGCCACTTGGTACGGACAGTCATGGTAATGAAACCCCTCCTACCGGGTTGTCATCACCACCATATAGGCGGGGTCAATTCATTAGCAAGTGGGGAGGGTCGAAACCCTCCCCTTTTTGTTATCGCGACATGCGACCTTCGCAGTTGTCCCCGCGCGCCACCATTGTCCCGGCCGCGGCCCGAGCATCGAGGGTGGCTCGTAGGTCACCCCATTTCTCGCAACTCCAGCCGTCGCCACCGATGGTCAGGTAGCGGCAGCACTTGTGGCCCTGCCCCATTTTGCACACCGTCTTGGCGATCTCGTCGGTGGGGTACTCGGCGATCACGGCGTCGTCACCGGCAACTGGAGCATTGGCACCGCCGCGCCGGGGATCATGGTGGTCGGAAGCACGCCGTTCCATTGCTCGGCGATGATGTAGGCGGTTAGGCCCGGCGTGGCAGCCAGAGCTTCGCCCTTGGCGGTGATCGCCGTAGCCTCGGCTTCACCCCGCAGGCGGATCGCTTCGGCGTTGGCGACGGCATTGAGCCGGGTAGCCTCGGCGTTGGCGGTAGCAGCGGCCACCTGTGCGTCGGCCGTTGCTTGGGCGTCGATAACCCGGATGCGGGCATCAGCCTCGGCCTGCACGATCTGGCGGGCCGTGGTCTGCTCCGTCTCGCGCACGGCGACCTCGGCCTGAACCTGCCGGTTGATCGCAGCTTCGTACACGTCATCGAACGCGACATCCTCGACCTGTACGCTGACCGGGATCAGCAGGTCCGTCGCTCGGATGCGGCTGATGATGGCGGCGCTGACTTCGGAGTTGAGGCGAGCGCGCTCTTGGATCGAGGTCTGCGCCGTGTACTGACTGAACACCGGCTTGAAGGCGTCCTCGATCACGCGGTCGATCAGTTGGTAGCGCGCATTGGCGACGGTCGTGTAGCTCTCATAGAGCCGGTCCACCGTAGCTTCATTCACGCGCCACGACACCGATAATCGAACGGTGGCGGTCTGCTGGTCGCGCGAATAGACCTCGATATTTTCGAACAGGGTCGTCTGCTCGCGCACATCGATGAATACGACGTTCTGGAACCATGGCACCTGCCAGTGGAATCCTCGCTCGCTGACGCCAGTGATAGCACCCTGCGTCAGAACCACGCCGCGGTAGCCAGCGTTGACGACGTAGGTCGCCGATGTGAACAGGACGAGGCCAACCACGGCAGTGGCAGCCATGATGCCCCAGCGAATGATTTGTCGCCTGAGCTTGTCGGCGGCTGCCTGTTGTGCTGCGAGCATTTCTTCGCGGCTGTTGAACTCTCGACGGCTCATGTGTTTTCCCCTGTGTTGGGCGGCTCTCGCTTATCGAGGAGCCGCTGGATGATCCGGCGAAGATAATCAACGCCGAGAACAAGTAGGCCGATGACAACTAAGCTGCCAACGATTTCAATTACCAGACGCATTCGTTTCCTCCTCGGGCCAGCGTTCGATGCGATTATACAGGCGGTGGACCTCGCTCATCAATGATTTGAGGTCGGCTTCCTTCTCGAACACCAGCACGGTCCACCCGGTGGCGTCCTTGAGGTAGATGCGCGGCAGCGGGTTGGCGTCGAGGTTCGGGTCGATCTCGATCCGCTGTTCCTTACCGGGCCGCCGCGCGCCTTTCTTGAAGCGATACATTTGCATTAGTCAAACAAGCTCCTCTTGCGCGCAGGGGCGGGGTCAGGCGGCGTGCGCCGCCGCTCGATAGGTGGTGATGGTGGTTCCTCGACTACAAGCCGCCTGCGGGGCACTGGAGACGGTGCCTCGCCCTGTCCCCATCGGCGCTCGCACTCGACAAGTTCGCGCTTGAGATGGTCGAGGTCTGCCAGTCGCGCCAACGGGTAGCCTTCGGCGTCGAGGATGACGTACCAGACGGCAGGCGACAGCGAGCGTGTCTCGATGCGGAACGGCGGGACTGGCCTACGCAATCGTTAGTCCTTTTCATCCTCGTCCGCGTCGTCGAGTGCGGGCATGTCGATGAGGCGAGCATACTTCGCTGGTACAGCCACGCCCATGAACAGGAGTTGAGGAAGCGCCCATTCCAGTGCTTCGCGTAGATCAGCAATGTTCTGCACGACCGACTGGTCGATCTGATTAGCCTCGTCAACGAACGTGACCATCGGCTTTGGATTAGCCGCCGCGTGCTCAGCTTCGTTATCCCAACCGCGACGAAACTCGTCACGATTATAGTCGGAGAGGCGATCCCCGGATTCCCGAGGTTCGCCCCTGCGAAATGCGCGGCGGCCCCAGCCGTGCGGGCTCTTGCTGCTCACCATCCTACTCGAACCGGACGGCCGAGAAGCCGAGCGCCCGGAGGATATACATGAGGGTCGTCATCCGCGGCGAGAACGTCTCGCGGCTGTAGATTTTCGACACGGTCGAATTGCCGAGGTTGGCGCGGCGCGCGAGCGTGCCGAGACGATTGTGCTTCGGGTCTTTCTTGATCCAGTGCCCGATCTGGTCGCTGACGATCCGCACTCCCTCGATACCGTCGAGCCGGGCGAGATCGACGATCACTGGACGCTGTGGCCGGTCGAGGGGGACGTAGGTTTCCGTCGCCGAGGGCACGGTGGTCAATTTGGTGATGGAGGCCGACATTCGATTTGGTTCCTTTTATGGGGATCACGTTATGCGCCGCCGTACAACGGGCGGGGGTTCAGGAGCTTCAGTCAATCGTTTGCGCGCGACCGGAGCCGGGGCTGGAGCAGGCACCGGCTTCGGCTGCACAACAGCCGGTGCGCCGGGGTTATGCCGGTTCAGGTAAACGAAATTCGGGCACGTCCGGTCGCCGCCGTTGCACGGGTAGAGGTAGAGGTGGTTGCAGTAGGTGCAGAGGGTGGCGGCCATGGTCGTTACTCCGGGGTGGTGAGGAGCCGGGACTGCCCCGGCTCCTCGATTGTGTTACGACCGCTTGGCCCAATCAACCGCGAGGTCGAAAGCCCGGCGCTTGAGGGCTGCCGACTGGCCCAGCCACGCCGACTGGAGCCGGGTGTCGTCCGACCGACCGGCGATGTGGTCGGTGTAAGCGGACACCGCGTTGAAGGCTCCCCAGATCGTCCCCTCGGCCGAAGCGAGGTTAGCGCCGGGGGAGGAGATCAGTGCCGCCCGGAGCTTCGGGAGGGCGCGAGGCTCGCGGATCAAACCATCCGCATTCTTCTCGGCCTTGGTCGGATCGAACTTAAGGATCGTGGTGAAGAACTCCTCGACCTCGGCGGCCGGGACGGTCTTGCTGGCGAGGAAGCTGGCCGCTTCCTCGAATGTGGTCATCTGCGCCGTCGCGAGGCCGATGGTGAGTGCCGCCCGTTCCTTCATCTTCTCGTCGAACTTCTGCGAGTGCGGCATACGGAAGGCCGACGCCGAGCCCTTGAGGTTGTTGCCGATAGCGTAGGTCAAGGTGTTCCAGCAGACGACCCGAACCGGCGTAAACTGCCCGATCATCGACCGGCCGACCGCATGGGGCTGCATCAGCAGGACGTAGCCGTTGACCTGATCGTGACCGGCCAGCTTGAAATCCTTGTTGAGGCGAGCGAGCGCCCAGATGTAGCGACCGCCAGCGAGCGATCCTGCCGTCTCCATGGTGATCTGCCCGGCCTTGACGAACTGGTCAAAGAAGCCGAGGGCGATTTCGTTCTGCACCTCGTTGTAGCGGGGCGAGGTGACGGAGAGGACCGTCTTGCGGTCGTCGCGGATCAGAGCAACGCGATCCGGGACCGGAACCATCACGCCGTTCTGGTCGTAATAAATCGGGGTCTTGCTGACCGTCCAGTTTAAGCCAGCAGCCACGCCAATCTCGGCGGGGGTGAGGTTGGCGGGAACTTCCACGCCGAGCTTGTGCCACGGCTTTTCGCCGGTCCAAGCCATCGTGTCGATCTTGTGAGCCATGGGATTGATTCTCCTACAAATCGTTGCCGGGTCATCCCGGTAACACCTACATAGGTCGGTTCATTATCGTTTGCAAACGAAATCTGACAACGATAACGGAAAAATTCATACCCGCGCCGACAGGGCGATCACGGCAGCGATCAGCAGGGCAATTTCAGGGTAGGGGTGAACCGTCGAGCCGGGACGCTGATTGACGGTCACGACAGCGGTGGTGGCGTTGAGGCGGATGCTGAGCGACACGGTAGCGGCTGCGTCATGGCGCTGGATCAGGTCAAGTGTGGCGCGCATGTTGCCGGTGTAATTGGGATAACGCGGATCGCTGTTGTAGCTGTAGGGATCGACGTTCGGGAACAGCGTCTCGAACACCTCAAGGTCTAGCTCGTCGTTCGGGCCGGTCGCCTTGTTGAGCTTGGCGACAATATTGTTAGCGTTTCCCATGGATCACCCTTCGGATAGCGTGGCAAGCCGCTCATCGACCCGTTCCCGTAACAGGTCGAGCAACCCCTTTCGTAGGGTCGGTGTAACGAAACCGCGAGCCTCGCCGACGAGCATTGTGCCGACGACGAGGCTTTCGAGCGTGACCAGCACGTCGCCGAATGTGCCGCCAGCAATCATCGGCTCAAACAGGGCGTGTAGGATTTTTTCAACCTGCTCGTTGTGGAGATCGGTTGAACTCTTGTCGGCGAAAACCTGCTTGAGCAGGCTCGCTGGGATGGTGAACTCTCTAGCCATTTAATTCGCTTTAGGATGTGTGATTTCGACCCGGACGTGTTGAACGGTGCAGCCGTGGCGGCGATGATCGAACCAGTGCTCGACCGTCTCCTCGGGATCGTCGTCCATGACGCGCATCCGACCATAGACCCGCAGCCAGCTAATCATTGCCGTTTTGCGGGTCTGCGCAATCGTGTTGATGAGGATCGAACCTTCACCGTCAACGACGGCGTAGCCAGTGATGGTCATATCAACCATTGGGCGGCTCCGGGAGATTATGCCAGTGGGTTGGTTTGCTGATGTGGGGCAGTTTCTTGCCGAGGTACGGCCAGAGTGGGCCGGGTCGCCCAAGGCGGCCGATGGTGATTTGACAGTACCAGTGACCGTTGATCCAAGCGCCGACGAGGATGCGCACGTCGAACGGGGCGGTTTCGATAGGCTGCCACATCTGACCTACACCGGGACGCGCCGTGGCGGCTTGGTGCGCCACGTCTCGAATGAGAGGATGCCCAGTTCCTGATACGCCTTGACCACGGCAGGCGAATCCTCGAACGCAATGATTGGGGTGATGTTGCGCGAGCGGATGGCAGCGACCGCCTCCTCCTTGATGATCCGCTCATGGCGGCTATCGCCATCGTTGCGCATGTAGAGGAGGTCGAACGGTACGCGCTTATCGCGCAGCCAGTCGAGCGTGGCCTGTTCGGTTTTCTTCGGTCGCCCGGTGACGAGGATGATGGTCAGTGACGTGCTCAGGGCGATGAGGAGCCGCTGCATAGGCTCGATCAGCGGATCGCGCGGGATCAGGTCGAAGAAACTGTTCCACTGGGCAGGCTGAGTGTGAATCAGTGGCAGCCGGTGCCGCACGTCAGCGAGCACGCCGTCGATGTCGCAAATGATTGCGTCTTGCGCCAATTTATTAGCCTCCCGTTATTGTGCGGCCGATGATGTAGATAGCAGTCAGGGCAATAAATACCAGAAGTGCTATTGCCCAAAAAGGAATGATTGGCCGAGAATCTAGGTCGTAGCGAATGCTGGCTTCGACCTCTGCGCGCCGGGCGTACTCATCCATGCCGACGAGTTCTGGCGGTTCATAGGTGGACCCGGTTGCCGCATCCTCGTAGTCGGGCGGATAGCGCCTACTTAACGAACCAGTCGGCCCGGTCGGCCCGAAGTAGGAGGAGCGCAGCATCGTCATCGGGTCGATGGCGCTATTGATTTGTGTCGCCAAGTCGCCGTGAACGGCGATCACATGGGCGCAGTTGCTCCGGGCATCGCCGAGTTGATCCATGCAGAGCATCGAGCAGGTTCCCTCACCAGTCTCGAATTTTCCGCTCTTGCAGATTGCCTTGGCGATGAGCAGGACACTGGCTGGATACGTCATGGTTTCACTCTCTTGCGCGGCAGAGGCGCGGTGGGATCGCCGAGGGCGACCAGTTGTTGGAGCCGGAACTGGAGGTGGGCAAATGTCCGCGGAGCGCGCTGCGCCAGATCGGACAGGCCGGTGCCGATACCGTCGAGCGGGATCACCACGATGTTTAGAGGATTAGCGTGAAGGTGATCGAAAGCGCGCGTGAGATCGCGGTCGATTTGCGCGGTGTTGCGCTCGAAATCCCGGTCGTCGAAGAACGCACCGGGGCGGGTCGATGGGTTGTGTTTGGTTACGATGCCGACTGCGTTAGGCTCACCGCGGCAGGCTTCGGCCTGACCGCCGTAGCCCGAGCGGGCTGTGTTGTCGCCGAACAGGTAGAGTGTCTTGCGGTTGGCTTGAAGGTCAGCGCGATAGATTCGCTGCTGGAAGATCACAGGCATGACGGCCTCAAATCGTTGGCTCCCCGAGCCGGGCTCGAACCAGCAACCGTCCGCTTAACAGGCGGGTGCTCTACCAGTTGAGCTACCGGGGATCGTTACGGACGCTATGATGCCGGGCTGATGGTGTCAACCCGGCGTCTGACATTACGTTATCTGCTGGAGCGGAGCGCCAATCCGCTCGACCCCTTCCTCGGCGATCTGTGTGTCGAGGCCGACCCTGTCGGCGGCGGCCCTGCCATCATCCCAGCCTTGCTTGTGTTCGCCACGCAGAGCGACGCTGTCGCTGACCAGCCCCTTGTTCGCCAGCATGGGCATGATCTTCGTGAGCGCCCGCTGGTAGAGGTTCGTGAGCGCCGGTAGGGTGGTGCCGGTGGCGTCGAGCTTGCCCTTGGTGGAGGCGATGAACCGTTCGTTGAGACGGACGAACAGGCGGGCTGCACAGCCGTTGCGGAACGCGGCGGCGTACTTCGGATCAGGATTGGTTTCAGCCGCCACCTGCGCTAAACGCTCGACCGTATCGCTGAGATAACCAAACATGAGCGCGGCGACCGAAGCGTTGTGAACCTCGCCGACGAACGTGTGGTCGTCGATGGTGACCTCCCCGAGCATGTCAACGTAGTGGACCGAGAAGTACAGGCGTCCGGTCGCCTGACCGAGGGCCTGTCGCCACGCGTCGCGGGGCGTACTGACCACCACCTCGATAAGGGGTTCGGTCGCTGTGACAACAGTCTCGACCTGCTCGCGCAGGATGTTGTGCCGGGCGAGCAGTTCCTGCGCCTTCATGGCGGCTGCCGCGGCCTCCTCCTCGTTCGGCGAGGTCGCCAGTGCGAGGAGCTTTCTGATCTTGTCGATGATGCGATTGGTTTCCATGGTCGGCCCCTCCTACAAGGCCGGGGCCGTCCCCGAAGGGACGGCCACCATTTGGTTAGCGAAGCTGGCGGTAGCCCTTGCCGGGGACACCCTCGGGTGGGATCGAGCCCACCACCTCGGTCGGCCCGAGGATTTCGTTGAGGGGGCGGGCGAGTCGGGACTGGTTGACCAAGCCGCCGACGATCTCGGTCGGCCCGAGGATTTCGTCGAGGGGGCGGGCGGCGGCGCGCTGCGCCCGGATGTCCGGCCGGGGCCGCATGGTGTCGGCGCGGCGGTCGTTGAGGTAGATGATGTGCCTAAGGTCGTGCATGGCTTTAGCTCCTACGCTAATGAATTGCCGATGACCGGAATATGCTAATGATTTGGCTTGGCGTCAAGCCCAAACGGAACGAATGTGACCGGGTTGGTCACGGCGTTGGTGGCCGGTAACTGATACATGCACTCGACCGACCGGATGACGCGCCCGTCGCTGAGCAGGAACAGAAGCTCGCCCGGCGACTCCATGTCGTCGCGGATGATGATGCCGTCGAACTGCACCGACGTGTCGTAGTTGAAGCAGATCGAGGCTGTTGTGCCGATCCGGTCGCTCTGCTTCGGATACTGTGTGGCACTTACGTTAGCGACGACACCCATTTCATTCCTCCAGTTTGTAACGATTGCGCAGGACGCGCTTGAAGTCGGCGATGTTGCGCCGGGCGATTTTCACGCCCGGCTCCGTCTCGTCTACTGCGCCAGTGAAGTGGTTGCGATAGGCGTCGATCAGGCTCTCCTCGGCGTCGATGGCGATCCGCAGCGCCACGAGGACTGCCTTGCGGTCGGTGCGGGCGGCGGTCATTTGATGCTCTGGATGATTGACTCACGGGTCGCCCGGAGCCGCAGCTTCACAGCCGATGCGCGCGGGTACTTCGTCTTGACCATACGAATGAACTCGCGAGCGTCATGGAGGTTCTGGAATTGCAAGTCGTCGTCCGCCCAAGCCTCGTGCCCGGACGTGATACCGATGCGCTTTGGCGAGACGTACATGCCTGACTTCGGCTCGATCTCGACGAGGTAGCGCAGGACTGGCGCGAACACGGTCATGGTGTGCCAGCCTCGGCGTCGCTGCTGGCCGGGGCAAACACCGCTGTAGCGGCGAAGGTGCTCTTTCCGGCGCACTCCGGCCCGAGGCCCCGGTCGATGCTCTCTGGCACCGTCAGGAGCCGCCCGCAGCGCCCGCAGCGGCCCTGATGCCAGACTTCAAGGGAGGTCGGCAGCCGCCCGGCGACAAGCTGCGCCAGCGCCCACTCGATGGCCTGCACCGAGGGAGCCTTGGCATCGAGGCCACCCCGCTTGCCCCACCGGAACGTCCTGTCCCGGATGGTGCCGATGTAGGTGTAGTCGCTGCTGTTGTCAGGGCCGGTCAGGACGCTAACGAAATGGAGCGGGGTTGGGGTATCGCGCGAGTCCTTGGCGACCGCGACACGGTAGGTGTACCGCTTGCCGGTCTTGAGCGACCGCAGCGTGAAATACGCATTCCCGGCGAGAATGAAGTCGAGCGCGTCCGTGGCGCTCTGGAACTGGTGCGGATCGTGGGCGGTCGTCATTGGCTTAGACCTCCCTGTTCGCAACCAGCGCGGCGACCAGCATGGCACCCTCGGCGGGCGTCAGTTCGCCCTTGGAGACGCGCTCCATCACCTCGGCTGCCGGGCCGACCCCGAGGCGGCGGTTGCGCGCCTCGACCGCCTGTGGCGACGGGCCAGCCTTGCGCCGGAACTCCGCGACCGTCTTGTTAGGTCCGTTCTTTCCCATGGTCGTTTCCCTCCTACAGGAACCGTGTTTCGATGACCATGAGATAATGTCGTTTGATTTCGTTTGCAAGGTGGAACGCTAACGAAAATGAGTGCGCCGGGGGAGGGTTGCCCCTACTACCCCGGCGCTTACCGATCTGACCCCTAGTGTAGGAGGGGGGCTAAGGATCAGACCGGATTGACTTGCCGATCTCGGTGAGGATCGCAATGTACTCGTCTTGAATATCGCTCAGACGGTTGACGCGCGCAATGTGCTCGGCTCGCGCCGCCTGATAGGCACCGGGCACCGTCTGGTAATCGCGTCCATGCGGAGCCGCCGCGTGTACCGCTTCAATGGCAGTTTTGAGGGCGTAGTAGGCATTGGCGTTGAGGCGCTTTAGCTCCTCGGCGCTGGTGCCGTTCAGATTGATGAGCGGCAGTTGGATGTCGGCGGTGGTGGTCACAGTGAAACTCCCCGGTGAGCGTCGTCGTTGTCCTCGTCGTACTCGGCGACGACCCGTGCCTCCATGCGCCGGGCGATCTCCGCGTCATGGACGATCTGGTCCCGTAGCTGAGTGTAGCTAACGAACAGGCCGTCCGGGCGGATCACCCCGAACCAGCCGGGACCGACAGTCCGTACATTCGCCAAGACGTTGCCGAGGCGGCGCAGGGCACCCTTGGGGGTGTTGGCCCGCCACACGATGGCGTCCCGGCTGGCGTCCGGCTGGCCGACGTGGTTGGCGTCGAGCCGGTACGGCAGGAACACGATGGTGTAGTTGTCGTAGTAGCGTGGCTTGGAGTAGGTCATGTTTCGTTACTCCTGCTGCTCGATCAGCCCGGCGTTCAGCAGGGCCTGTGCGGTGCGACCGTAGTGACCCTGTAGCTGCCACACGAGGCCGCTGTTGAGGAGTTCCTGAAAGAGGGCGATGGTGTCCTCCTCGTCGAGGTCGCCCTGCTCGTATGCGATGATCTGGTCTAGCTGGTCCATTTTGTGTCCCTCCTACCGGACGACTAATAAATGGGTATTTCGTTATCGTTCGTCAAGGGGTGCGTTTAGCCATTCGTCTTGAGGCTGTCGATCCGCTTCTGCGCCCGCTCGACTGCCGATGGTCCGCGCGGCTTGGCCGGGGCGGGTTCGGCCGCTTCGACTGCCTCTCCCAGCCATTCGTTGCCGACGATCATGTCGAACCGGCACTCCAGCGCGTCCGTGAGGTATGCTATGCGCGACTGACGGTGAGCGCGGACGAGTTCATTGGTCGGGAAGATGAGGCGGTAGCGCAAGATCGCGCCCTTCTCGAACCTGACCAGTGGTTCGGTTTCAATTTCCTTCGTGCTTGTGAAGCGCAGGACGTATGCGACCGCCTGCTCCAGTGTGATCTCGGTCATTTCGTTTCCTCCTAGTCGATGCTTGGTTCGTTTTCCTGCGCCGCGGTGATCGCCGCCTGCACGCGCTCCTCATAAAGCTCGGTCTTGAGGCGAAGCACAAACTCCTCGGCCGTTTCGCCGTCGAGCGGGATAGCGTCATCAACATTGATGTCATCATCGTCGATCTCGTTAGCCGTCTCCGGGAGATCGCTCAGGGCGCTGTCGATGGCGTCAATCAGAGACTCGATCTCGCTGATTACGTTCTCGATGGCCTGCGCCCGTTCGCTCTGCTGGAAATTCTCCGGGATGGCATCGAACGCTTCCTGCGCCTCGTCGCGTGCGTTCTCGATGTCCGACTTGGCGTTATCGAGTTCTTCGCGCGTGCTTGCGTTAGCGAGTGCTCCGTCGAGCGCCGTGAACAGTGACTGCTTCCAGCCGACCTGCGTTAGCTGTGCCCGCGTAGGCATCGTTTTCGACTTCATGGTCGGACCCCGGAAGAAGGTCCATTCGTAGTAGGTGTCGCCGGGCGCAATCCCGAAGTTCGGGAACGCCTTGCGAGCAACCTTCTTCTCAACGCGCATGGTCTACTCCTCCTCGACCAAACCGGGGTGGACCGTGAAGCTAACCCCGTTGTGCGCTGGGTCGCTACCGCGCCGCTGGAACTCAGCCCAAGCCTCGTCGCGCGTGTCGAACACCGTAGTGTCGAGGATGCTGCCGCAGCGCGACGTGACCGCGAAGTTGCCACCCTTGGCGAAGATCGAGCCGGGGATGACCTGTGCCTTGCTAACTGCCATTTTCGTTTCCCTCCTACAGGAACGATAATGAAATGGGGTCAGCCACGATCCGTTTCAAGTGGTTTGATTTCGATTTTCAGCGTCGCTAGAGCCATTCGTGCTTGAGCGCGTAGCCGCCGTCGCTGTCCGGCGAACCGTTGCGGGTGCCGTGCGGCTCCGGTGTGCCGTCCGGCCACAGCGCCTTGCCGAGGTTGTAGACGATGTCGTAGCCCATATCCATTCCGGCACCGTGGGCGATGAGGCCGGGCTTGTTCCTATGCTGCTTGTAGCCAGCGGCGTCGCCAACAAGGTGGTCGAGCGTGATGATGGTCGGCTGGCCGAGGTGATCGGTCGTCGCCTTGACGACGCTGATTCGTCGCAACATGCCGCTGGCCGAAACGTGCCGCAGGATGGTGAACAGCTTGTCGCCGGGCTTGAGGATCGAGCGCAGACGCCTGATGGCGTACTGCTGATCGTTGATGATACGCATTTCGTTATCTCCTACGCTCTCATGTTGGCCGGGTGCTGCTGGCCTTCAAAGTCGATGTGACAGACATTGACCTCGTGGCGCTTGCACCAGACCTGCAAACCAATTGCGGTGAAGCCAACTTCTAGCTGCGCGAAGTCGCGGGGCGAAATGGTGTTCGGTTTCTCTGCGATACACTTCGCGCAGTGAACGTAGGTGCGGATGTCGAGTTTGTTAGTGATCGGTCGGCTCATTGCGTCCTCCTACAGGTGCTTGATGGTGTCGTAGAGCATGTCCTGAAGCGCGAACGCCTCCTGCTCCCACGGCAGTTCGCGGTAACCCCGGCTGCCGCCCTCGACCATTTGCACGGTCGAGCCATACCAGATCGAGGTGCCGTTCGGCCCATGCCCGAGCGCGCCGCGGCAGACCTGAGCGACATGAACGAACTCGTGGCAGAACACCTTGAGGATCGGGTTCGTCTCCTCGCGGTTCCAGTCGATCAGTTCGACCTTGACCAGCCGGGGGTTCGGCGCGCAGGTCGTGCCGCCGATGGCTGGGTGATCGAGCGGGAAGCGCCCCTTGCGGTAGCTGACCTTGACCAGCTTGTCGTTGCGCGGGATGCGGAGCATCGAGACGAGCGGTTGGAAAGCCGCCTTGAGCTTGTCCCTGAGCGGACCAGCTTCGGACACGTCGAGCTTCATGGTCGTTCCCCTCCTACAGGGACAAATCGCTAAAAAATTCACGCCTGTTCCATTGTCCGTCTAGGTAGCGCAATTCGTTAGCGAGCGCAAGTGGTGTTGCTAACGAATTTGGGGCGGCCCGTGAGGACCGCCCCGGAGGCTCCTAGAAGCTGTAGTCGTAGTAGGCGTCACGAGCGCCGAGGAGGAGGCCGTGCCCTTCCTCGACCTTGTTGAACCGGCTCGTCTTGGTGTTGAACCGCACCTGATCGTAGGTGCCCCGGTCGTTAAGGCGGAAGGTAGAGATCGGCCCGTTCGGGTTGGGCTCGTAGCTGTAGTCCTGCGTCTCGCTCATCCCGTTCTTGTCGGTGCGGGTTGCCTTGTCCTCCTGCACCGTGACGATGGTCTGGCGAGCCTTGTGCTCGACCTTGATGACGGTGCCAGCCGAGCGGTCGGAGTAGTGGAGGATCGTCGCGCCCTGCCCAACCTCGGGGGCGGGCTGCCGGGCGCTCTCGTCGATCCGGTTCATCAGGTTGCCGAAAAGTCTCATCTGCGTACCCCTCCTACAGGGTGTGTTGCTAACAATTGAAAGATGGTCCCGCTAACGCTCGCGCGCAAGGGGCTGCACCAATTTTTTCGTAATCGTTACGTTTCGGCTTGTGCAGCTAACGAAATCGCGGTAGAACGGGACGCTGGAACAGGTGTCGATTTTTGGCGACCGGCCACCCTTCTTGAATATTTTCGTTTGGCACCCCTTGCACCGCTGCTGAAGGGTCGTTATCTGTAACGCATCACAATACGGTTCCTGTAGGAGGGAAACGAAATGACCAAGCAGCATTTTGAAATGGTGGCTCGCGTCGTGAGCCAGATCGCTGACACCGAACAGCGCGCCCTGACGGCATGGGCCTTCGTCCGCGAGTTCGAGCAGGCCAATGTCCGGTTCGACGCCAAGCGGTTCCTCGCTGCGTGCGGGACCGTGACGGCGCTTCATCGCAAGGTGGGAGGCTAACCAATGACCCGCAACATCTTCGGATGGTCGCTCCCTCCCGGCGTCACCTCGATCCCCGAGGAGGAGGAGGAGCGCGCCTGTGAAATCTGCGGTCGGGATGCCGCATCCTGCATCTGCCCGGAGTGCCCGGTCTGCGGAACGCAGGGCGATCCCTACTGCTACCAGCACCACGGCATATCGCTAACCGACGAGCAGGTCATCGCGCTCGCCGAGGAGGCGGTCGAGGCTGCCAAGGCGGCGCTCGACGACGCACAGAATTACCTGTCGGTCATGCGTGACGAGGGTGTCACCGGACAGGATCGCAGCATGGCCCAGAGCGCCCTGCTTGCTAATCGTTATGGAGATTAACCCATGCCGTTGAAGATCGAATTGAAGCAGCGCGAGGATGGTCAGTGGATGCATCGGGTCGGGTCAGACCCTGCCCGGCCCGCCGCGCAAGCGGGCGGTTGGTGGGGACCGTACCGCACCGAAGGAATAGCCAAAGGGGCGGCTAAGCGGCGCTTCCGCAACCGTACCGATTTCACATGGGTTAGGGTCTAGGAGGCTAACATGCAGCGCAAGCCGCTTTACCAGATCATCGCCAGCCGGGTGCAGGCAGCCATCAACTGCCAGACCAACGGCAACAAGGCGTGGGAGGATCGCCACCTCGCAGCGGTCGAGCACTACGTCAGGGAGTACCTGCCGAGCGGGTCCGGGATCGACACCGGCACCAAGTTCAATGACGACCGGCTCGATGCCGACCGGCTACGGTTCGACCTGTCGTTCCACCACATGGATCAGCACGGCGGCTATGATGGCTGGACCGACCACGCGGTGATCGCCACACCATCGCTCGCGAACGGCTTCGACCTTCGGATCACTGGCCGGAACCGGAACGACATCAAGGACTACCTCGCCGACACCTACGCGCACGCGCTGAGCGTCGAGATCGTTGACGACTACAGGGGGGACTAACGAAATGGAACCGCACACCCGCGTTGTCATCAAGGTGTTCCACCGCCTTGGCTTCATCCAGTACACCAGCGAGTTCGGCATCGAGCTACAGGAGTCCGATGCCGTCCTGCTGACGCACCCGAAGGTCAGGCAGACCTACGACCAACTCGTCGCCCGCTTTCCCGGCCAGCCGATTGCGGTCGAGCGGCGCGACGCCAGCTAGGGAGGACGACTATGACCAACTCAACGATCAAGCCGGTGCCCGCGCCGCAGCCACCGCGCCCGCTGACCTTGCAGGAGCAGTCCGACGCGGATGGGCAGACCTGTGGTCAGTGCGGCGAGCCCTACGGGCAGCACATCGCCAACCGTTACGGATGCTCGCTCTGCGGCATCGAAGGGCAGGGGACTTAAATGGTCAGCGACAAGACGGACTTCCGCACCGCGTTCCGCAACCTCCAGCCGGGCGACACGTTCGATTGGATCGACGACGACAAGCCGGGGCACAATTCGTTCTTCCTGCGCTGCACCAAGTTGTCGCCCCGGCGCTATCAGGACGAGCGCGGCATCATCCACCGGGTCGGCTCAGGGTACGCCGAATGCTTTCACGTCCGCCGCGATGGGAAGTCGCTGGCGAACCTACAGGAGCAGTCATGACGCAGCACCCCGGCAACTATGTGCGCGGTATCCTCGTGGCAAGCGGTATAATTTTCGTCGTCGGCCCGAACCGCAACCGCACAGCGTCGATTGCAGCAGTCGCCGACAAGCTGGGCGTCACGCGCCCGGCACTGTCACGGGTTCTCAACAAGCACTCGGCCGTATCGCCGACGATGGCGCTGCTGTTGGAAAAGCACTACGGTTTTGACGCCAAGGATTTGGTTATCCGGCAGGCGCTGTACGACCTCGACAAAACGCGTAACGAAATATAACGATCCTAAACCACCGCCTAATAAGGAGATCACGATGAGCACTCGTTCCAACAGTATCGTCCAACGCAAGGATGGCAAATTTGCGCGCATTTACGTCCACTTTGACGGCTACCTCCAAGGCGTTGGCAGGATTCTGCGCGAACACTTCCAGAATCCTGCCAAGGTCGAGAAGCTGGTTGCGCTCGGTGACCTATCATCCCTCGCGCCAAAAATAACCAAGCCGAAGGGACACAGCTTCAGTACACCGAAGAAGGGCTACACTGTGGCCTACGGTCGCGACCGAGGCGAAACGAAGGCCGAGGCTAAAGTGTTCGATACGCTGGCTGCGGCTCTCCCAGCACCAGAGTCGTGGGTGGAGTTCGTTTACATATTCCTACCCGAGGGAGCCGTTCCTAATCGGGTGGGTTGGTTTGTTGTCAGTGCCAGCGAGGGGACACAAACCATGATCCCTCTCGACGTAGCTTTGACCGGCAAGGTCGCCGTCAATGCGCCAATCAAGGTGTTTGGGATGACGGTCGGCACACACCGAGCCGGAGCCTAAAACGTAACGATTAGGACTTGAAATGGGGAGCCGGGCTCCCCATTTCATTTGCATCGCAACGCGGTTCCTGTAGGAGGGAAACCAAATGACCGATTTCCGCATCAACGATCAGGGCTCCATCGTCCTGTTCACCCCGGTGTCCGAGGCGGCGCAGGAGTTCGCCACCGAGGCGTTCGCCAACGCCATGACCTTCGGAACGGCCTACGTCGTCGAGCACCGCTACGCCGACGACATCATCGCCGACCTCACCGACAATCAGGGCTTCACGGTCGAGCCGAGCGACGTACCGCTCATCAAGAGGGTCTAGCTATGACGATCTACGGAATCGAGGACTTCCCGCCTGACTGCATCGCTGAGTGCAGCGCGCCCGGCCGGGTCGATGCCGAGGTGGACTACTGGCAGAGCTACCTCGACTTCAAGGTGCCGCGCGCCGAAGCGATCAAGTGCCTCTACGGCTACGGTGCGTGGGAACTTGACGAACTGAATGCGCTGTCGGACGACGAACTGGCGCAGAAGGTTCTCTGGCTCGCCTGTGGCACCTTCGCCGAAGGCGACGACATCTTCTGTCTGGAGTAAACGAAAATGACCAAGGTAATCACACACATCGGGCAGACCCTCGTCGCCATCAACAATCATTACGGCGCTGCCCGGCTTCCTGTGGATGTGGTCGTCACCAAGATCGGTCGGCGTTGGGCAGAGGTTGCGCTGGTCGAGAATAGGCGCGTCTACGGCGGTGTGGACATCGAAACTTTACGGCCCCGGCCGGTGAACGACTTCACGCCGCCAATCCGCTACTACCTCTCGCGTGAAGCCCTTGCCGAGGAAACCGCCGTCGCCAAGATGTGGCGCGACCTGCGGTTCCACCTCACCGGCACCCCGCCGCCCGGCCTGACGGCCGCCGACATCGAGCGGGCGCAGGCGATCCTCATGGGAAAGGAAACGAAAACAAAATGACCCGCGTAATCAAACTGATCGAGCTTGCCAGCGGCCACCGGATGCCGGAGTTCGACGGGCTCTACCTCAAGAGCTACGACCCGGACGGCCACGGCGGGCTCGGCGACGTTCACGCCACCGACAATCTGTCCGAGGCGATGCGCTTCCCGGATGTGGCGTCGGCGATGGCGTGCTGGCAGCAGACCAGTACCGTTCGGCCGCGCCGCCCTGATGGGAAACCGAACCGGCCGCTCACCGCCTTCACCATCGAGACGTTCGATCCCGAGCCGAACGGTTAGCCCTGCTGGAGCTTGCGCAGGACGCGCCGCGCCTCGAACGCGTCGTTCAGGGTCAGCAGGCGGCGACCGCCGCGCCCGGATAGAAGCTCGACCTCGCGCCCTTCTAGCGGCTTGGACACGCCACGCCTGATCCAGTCTGGCCGCTCCTCGTCGAGCCCGTCGTCATCGTAGGCGTCAGCGATGGCGGCCAGCGGCTTCAAGGCCGCAATGATCTCGTCCATTTGATTATCCCTTGATAGGGATCACCGGGAGGTAGGCTTTGGCTCGGTGCAGACAGGCGTAAGCTGCACCGGGCTGTTCTACAGGAGGTGGCGGACCCCCTCTCGGTCCCCGGTGATCTATTCTCCGAGCACGAATTGCTGGATCAGCGTTGGCAGGTTTTGCTCCGTCGAGCTACCCGCAGGTCCGTGGCCTTTGAACCTCTTGGCCGCTGATCCGTTCCCCAAGCTGGAACCTCTGGGATAGGTGCCCCGGCAGCACTAGCCTAGACTGCCGGGGCTTGTACCGCGACTTCTCCCAACCCTCGGCGTTTAATACGTCGGATCAGTTTCATGTTGAGCGCCCTTCCGCTGGACCACGCGCCCCACATGGCGGGCGCGGCTGGATTTGAACCAGCGCCTCTCAATTGGAACCCGACGCACCTCGATAGGATCGGCGCGGCAATGCTCAACTTGCGTGAATAGATTTAGTTTGAAGCGAACAAGTCCCGAAGGGACTCCCGTCTACCGTTCCGGCACTCCCCGTCATGGTCGGGGAGGGAGGATTTGAACCCCCACGTTCGCAACTCAAATTCACGACAAGGCTGAGCTTATTTCGTTAGTGGCGTCCTTTCGCATTGGCTACCGGGTCCGCCCCATCGCTGGAGCTACCCGCTGGACGTGAAGTGGACGTTGCCCCTCTGCCTAATCGAGGACCACCGTAATCGTTTAGCTCCCGAGCAGGTACTGGAAAACGGCACCGCCGACCGAAGGCGTCGGCACCTCCTCCTGAATGTTGGCCTCCTCGCGCGCCTGCTTGACGGCGCGCAGTAGCTCCTCGACCCGCTCCAGTAGCTCCAGCTTGTTCGGTTTCGGCAGCGCCCCGGAGTGCTTCACCTGCGACCAGAAACCGGCGATCACGTCCTCCGTGACCATCTGCGTCTGCGCCGGGTGTTCCGGCGTCGCCGGATAGAGAACGATGGGCTTCTGGACCTTCTTGGTCCGATGGGTCTGCGTACCCTCGGTCTTGTAGAGCCCGGAATTGGGATCGAGCGCCCAAGCCTCGGCCTCGTCGAGGACGGGCAGGTTGCCGACGAGCGTATGCAGATCGGTCAACTGCTTCTCCAGAAACAGGAGGAAGCTGACCGGCGCTCCGGTGACGATGGTAACCCCATCGACGACCACGTCGGCCTTGGCGATGCAGTTGGTGAAATCCTTGCGCGCCGTCACGTCGATGAGTTCAGTGGACAGGCGCTCGACGTGCTGTAACACCTCGCGGGTGTTGTACTGGACGCGTTTGCGCTCGGCAGGCAGTACGTCGCCTTCGTCGTCACGCGACTGGTATGATTTGTAGAAGCCGTTGAACAGGTCAGGCTTCTGGATCGCCTTGTTGACTTCGGTCAACTCGCCATACGTCCGGGATTTGATCCCCTTCTCGATGGCAATGATTTGGTTCAGTTTCGCCACGGTAGCTCCCCTGCGGCTTTGATTTAAGTTTCAGACCCTATATCGGATTGGTCTGGTGCTTGGCAAGCCACTCAGTTCCGTGTGGTGTGAGGGTGAATGCCGAGGCGACGTTGTAGTTGATACCGGGTCGCCGAATAATCAACCCCTCGGTGAGCAGTTCAGCGATCAGCGCCGACGCGAGCAGTTGCACCTGACCAAGAGCGATCTCGTTGAGCGCCCATACGCGGTGTTCAACGTCATACGTCAATCGCCACCACCCCCGCCGCCACCACTACCACTGTCGCTACCGCTACTGCCACCGCTGTCACCGCCGCTGTCATGGCTGTGGTGGTGACTATGATGATGCGAGGGTGTGGGATCGGCGTCGCGCATTCGACCGCCTGTAACGAAACCGCGTGGTTCGTCGTCGGTCATCCGACCGCCTGTGGCAAAACCCCGAGCCGGGTTTTCACTGTCGTCACGCATCCTTCCCGTATGGAACGGATCGGGTGAGCGACGGGCGGAAACTGGACCAGCATCAAATTCGTCAGCGATGGTTACGGCGGTCGTATCGTCGTCGTCGCGCCGCCGCACTGATTCGGCGCGCGGCCGATTGGGGCGGGGCATTCGCGCCGTGTTGTCCGGGACAGGTGTGGGTCGGGTCCGCGGCCTCGGCGCGGTCGGCCATGCCTGCTTACGACGTTTCGCCATAACGGTCAGAACGTAGTAGCTGACGGCGAAGCTCAGGACGAAGCCAATAATGAACCACATGATGGTGTTATCCCACGGTTGGGTTGGTGATGCCGCGCTGATCCTGATAGCGCCCGTTCCGGTCGGCGTAAGACGTGGCGCAAACCGCGTCGCCCCGGTCGAACAGCACCTGCGCTATCCCTTCGCCCGCATAGATCATCACTGGCACCGGGGTCATGTTGCTGATCTCGATGGTGGCAGTGCCGCGCCATTCGGGTTCAAATGGCGTGACGTTGACGATCACCCCGCAACGGGCGTAGGTGGATTTGCCGAGGCAAATCGTTATCAAGTCACGGTGGATGTTGAATGTTTCGATGCTCTCTGCCAGAGCAAACGAATTTGGCGGGATCAGGATTGCTTTATCCACCTCGGTTTCGATGTAGGCTTTCGTGTCGAAAGCCTTCGGATCGACGATGGCAGAGAACAGGTCGGTGAAGATTCGGAACTTGTGGCCGACCCGGATGTCGTAGCCGTAGGAACTGAGGCCATAGCTGATGACCTTACTCGGCGGACTGGCTAGGATCGCGTTGTGATCCCTAACCTCGCGAACCTGTTCAGGGTTGAAAGGCTGGATCATTGGCCCATTCGGGTGGTCCGGCTGGCAGCGGGCGGCGATCTGGTGGTCGGCGAGCATTCGATCCCTCTTGGACGGTTTTGAGCGGTGGCGAGCACCATGATTGAACTCATTCGCGAAATCAACGCTGGGAAGTGGCTGGTTTCCTCATTGTTTCAATCCACTACGACGCGCTGGCACGCTGCGCTGCGGCCTTTCGATGATTTCTCAACGACCTACGGCGAGGGGGCGAGCCCAGAGGAGGCGCTGAAAAAGGCGTGGGAACAGCGCGGGCGGCGGATGCGTGATGCTGACTGGCAGCGCATCAAGGACTTGGCTAAACCAATCGTGCGCAAGCGGCTCGTCCCGGAGCCAACCACCAAGAGGAGGAGATCGAGGTGAGTGTTATCATTTCGGCTGACTGGCATTTCTCGGACAATTCGCGCGACCAGTACCGCCATGATTTCCAGAATCAGTTCCGCGAGATCGTTCGCAATGAGCGTGCCGATGCGGTTGTCATCCTCGGTGACCTGACCGAAGTCAAGAACAACCACGAAGCTCGGCTGGTCAATCAGATTGCCGAGCACATCCACACGCTGACCAAACTGTGCCCCGTAATCATTATTCGCGGCAATCACGACTACACCGACCCGGACGAGCCTTTCTTTCGCTTCCTGCGCTACATGCCCTATGTGTCATGGATCAATGAGCCGACCGACGCGACTACCCTGCGCTCGGTCATCGGCCCGACCATGCTCCTGCCCAACACCACTGACCCGGAGCGGGACTGGCAGGGCATCAACTTCAAACCGTTCGATTGGGTGCTGACCCACAACACGTTCAAGGCGGCGCAGGCCGCGCCCGGCATCCGGCTCGGCGGCATCGACCCGGAGGAATGGTTTCCGCCGAGTGTCGAGATCATCAGCGGCGACATTCACGTCCCGCACACCATCGGGCACGTCACCTATGTCGGCGCACCCTACCTCGTCGATTTTGGAGATCGTTATCGACCGCGCGTGCTCAAGCTCGTCGGCAATCAGGCGCACTCGATCCGGGTCGCCGGGCCGCAGAAGCGCCTCGTCAGGATCACCAGCCTCAAAGACCTGTCGCGTGTCGAGGTTGCCAAGGGCGACATCGTCAAGGTCGAGGTCGAGCTTGAAGCTCACCAGTACGACGACTGGGTCAAGCTCTCGACCGCCGTGCGCGAGTGGGGCGTCGGGGTCGGGGTCAACCTCAACATCGTCAAGCCGGTCATCCAGCAGCCCGCGGCTGCCATCGCTCCCAAGCTGAAAGAACGCCAGACCGACGACGAACTCATGGCGGCTTACGCGACGGCGCGCGGCGTTGATGAGCGCACGGTCAAGACTGGTCGCTGGCTGATGTCTGAGGAGCGGTAAGGTGGAGATTCATTTCATTAAGATCGAGCTTGCCAGCTTCGGATCGTTTGGTGTCGGGCCGCATACCTTTCAGATCGAGCCGGACGACGAGCGCGGCGGCCTTCACTTCATCCGCGGCATCAACGAGGTCGAGCCGCGACTCGGCGCGAACGGTTCCGGCAAATCAACCATCTGGAACGCGCTGACGTGGTGCCTGTACGGCAAGACGATCTCCGGGCTCAAGAACCCTGACGTGAAGCCGCGGGACAGCGCGCAGGGCAAATCCTCGCGTGTCATGGTGCTGGTCGAGATCGACGGCGAGCACGTCACGTTCGAACGGTGCTCGAACCCCAATTCATTCACTATCAACGGTAAGGATTCGGCGGTCGATGCGGCAGCCACCATCGGCCTGAGCTTCGACCTGTTCTCGCACGCAATCCTGTTTGGTCAGGGTCGCCCGCTGTTCTTCGATCTCCAGCCGCGCGAGAAGATGGAACTGTTCAGCGAGGTGCTGCAACTCGACCGCTGGGATGCGCTGTCGGCAACGGCCAGCCGGGTCGCCACCAACCTCGACCATGACCGGGCAACGGTTGAGGGTGAGCTTACCGGACTGAAGGGCACGCAGCGTCAGCTACAATCGCTGCTGGACACGGCGCGCGAGGACAGCACCGCGTGGCAGGAGAAACACGCCGCCCGGCTCGACGGCTTCAACACGCGGCTCGTGGCGGCACGGGAGGAACTGGCCAAGCTCGACCGCCGCGTCGCCGACGCCGAACTCGCGCTGGAAAGCGCCGGGCTGCAACTCAAGACGACGCGGGATGACATCACCAAATACCGCGGCTTGCTCAGCGATGCGCGTTCGGAGCACGACCGCGCCGACGTGAAGCTCGCCGGAATGAAGTCCGACATGAAACGCCTCGACCGCGAGATCGCCGGGCTCAAGGCGGGCGGGACGTGTCCAACCTGCGGCCAGCCGACCAAGAAGGCGGACTTGTCCAAGCACCGGGACGAACTGCATCGGCAGCGCGCGGAGGTGGAGGAGGAGATCGTTAAGCTGACGGCGTCGCTCGATTCGCTCGACGCCGACCACCGTGCGGCGCATAAGGTGCTCGACCGGATCGAGGAGGCCAATCGCCAGTACCTCGACGCCGAGGCGGCGGCGCTGACGCAACTCAACGTCGCCCGGCCGCACCATGTCAATCTGCAAGGCGAAGTCGCGGCTTTGACCCGGCAGATCGAAGCGGCCGAGAAGGAAACCAATCCTCACCAGACGCAGATCGTCACGCTCAAGCAGAAGCTCGCCGGGCTCGACGACAAGATCGATGCGGCGAACGACGAACTGGCGAAACTGGAGCAGCGGATCGCCCGGACCCGGTTTTGGGTCAAAGGCTTCAAGGACGTGCGCCTGTTCATCATGGAGGATGTGTTGGCTCAGTTGACGATGACGACGAACTCGGTGCTGGAGAGTGTCGGCCTGCTTGGTTGGCAGATCGAGTATGCGGTCGAGCGCGAGACGGCCTCTGGTTCGATCCAACGTGGTATTAACGTAAGCATTACCCCATATGAGATCGACGTGGTGAGGCCGGGCGAGACACGCCAAGGTACGGCGGGGTACGGCATGGCACGGCGTGGTGTGGTAGGGGCACAGGGCCGACGCTCTGTGCCCCTTGACGCATTCAGCGGCGGCGAGGGTCAGCGGCTGCGTCTCGTCGGCGCGATGGCGTTGAGCGAAGTGCTGCTCAATTACGCCGGGGTGACGGTCAACCTCGAAATCTTCGACGAGCCGACGCGCGGGCTGTCCGAGGAGGGGATTGCCGATCTTATTGAACTGCTGGCGGATCGAGCCGAGCGGCTGGCTCGGCAGGTTTTCCTCATCGACCACCAGACGCCGGAAACGCAACGGTTCAAGTCGGTCACGACCATCCGCAAGACGCCGTCCGGGTCGATCATCGACCTCTAAACGAAAGGGGCGGGAAACTGGTTCCCGCCCCTCCCCTGTGGTCGCCGTGCCCAGTCGGACCCTGCGTATGATCCGACAGCCACATCTAGTACCGGGTGTTGCTGATCGTCAACACCTAACCTATTGACTTTTTGAATTGGAGAAGCAATTTCCGGCGCATACGGGGCCGGTGCGCTTCTGCTACAGCCAGACCGGCTTCCCTTTGTTAGCTATGGGAACTTCTCCTACACGGAGCGCCGGTGTCCCGTCCCGAGTAACCCGGCACAACCTTTATTCGGCCGCGGTGCGTTCCGGTTCCGGCTGCAAATCAATCAGCAAATCCTTCAGTCGCCGCAGTGCCCGACTCTCGATCTGGCGCACGCGTTCGCGCGTCACCTTCAGGGTGGCGGCGGCACCTTCCAGCGTCTCGTTGTTCATGAAGCGCGAGATCAGCACCAGCCGGTCGCGCGGCTCCAGCCGGTTCAGAGCGTCGTGCAACAGCTTCGCCCGCTGGCTCTCGTCAGTGTGCTCCTCCGGGTCGGGTGCCGTTGCATCGACGAGCAGTTCACCGACCGAGGAAAGAGCAGCTTCCCCGGTGCCACCCGGTGGTGGGGCGTCGAGCGACGACGTGCCGAAGTTCAGGAAGTCGGTTAGCTGTCGCACCGTGACGCCGAGCTTGTTAGCGACCCGCTGATATTGCTCAGCGAGCGGCCGACCCGATGCCGACTCATTCATCAGCAGCATCCGCGATTTGAAAAACAGCGCCCGCGTCGCCGTGGTGCCCGCGAAGCTGACGCCGTGCGCTGCGTTGCGGAGGATGAAATCCCGGACCCGGTTGCCGATGTGGTACACGGCGTAGGTCGCGAAGCGCACGGTCTGTTCCATGTCGAATGACCGGATCGCCGCCATCAACCCGATGTTCCCCTCGGATATGAGATCGTCGATGTCGATGGTGGGGTAGACGCGGGCAAACTTGCGCGCCGCGCCAATCACCTGCGGCCGATGGGCGAGAACCAGCCGGTCGCGCGCCGCCCGATCTCCTGCCTTGGCGCGCACGAGGAGGTCACGTTCGACCTCGCGGGTCAGGAACAGGGAGTTGTCGAACTTCAAGGCGAAACGATCTCATTTGGTTTAGGCGATCATGGTGAAGATCGCCTTCACGCCGGGCGGCAATGGTTTGCCCGAGCGGTCGAAGATAACAAACCCGGTGGCATTTGCATATTGCCCCATGGCCTCGATCAGCGATTTCCCGGTGGTCAGTACGTCATCGACGACGAGCACCGGAGCATCGTCCGACCGCTTGTAGCGTAGGTTCAGGACCGTCGCCAGCGGCACCCCACCAAACGGAATGCCGATTGCACGGGACCACGGCCACGCATGGCGGTGAATGATTTGCGCAAGGCAATCGAGGTCGGCCGGGGTCAGCGCGTCGCATTCGATCTTCTCGTGCAGGATCAATCCCGAGTGGGATTTGAAATCCCCGGCGACGAACAGCGTCATGTGTCATTCTCCCCTGCGATGTTGTCCGGGCTGACGAGCACGGTCGTTTTGCGGCCGAGCAGGTCCAGCAGCACGCGCTCGCGCTCCGCAGGCCCCATGCCGACGTACACGCCGACCGTACCCTCGAACGGCCCGGCGAGCACCCGGACGGCCTGTCCGGGCGTCAGGGCGATCTCCTCGGCGCGGGGCAGCACGACGTATCCGTCGCGCTCGCGCGCCCTTAGCTGGTCGATGGCGATCTCGGGCAGCGTGGCAGGGCGACCGTTGTCGCCCATGATGATCGACGCCACGCCGAACGTGCCGGTCAGCGAGCGCCATTGCTCATTGGTGATGTGGACGAACAGGTAGCGCGGGAACAGCGGCCGGACCCGGAGCGAGGCGACGCCGCGCTCGACGACCTCGGTGCGGATCATGGGCAGGTAGGTGTCGTAGCCTTGGCGCTGGGCGTTGTCGGCAGCCCAACGCTCACGCTGCGGCTGCGTGCTGCACACGATCCATCGGCTGGGTCGCCGCCGCTCGATCATCGTTGGTCCCTACGGCCTCCTACAGGGCCGGGAGAGTAGCAGCACTGGGCTGTAGGGCTCAATCCGCGCTCTGGCGTCCTACGGGCCTTCTGGCGGCCTGCGCGGAGCCTTCTTGCCAACCGGGATCGGGCTGTGCCAGAAATGACTCGGCCCACGGTCGCGAAACCGTGGGCCGAAAGACCGCGAAGTCCTTTGCCGAGGAGCGCGGTGTAGAGCCCTGAAAATAGGGCAAAGCACCCCCACCTTGCAAGTCCGGCGCGGCAACATAGCTCGCGCCCTGTTGCGCTCCGGTCGTCACCGCTTCAAGGCGGGTGGGGAACTCCCGGAATACCGCCAAGAGCATGGCAGCACACCAAATGACCTCGGCTTAAATGAGCCCGAGAGCCCTGATCCTGTGGTTGGATTCGCAGGCTTGGGGTGGCGCTAGAAGATCAGCATCGGTAGGGGGTATTCAGCCTAACCGCCCTCGTGTTCCCACAGAGCATTCATTTCGCACCGGGAACAGTCCGACAATCCAATCGTGGGACGCTAACTTCCTATACCCTACGCAACACCTGACGGCCCCTAACGGGCCGTCAGTGTGCTCTACTTCATCCTACCCCTTGATCCAGCGAACGAGCGCCCGCAGGGCGTCGAGTGAGTGATGCTGCCAGAGAACGAGCGACCCGGAGGGGCGCGAGGGCGTGCAAAACCAAAGGTTCCTAGCTATCACACGCTAGGGTTGCTACCAGCAGTTGAGGTGGGGAGTTGTCGCAGATCATTAGCAAGCGTCGAGCACGGAAGATGCAGCCGCTGGAACAGAAACACCGGCAGCGGGAAGATAACGAAATGCAGCGGATGGCGAAGGAGCACCGCTGGTTCCTGACGGAGAAGCAGCCTGATGGTAGGATCGCCATCCGTGCCAAGATTCCGCCCCAACGAGTTGTCGCGGTGGTTGCTGACCCGGTGGCCGCCAAGGAATGGATCAGGCAGCACTCAAGGAGCTAACGAAATGACCGATCTGGATCACTGGAACCATTGGGGTGCTGACGACGATTGGTACTTTGCCCCGGAGCCCGATCTTGAGCTAGGCGTGCCGGAAATGATTGCCGTCGAGTGCGCCGACCTCGTGCCGTTGGTGCCGGTCGGCGACCTCACCGACATCGCATGGGGCCAGCGCGGCTCGAACGGGATGTGTGGCTAGATGGAGTTATCCGGGATAACTCCGACTTCGGGTTCAAACAAATACTCCGGGATTGGGGCCTGCGGTGTGCTTGACTTTTGTAATGAAACCTTCATACCGCGCGATCCTAATCAAACAGCGATAGATGTCCCACTCGCGGGTGTCCATCGTGAAATGGTCGTCCACAACACTGGCTCGTGCTTTTATCATATCGACGGCGCGAGCCCGGTCGAACATGCGATTGCCGGTGACGGAATCTTCGTTGTAATTTGAGGCCATCAAGCGCAGGAAGGCTGCGTCACTGAGTAGCTCATAGAAATAGTAACGAACCTTGACTGTCAGGATTTTGTTTCGCATAGAGATCATCAGGACACACTAACGCTGCTGCCGTTAGCTTTGTTGGCCTTCGCTTCCGCCGACGACTTCCGCTTGGCCTTGCGGGCAGCTTCGGCGGCAGCGCGCATGGCTGTCAGATCAGCAGGCGTGATTGTCGGCAGCGGATCGTCCTTGGCTCGGGCTACCAGAATTGGTTCGTACTGCTTGAACGCGTTGAACGCCGCAGCGATCCTTTCGTCAGAGAAATTGCGGCGCGAATCCGGGCTCAGCGCAGCGAGGATCAGCCGGAACTCGGAACGCGGCATGATCCCGGCGTTGTTGTGGAGGACGGCGTTGGCGTGGCGCTCGCGCTCCTGCAAACGCTTGATGGTGTCGCCGAGGAATTGGTCGCGCTCGGCCACGAGGGCAAGCCGGACAGCCTCGGCGAAGCTCTCGTCGAGCTTGCGCTTGTGCTGGCGGATGGCAGTTTCGAGCTTCTGTTGTGCCGACATGGACAACGTGGTCGCGTCGATCTCGGGCTCACCCTTGTCGGTGAACTCTGTAACGATCCTACCGCTCAGATCGGCTGCGTTCGTGTTCAGTTTCTTTGCAAGTTCAACGAAGCGCGCCCACACCGTGAGGTCGATATTCATTCTGTTGTTGACGGAGGTGGTCGCCACGTTTGGCTCCTGCTTTTTGTCGGGCTCGGGGGTGCTGCGCTTGCGCTCTACGGAGGCGCGCTTGCGTTCCACCGGCTTGTGGGTGTTGGTGGCCTTCACCGCCTGCTTGACGGCAGCCTTGGTGGGCTCATGTCCTTCGGATATGCGCTTGCGCACGGTGCGCTCGACAACACCCGGATCGGCCTTCTCGGCGTCACGGACGGCGCGGGCATCGCTCATCTGCTTCGGGGTCAGGCCAATGTCTGCGAGCTTTGTTTTTTCAAGCGGGGCGTTATCCCTCTTGAAATTTCGACCACCACCATGACCGGCAACTTCACCTCGCGCCTTGGCGGCGTCGTATTCGTCAGCGAGGCGGATTTCAGCCTGCGCCGCGATCACCAGCGCATCAGCCTGCACCTTGCGGCAGGCAGCGATGATCTTGTCGTAAGCGTCTTTCTTGTCGGCCAGCCGGGCAGCCAGCTTGGCGGCGTCGTAGGCCACAGTCGCCTTCTTGTGGGCATCGAGTACCTGCGCGTAGTTCGTGGCTTGCGCCAGCGTGTTGGCGGCCTGTTCGATGAGCTTCGGAAGGTTCTCGATTCGCGCGACTTGCTGCGTCATTTCGTTCAAATCCGCTTGGGGGAAAGGTGAGGGGAGCCTAGCACCCCTCACCAGTTTCCGTTAGTCGCCGTTGCCGGTGCCGACGTACTCGCCGCCGAGGGTGTTGCGCCGGATTTCCCGCGCGATGCCGTAGCGCCGAAGCACCACGTTGAGCGCCTTCACGATGGATTCCTTGGTGCGCTGTCCGCCGTCCGGCTTTTTGACGACTTCGGTCATGCCGTTCTCCGCAGCGTAGTCGCGGATGAGCCGGGCGAGTTCGAGGTTGTCGGCGCGCAGGGAGCCTTCCACCGCGTCGTCGTCATAGACGGCCGACAGGAACTTGCGGTATTCGTCGCTCTTGGCGTACAGAGCGACGTGAACACGCTCGACATGATCGTTGAGCGTTGGCCCGAACTTGATCTTGCGTTCGAGGATGGTCGGGAGCGGAATGATCCGCGATTTGTCCACCTGCTGCCGATGCGGCTTGGCGGTGGGCTTCGGTTCCGGCGTTGCGTTTTGAGGCGCAGCCTTCGGCTTTCTTGCAGTAGCCACCTAGTGGCTCCTTTCTTGTTTTGCTAACCTGCCTACGGCACCATGCCTATGGCGTTTGGTTAGCAAGTTGCTAACCTACCTACGGCACTATGCCTATGGCGTTTGGTTAGCAGTTCGTCATATGGCGTAACCTGTATAGGGAAATCAATAGGTGAAAGACGCCGAGTTTCAGACCCTGCTTGTGGCGCTGCCGACCATGAGCCAGACCCAACTGCGCGAGGTCAGGAACCGGGTCCGGGCGCTGATCTCCGGGGCGAGCCTTGGCGGCACTGTGATCGCCGACGCCGGGACGGCGCTGCCGACCGACGCGGCTGACGGCACCAGCAACACCATCGACTGGCTGCTGGAGGGCATCTACCATGAACTGAAACGGCGCGGCCTGCTCACCGATAGCGGCCGGTTCGTTCCGGTGAAGTCGATCTCGCCGGAATACCCGGAGCACTCGCGTAGTGTCAGGAAGCACCTCCTTGAACATGCCGGGCGTCCGCTCAATCAGGGTCAGCGGCTCCTGCTTGGTCGCGCGGTCGCCGGGGCGCTGGCGAATTGGCAGGATATAAGAAATGAGCCGGTTGGTTTGAAATCAATGCTGCGTGCCGTGCCTTTTGTTCCCGAGGCTCTGGATCGTGCCTTTCCCGGCTATGTTGGTTCGTTCCTTCTCGGTTGGTTAGCGCAAGTTCGGGACCAAACGATTGGCGACCGAGTTGACTAGGTAGTTTGATTTTGGTTTAAGTGGACGCTGCGGTAAGGTTGGCTACGGCAAGGTGGGGCGCGGTTCGGTGAGGTATGGCGCGGCCGGGCAGGGCATGGTCGAGCGGGGAGGCGAAAGCCTCCTCGTTTCGTTTGTGCTGTTGACAAACACTTAACGATGTATTTATTTTGGTTTGCACCCCGGTAAGGTCAGGAGCGGCACGCTTAGGCGTGGTGTGGTCCGGTTCGGTCGGGTAAGGCATGGTGGGCGGTTGTCGAAAGGCAGCCGCCCTTTTTATTATAGGCTGGGTGAGGTCGGGCTAGGTAGTGTGAGGTCCGGCATGGTCCGGTCGGGTCCGGTAGGGTGTGGTCAGGTTTGGTTTGGTACGGTGTGGTCGGGTGGGGTCTGGCTAGGCTAGGTCAGGCGCGGTGAGCTATGGTCGAGCGGGGAGGCGAAAGCCTCCCCGTTTCGTTTGTGGTTGACAAACCGCTAACGAACCATCCATTTGAGCGGTGAGGCGGTACCTCATAGTGTTACCTCATTTTGAACGGAAAGAGCGAGTTGGCGAAAGCCTCCTCGCTCTTTTTGTAATGGACGTGAGGTCGTTTCGTTTGTGGTTGACAAACGCTAACGAAGCATCCATTTGGTTTGGCACCGGCTTGTGACGATTTGCGTCTGGTGAGGCTAGGTTGGGTCCGGTACGGCCGGGCGAAGGTGAGGGTTCGGTCGGGTAAGGCATGGTGGGCGGTTGTCGAAAGGCAGCCGCCCTTTTTATTAGAGGCATGGTGAGGTCGGGTGAGGTTTGGCATGGCAAGGCACGGTCGGGCACGGTGCGGAGGGCTAAGGTGGGGCGCGGTTCGGTGAGGTATGGCGCGGCCGGGCAGGGTATGGTCGAGCGGGGAGGCGAAAGCCTCCCCGTTTCGTTTGTAGTTGACAAACGCTAACGAACACTCCATTTGATTATTCGCCTAGATGCGACAGTGCTCAATCCCGAGTGTGATCGCGATGGCAAATGGAGGTTTTAACGTGGAAGCAAGTGGTTCACGGCGCAAGCGCGTCGATCATGTCAGCGAACCCACCAATGGTGGGGCAAATACCATTGAGGCGGGGATTCCGTACACCGCCACGGTCGAGATCACCGGCACCAGCGATCTCCTGTTCCATCGCTGGAACAACGAGGCGGTCGAGGCCAAGAGCGTCGCCGCCAAGAACTCCAAGGCGAAGAAAACCGACGATGTGGAGAGCTACCTGTACCGCAATGACAGGGGGCTCATTAGCGTTCCCGGCGAGTATCTGCGGCAGGCGATTATCGCCGCCGCGAAGTTCCGGCAAGACCCGCGGTCGCCGCGCAAGTCGGCGATGGACCTGTTCAAGGCGGGTGTCGTCTCGCTGACTGAACTCGCTCCGACCGGGCTCAAGACTTGGGACTACCTCGACAGGCGTCGTGTGATGATCCAGCGGAACGGCGTCACTCGTGTTCGCCCGGCGCTGCGCTCCGGGTGGAAGGCGACGTTCCAGATCATGGTTCTTCTGCCGGAATACATCGAGCCTTCTACGTTGCGCGAGGTGATCGAACAGGCCGGTCGTCTCGTCGGCGTCGCCGATTTCCGTCCGACTTACGGTCGGTTCGGCGTGACCTCGTTCAAGGTCGCGAAAGCCTAATCAATTTTCGAGGTGTGGCAAGGCAAGCCGAGGTGTGGCGCGGCCGGGTCCGGTGCGGTGAGCCAAGGTGGGGCATGGTCGAGCGGGGAGGCGAAAGCCTCCCCGTTTCGTTATGTCTCCCTCTTGCATTCGTTAGCGTCATCACCACATAGGGTGTGCCACTCACTAGTGTGGCACGCTCTGCCCCGGAGGCCACCGGCTGGGGTATGTGATAGGTGGGCAAAAGTGAAGGCTCCCCGCGAGGGCATCCGGGGGGCCTTCTTTTTTCATTCGGCGTTGTGCTACCACTGTCGTCCTTCATGGATCAGGGGAGCAGGCGGTGGTCGAGCGGCGACGGCTTTCTGGCGGCGATTCGGATGAGCCGACCAATCTGGCGGCGTCCCTACAGGAGTCGATCTTGGCGGCGCTGCTCGTCGATGAGCAGTGGGGAGGCATCATCGCCGGGCAGGTTCGCGAACGCGACTTCGATGATGGCCTGTACCGCGAGGTCGCGGCGAAGCTCCTCAACTATCGAAAAATGTACCGGCGTGCGCCGGGCCTCGTTCACGTTGATGACCTGTTTGGTTCGTCGCTGTCGCCAAACGACAAACAGGGGCCGCGCCTGCGCAAGTTTCTCGGTGATCTCGTCAGCCTGACCCGCGGCCTGAACGCCGAGTACATAGCCAACCGGACCCAGCATTTCCTCAAGGACCAGTACGTCAAGACGATGCTGACCGACGTGATGGAGCGTTGGTCGCAAGGGGATGAAAACCGCACTGACGACATCATCAATATCGTTAGCAAGGGGTTGCGGTTCGAGGGGCTGGGCACCAACACGTTCAGCACAGGCGTCCAGCTAAACGATACGGCGCGGACGCTTACCTTTCTCGAAAGCACGGCGCACGCGTCGCTGTCGCTCGGCATCAAGGAACTCGACCGCTTCGGCATCGGCCCGACGCCGAAGGAAATGCTGCTCTACCTCGCACCGAAGGGCTCGGGTAAGTCGTGGTTCTGCGTTCACGTCGGCCGCCGCGGCCTGATGCAGCGCGAGCGCATCCTGCACATTAGCCTTGAGTTCGACGAAATGCGCATCGCCGGGCGCTACTATCAGAGTTTGTTTGCATCCGGCTGGCAGGAGGATGTGGTCCAGACGGTGCTCCTCTTTGACGACAAGGAGCAGTTCAAGCTCCGCGATTGGCGGATCGAGACACGTCATCCCGAAATCAATTTCGCCGACCCGGCCGCCGAGGATGCGCTGCGCCAGCGCGTCGAGGAGTTCAACCTTGGCCGTCTCCTCATCAAGCAGTTCCCGACTGGCACGCTCACCCTCGACCTGCTACGCTCTTATCTCGATCACCTTGAGGTCACGGCGCGGTTCGTGCCGACGATCCTGATCGTCGATTACCCCGACCTGATGAAGGTCGATGCCGCCAACTATCGCATGAGCCTCGGCACCATCTATGAAGGGCTGCGCGGCGTTTGCGCCGAGCGCAACATGGCCGGGGTGTTCCCGACGCAATCAAATCGGTCGAGCCTGAATGCCAAGCGGACGCGTGGCGACATGGTGGCCGAGGACGTGCGCAAGCTGAATATCGCCGACAACGTGCTCACCTACAGCCAGACCGCCGAGGAGAAGATGCTGGGGCTGGCGCGCATCAACGTCGAGTTCGCGCGTAATGCGCCGCCGTTCCATGAGTCGATTTTGATTTCGCAGGCGTATGGGCTAGGGCAGTATGTTGTCCAGTCGGCCCCGGTGTCGGATACCTACTGGTCGCTGATGCAGGCTCGCACCGGACAGCCGGGCGGCGGCGCTGCCGACGAGGAATGATAGCTCTGTGATCCCGGCTATTGCGATTGAGCAGTTCCTGCGGCAGGAGCGGGACGACCATCGCTGGATGAAGGATTTGCCGCGGCGCGAGATTGACGCTGCGCTCGCCCGGATGCGTCCGGCTCCGCACCTGTGGCCCGGCTTGCGCTTGCACCAGAAGGTGGGCTTTCTGCTCGGCGTGGCCTACCCCCAATTTTCGTTCTGGATCGACATGGGCGGTGGCAAGAGCCTCCTGTCGCTGGAGTTGCTGCGCTACTGGTTCCAGATCGGGCGCATCAAGCGCGCCATTGTATTCGTTATCTCGGACAAGGCGTTCCCGACGTGGGAGCGTCAGCACGCCCAGTACAATATTGGCATTCCCTACGTCACGCTCGATGGTGCTTCGTCGAAGCAGAAGTGGGCCAAGCTGCGCGCCTTCGGTGATGGCATCGTTTTTGTTACCTATCCCGGTGCGGTGGCGATGGTCAGTGAGCGGGTTCGGCGCAAGGGTAAGGTCAAGATGCGGCTCAACCCGGTGCTGGTCGAGGAGCTTGGTGCTGGCGTCGGGGCGGTGGTGTTTGATGAGTCAACGCGGGTTGGCATTAAGTCGCTAACGAACAAGATGCTGTTGATGCTGACCTACGACATCGACATTCGTTACGCGCTGGCTGGGCGTCCGTTCGGGCGTGACCCGTCACTGCTGTGGTCGCAGCAGTACCTGATCGACGAGGGCGCATCGCTCGGCGGCTCGTTGTCGCTGTTCCAGCAGGCGTTCTTCACCGAATCGAAAAACGACCTTGGCTTTGCGGTCAAATCGTTTGACAAGCGCAAGAAAAAGAAACTGGCCCGGCTTCTACAGCACCGTTCGATCACCTACGAAATGGATGAACTGCTCGACCTGCCTCGTCGGTCGGAGATTGCCGAGACGGTGCGTCTGCCGCAGGAAGCGCAGAGCTACTACCGCAAGGTCGTCGATGAGATCATGGCGGCGCGCGGGAACCTGAAGGCGATGGAGAACGCGTTCCTGCGGATGCGGCAGTTGTCGTCGGGCTTCCTGAGTTTTCGTATTGCCGAGGCGGATCGCGATGCCGATGAGGTGGCCGGTGAGCGCGTCGAGGTCGCGTTCAAGGATAATCCGAAGCTCGAACTGTTGCTCGATCTCGTCAGCGAATTACCGTTCGACCGCAAGATGGTGATCTTTTATGAGTTCACGTTCAGTGGTCGTCTGATCGTCGAGCGGTTGCGCAAGGAGGGATTTGATTCGGTTTGGTTATGGTCCGGCACGAAGGATGTGCGGGGATCGTTGGCCCGGTTCGCCGACGATCCGCGGTGTCAGGTGTGCGTGGTCAACAACAAGGTTGGTGCCTATTCCATCGACGGGCTCCAGATCGCCAACTACGGGGTGTTCTATGAGAGCCCGGTATCAGCCATCGACCGCGAGCAGGCGGAACGTCGGCTGTGGCGGCAGGGTCAGGAGCGTCGGGTGTTCCAGTACGATCTCATCACCCTCGGCACGGTGGATCAGAAAATTCGCGATTACCACAAGGAGGGGCGCGACCTCATTAAGGCGCTGCTGCACGACCCCTCGACCATGCTGAAATGAAATGGCTACGCTCGACTGGCCCAAGTTCTTAGAGCGCCATGGTGTGCCATTCGTTACGCGTGGCCCCAACACCGGCCGCGGGCATATCTCGGTGCATTGTCCCTTCTGCGGACCCGCTGACGAGTCCGAGCACATGAGCATCGCGCTGAGTGGTGCCGGGTGGCACTGCTGGCGCAACGCGGCGCACCGGGGTCGCAAGGCGACCCGGCTCATCCAAGCCTTGCTGCACTGCTCTTTCGAGCGTGCGGCCGAGTTGGCTGGCGAGGGCACCGCCAGTATGCCGACCGACGATGATTTCGCGATGCAGATGCGCGTCGCGCTCGGCGCGGCCCCGGCGTCGCGGCTGCGACCGGCCCGGCTGGAGCTACCCTCTGAGTTCAAATCGCTCGATACTGATTCGCGTTTCGCCGATCCGTTTTGGGATTACCTGCGGCAGCGTGGCTATACCGTAAAGCAAATCAACTGGATGGCGCGGGCCTATGACCTGCGTTACGCCCTGCGCGGACCCTATCGCTACCGGGTGATTATCCCGGTGTACGATCCGTGGGGTCGGCTGGTGTCATGGACTGGGCGGACGATCCTCCGCGATGAGGAGTTGCGCTACAAGACGCTGCCGGTGGAATCCCGGTTCGAGGATGAGACGGTGGCATTGGCTGCGCCGGGCTCGACCCTGCTCGGGATGCAGGTGCTGACGGCTGTCGAGAAGCCGCGGGTGTTGGTGATTTGCGAAGGACCGTTCGACGCGCTGCGGGTGTCGGCGCTGGGGCACGACCTCGGTGTGTACGGCACCTGTTTGTTTGGCCTCAACGTGTCGGACGATCAGGCGGCGGCGCTGATGCGGCTTGAGCATTTTCCGCGGGTGGTCATGTGTCTCGACGCCGATGCGCAGATGCGGGCGTTGCGGCTGGCGGATCGTTTTTTGCCGGTGCGTGTTCGGTTGGTTACGCTGCCTGATGGGGTCAAAGACCCCGGTGATTTGCAGGCGGATGACGGTGCTGCGTTCGTTCGCAATTTGGTCGGCTTGTAGGCGATTTGTTTGCGTTGGGCCTTGACGTTGGGCCTCGGGAAGAAAATATAACGGCGTTCAGTTCGCGTGTCTCAATCTCGCGCCGGGAGTAAGGGGAATCAGAATGAGTGCTTTGCTTGGTGAGTTCCTGTCGAAGCTCAAGATTGAGCGCAAGGACGGGGAGACGGATCAGGCGTTGAAGCTCCGCATTTTCAGCGCAGGTCAGATCATCGACGACGACGCATGGAAAACACTGAGCCGCGAGGCGCAGGAGTGGTTGAATGCGGCGACAGACGTGGTCGAGGACAACAAGAAGTCGTCCGGGAATACGCCGCTTCCGGCTTTCCCCGACGAGGTGCCTGTTGGTTCCGGGCGGATCGTTGCTGACGAGCCCGGCGATGCCGGGCAGGAAACTGGTGCTGCTGAAGTCGAGGAGACGGGAGGTGGTGCTGATGATGTAACCGCGGTCGATGCTGATGCTGGATCGTCCGCAGAAGGAGTTGGAACTATGGATGCGACTGTGACTACGGAGGTCGAGACGACGGCCCCGAAGCGTGCTCCGCGGGCTGCGAAGGCTGCTGCACCGAAGGCCCCTGCTGCACCGAAGGCCCCTGCGAAGGCCGCCGCGAAGGCCGCTGCGAAGGCCCCGGCCCGTGGCAAGGCTGCTGCCGCCGCGAAGGCCCCGGCCCGCGGCAAGGCTGCTGCCGCCGCGAAGGCCCCGGCCCGTGGCAAGGCCGCCGCTGCGAAGGCTCCTGCGAAGGCCGCTGCGAAGGCCCCGGCGAAGGCTGCTGCGAAGGTTCCTGCGAAGGCCGCCGCGAAGGCCCCGGCCCGCGGCAAGGCTGCTGCTGCTGCGAAGGCCCCGGCCCGCGGCAAGGCTGCGGCGAAGGCCCCTGCGAAGGCCGCTGCGAAGGCCCCGGCCCGCGGCAAGGCGGCTGCTGTTGCGAAGGCCCCGGCCCGCAAGGCTGCAACGGCGTTGCCGACTGGCGGCAAGCGCGGACGGAAGGCGACCGACTTCCCGGACAACGCGAAGCTCAAGATCGTCGTGAAGGGAAATCCGTATCGCGACGGCTCGGATCGCTTCAACGAGTTCGCGAAGCTCCGCAAGGGCATGAAGGTGAGCGACGCGCTCGCGAGTGGTGTTTCGCGGCAGTTTCTCTGGTGGTTCCGTCACAACGGCCACATCGAGGTCGCTACCAGCGGTCGCTAACTCACTGAACTAACTGGCTGTTACAGAACGGCGGGAACACTGTTTCCCGCCGTTTTTGTGTCTGCTAGGGTGACCTTTCGTTTTTGATTGGGGAGTGGTTGTGATGGTCGAAGCTGCGGTGCGCAGGCGCGTCGAGGAAACGAAATCGTCGGTCGAGCCGGGCGGTAAGTTCCCTCGTGAAATTCTCACACGCGTCGTCGAGTTGGCTATGCCTGCACTAGGCACCAAAGGTCCACTCGCTCGGGAATTGGGTCAGTTTTGGTTTACCGGGACGCACCTGTCAGCCTACAATGGCGATTTCGGCGTCCGGGTCGTGTTCGACACCGGCTTGAACTGCGGTGTCGATGGTTTGGTGTTCGCCGGGTTGGTGCAATCGAGCAAGGCTGGCGACGTTCGTTTGAACCAAGCGAATGATGATCTGATCGTTCGCTTCGCCCGCTCACGGTCCTCGCTTGCGACGCGACCGCTATCGCGCTTCTACTGGCAGTTCCCCAAGCAGTACGACACCTCGACCAGCCTCGAATTGACCGAGGAGTTCTTGTCTGCGCTCAAGCGCGTGCTCAAGCTCAGGCAGCGTGGCACGACGGATCAGGTCGAGCACCGTGGCGTGTCGCTGTTCCCGATCAAGGGCGGCGTCGCGCTCTATACGACGGACTCCAAAACGCTCATGGAAATCCGGGTGGCGATGGATGTGGTGCCCGAGATTGCCCCAACCGTGCTGTCACGGCTGTTCGCTGAGAGCGTCGCCGAGGAGTGCGAGCCCGGCGACCGGCTGTACTTTCCGTCAAAGTGCTTGGTGGCGACGACGGCGGGCGTTGAGTTCTTCCACAATCGGCTTGATGTCTCGACCATGCACGAGCTTCCCAAGCTGGTCCGCAACAAGGTGGCCGAGGCAAACAAATTATCGTCGTTTCTGGCGCTGCCTGATGGACTGGACGAAGCCCTGTCGCGGGCGGTGATCGTTGCCAACGGCGCTGATCCTTTTGTTTCGTTTGCGGTGGCGGCGGATGATCCCACACTCTTGCGGATGGTCGGTAACTACTCGACCGGCGATCTTGCCGAGCAGTTCAAGCTGGCTGGTGAATGGCCGCCGTTGACGATCAAGCTGAATGCTGCCGAGGTGCTGGGCGCACTGAGCGAGGCTGATTCGTTTGCGTTTGGATCATCGGCCGCCGTGATGCGTGGCGGTGACGATTGGTTGTTCCTCGTAGCGGTGTCGTCGTAGGGGGTTCGGTTACGAGGAGGTCGCTGCCATGGGCTTATTGTTTGCGCGGGGTGAGCCCACGGACAACGAGACTGGCGAGCTTGCGCTGCTGCACAGCCTCGAATGCAAGATATGCCCGCTGAACCAGCAGCCCGGACGACTAGAGCCGACCGGGACCAGCAAGCCGCTCATCTACATGCTGGGCGAAGCGCCCAAGAAGATGGACGTGCAGGCAGACGGGCACTTCACCTCGCCGTCGAGTTGGTTAATTCGTCAGCATATTCCGTCGTGGGCTGACGAGTACCTGCGGTGGAACTACGTCGCGCGCTCATGGCCCGGTCGCGGCAAGTCGCCTGATTGGGCTGCGTTGGAGGCATGTCGTCCGTCGATCATCCGGGACATCGAGGCGACCAAGCCCGAGGCGATCTTCGGCTTTGGTGAGGTGCCGCTGAAATGGGTTAGTGGTTTCAGCGGCATTCATTTGTGGCGCGGTCGGCGTATGCCGGTCCAGATCGGCAGCCACAAATGCTGGTTCTATCCAATGTTCGACGCGAACTACCTCATCCAGCGGCGTCGTGACGACGACACCGATTATCGTCGTACCGGCAGCGAGGATGAACGAATGCTCGGCTTCGACATGAAGCGGGCGTTCGAGGCTGTGGATCGCGGGCTGCCAGTGCCAGAGCCGCATAACCGAGCCCGCGCGCTTAGGGACATTACCATCATCACCGGGGAGAACGGTGAAGCCGATTTGGAGCGGATCGAGCGTTCGCTGGCGGCTTATGGTGGTTTGGATGTGATCGGAATTGATTATGAAACCAACCGGCTTCGTCCGTATGACAGCCAAGCGAAGCTGCTGTCGGCGTCGGTAGGTGATCGCAATAGCGCCATTGCGTTTCCGTTCGACCATCCGGGCTCGATGTGGACGGCTGAGCAGCGTGCCCGGCTGACCGACATCTGGCGCAACTTCCTGCGCACCGCTACGGCGGTCAAGGCGGTCCACAACCTCGCGTTCGAGTTGGAGTGGACCGGGTTCTTTTTCGGTAAGGATTTGATCCGCGCCGGGCGATGGGGCGATAGCCAGTCGCAGGCGGCGATCATTGACGAGCGGCGCGGCAAGATGCGCCCCGGCGCGTTCTCGTTGGAGTTCTTGGTCCAGAACTACTTCGGCTTCAACCTCAAGAAAATATCAAATGTGGACCGGCTGCGGCTGGAGTTCACACCGCTTGACGTGGTGCTTCGCTACAACGGCCTCGATGCCAAGTACCACGCCGGGCTCTACGAGGAGCAGTGGCAGGTCATTTACGATGAGGGGCTGGGCTACGCCTACAAGCTCGCCCTGCGGCGCGTGCCGACGATGGTGCTGGCGCAGTTGCTTGGCGTGCCGGTGGATCAGTCCGAGATCGGTGCCTTGCAGGCGAAGTACCAAGCCCGGATCGACGAGGCTGCCGCGGCGATTGCTGAGCTTGATGACGTTAAGACGTTCGAGCGTGAGCAGGGTCGCCGGTTCAATCCCCTCTCGACTGGCGACGTGATCTACATCTTCCAGAAGATGCGGCGGTACGCCGAGGTCAACACGATTGACAAGTTCACCAAGGAGGAAAAGCTAACCGTCGAGGAAGGCGCGCTCAAGCAGATTTGGGAGAAGCACAAGCACCCACTTGCTAATCATTTGCTGGCGCTGCGCAAGGCGACCAAGCGCAAGTCCACCTACATCGACATCATGGCAGAGGGCAGCCCGGACCTGTGGCCCGATGGCTGCCTGCACGCGATCTTCAACACCACGTTCGCCGAGACTGGGCGCATATCGTGTGAGTCGCCCAACCTCCAGAACTTCCCGAAGCGTGACGACGAGGCCAAGGAGGTCCGGCGTCCGCTCAAGTCGCCGCCGAAGCACCTGATCTTCTCGGTGGACTACGGGCAGATCGAGGCGCGCGTGATCGCGATGTATACGCATGACAAGCGGTTCTGCGACGCGCTGTGGAATAATTACGATGTGCATGGTGAGTGGGCGCAGCGACTGGCGCAGGCTTACCCTGAACGGATCGGCGGCGAGGCGTTCCTTGGCGACAAGGCGGCGCTCAAGGCGTTCCGCACCGACATCAAGAACCAGTGGACGTTCCCGCTGTTTTTTGGTGCGTCGCTCAAATCGGCGGCTGGTTTTCTTAGCATCCCCGAGAAGGTGCTGGCTCCGCACTTCGATGCGTTTTGGGAACAGTTCAGCGGCGTCAAGGATTGGCAGGATCGTCTCATGCGCTTCTACCGGGCTAATGGTTACGTCGAGACACTGGTTGGTCGCCGTCGCCGCGGGCCGATGAGTGTCAACAAGGTGTGCAATTCTCCGGTCCAGTCTCTTGCGGCCGAGATCGTCATGGACGCAATGTGTCGGCTCTCCGAAACCGGCGACCCCGAGCTACAGCCCGAGGTCCAGATTCACGATGACCTCACATTCTTCCGTGTCCGTGAGGATCGCGTCGGCATCGTCGCCGAGAAGGTAATCGACATCATGCTCGACGTTCCGTTTGAGTGGGCGCGCGTGGTGCCCATTACGGTCGAGGCGTCATGGGGTCGGGCGTGGGATAAGATGGAAGCAGCCGGAACATTCACCTCAACATGGAAGCGCGGCAATGTCTGATGGTTTGATAACGAAGTACCGGCCGACGAAGTTCTCGCAGGTGGTTGGTCAGGATGCGGTGGTGAAGGCGCTGGAGCGCGCGATAGCGAAGGGGTTAGCCAAGACGCTTCTATTCACCGGCCCGTCCGGCACCGGCAAGACGACGTTGGCCCGGATCGCGGCAGCCGAGTTGGGTTGCCTGCCGGGCAGTCTCATCGAGATCGACGCGGCGACGCACACCGGCATCGAGAACATGCGCGATGTGATGGATGGGCTGCGCTATCTCCCGCTCGGCGAGGGCCGCATCAAGGTGGTGTTGATTGACGAATGCCACGCTCTGTCGGCGCAGGCATGGAAGTCGATCCTGAAGGCTACCGAGGAGCCCCCAGAGCACGTCTACTGGATGCTCTGCACCACGGAGCCGACCAAGGTGCCCGAGACGATCCGCACGCGGTGTATGCGCCTCGATCTCAAGCCGGTCGGCAAGCAGGATTTGGCGGACCTGTTGTACGGCATTGTGGACGCCGAGAAGCTGGCGGCGACCGACGACGTGGTGGGCTTGTGTGTCAGGGAGGCGCATGGTTCGCCGCGGCAGGCGCTGTCCAACCTCACGCTTTGCGCTGACGTAACGAATAAGGAGGAGGCAGGTGAACTGCTGCATTCGGCAGCGACCGCGCCGCAGGCATTCGAGCTTGCCCGCCTGCTCAACAGCCGCGGGCGCTGGTCGGACGTTCAGCGGATGCTCGCCGAGCTAAGTGAGGCTGCGGTGGACCCGGAATCGGTGCGTCACGTCGTGCGGGCGTATATGACCAAGATTGCGCTGACCGCGACGGCGGAAGCGCAGGTCGGCCGGGCGCTCGAAATCCTCGATGCGTTCTCGCAGCCGTTCAATCATTTCGACGGCGCGTCGCCACTGGTGCTGGCGTGCGGCAAGCTGCTGTTGGGGAGGTAGGTCATGGTTGATCGCAAGCGCCTGACTGAGGAGCCCGTCACGCCACCAGTTGCCGCGGACCCGGAGGATGACCCGCTCATGGTCTGGTTGCGGAACCGGCTGGCGATCAATGAGAACCGGCTGGACCAAGCCCTGATCGAGCAGCCTGAGCTTTACCGCAAAGTCGCCGAGGCGCACGTCTCCGCGCTCGCCGACCGGGATGCTGCCAAGCTGTACCTCGACGAGAAGGAGGCGGCGGTCAGTCTGGAGATTCGTGACAGCCTCAAGGATGAGGGTGGCCGCCCGACCGAGGGGCGGATCGCGCAGTTGATGCAGAACGATCCTGCTATTCAAAAAGCACAGCGAAAACTGTTAGATAGGCGTCGCACGGCGGACTTGTGGTTAGCCCTGAAAGAGGCGTATCATCAACGTTCCTTCATGCTGCGGGAGTTGGTGGCGATACGGTTGGCCGAATACGGCAACCTCACCATCGAACGGGGATCGCGCCATGCAGGAAGTGTAGCGGCACCCCGCTCGTAAATCCGTTCGTATAGTATTCGTTATAATTCCAACAGGGAACTGGGAACCTATGGTGAAGGGTTTTGTCTATCGCGGTGAAAACCGCACGGTCGATGACGTTCGTCGTCGAGTGAATGAAGCGCGCGGCGGGAATTTCGACAGCTACGTCGATCCCGCCGTCCTGATTTGGAAACCGAAGGAAGGTGAGAATCGTCTGCGTGTGCTGCCGGGAACGTGGGATGACGTTGAAAAGTACGGCAACAACTGGGAGATCGGCGTCAACCTGCACTACGACATCGGGCCGGAAGCGGCGACGTATCTCTGTCTCCAGATGCGCAACGAGGAGTGCCCGATCTGCAATGCTTCCCTACGCTCGACCGACGCCGACGAGCGCAAGAAGCTGAAGCCCCAGTATCGGGCGCTCGCTTGGATCATCGACCGCGATGCGCAGCGCGATGGTCCGCAGGTCTGGTCGCTGCCTCGCACGCTGTTCAAGGAGGTCAACGACCGCGCCATCGATAAGCGCAGCAATGCATTGCTGCCGTTCGATCACCCTGACAAGGGGTACGACCTGAACATGAACCGCGCTGGCACGAAGCTGCGAACGAAATACACGGCAGTCGAGTTCGACCGTGACCCGTCGCCGCTCTCGACGAAGCCTGAGCGGTACGATCAGTGGATGGAATACATCATGGCCCATCCGCTACCGAGCATCCTGCACTACTACCCCGCCGACTATTTGGAGGCGGTTCTGTACGGCAAGGTCGAGCGCCGTGGCGGCGATGACGATTATGATGACCGTCGTCCGCTCGTTTCTTCGCGCCGGGATGACGACGATGATGACCGCCGCGGTAATCGCCGCCGTGACGACGATGATGACCGCCGCGGTAGCCGCCGCGATGACGATGAGATCGACGAACGCGCCGCACGCTCGCGTCGCCGGGTTGACGAGGATGACGCACCTCCTCGCCGTCGTCCGGTTGACGATGAGGTCGATGAGCGTTCTTCGCGCCGCCGTCCGGCCGATGAGGATGATGCCCCGCCTCGCCGCCGTCCGGCTGATGATGACGACGCACCGCCGCGGCGTCGTCCGGCTGACGACGACGATGACCGCCGTCGCCCGCGTGGCTACGACGATGACGACGCGCCGCCCCGTCGTCGGGCTGTTGACGATGATGACGCTCCACCGCGGCGTCGTCCGGCTGATGACGATGACGCCCCGCCGCGGCGGCGTCCGGCTGACGATGACGACGCCCCACGTCGCCGTCCGGCTGATGACGCTGACGATGCCCCGCCTCGTCGTCGGGCTGCTGACGATGATGATGCACCGCCCCGGCGTCGCGTAGCTGATGACGCTGTCGGCGATGCTTCGCAGTCGGCCAAGGATCAGCTTGATAGTCTGAGGGGCCGTCGCGGCGGCTGACTACCGGGGAGGTCGGTCGAAGGGGAACGAGCGATGGGACTCTTCGACCGACCGACCCGTTCTCGGGCGCTGGCACGCAATAGCGACCCGCGCACCAGTCACAACGCTGCTCAGTCGGTGGATGATGCGTTGCCTCACATGGAAAAGCTGGTGCTCGATGTGCTGATGGCACGGGGCCAGCGCGGCGGGACGTGGGATGATGTATTTGCTGATTTGCATGAGCGCGATCCGAAGATCGCCAAGGCGTCGGTATCGCCGCGGTTCCGGCCGCTATGGGATAAGCGGCTGATTGAACTTCGCGATAAGCACGGCGTGCCGATCCGAATTGAGGAGTCGGACATACGGCAGGTAGAGGCGATCAAGCGGCCCGGTGTTTCGGCGCGCGGGCAATTGGTTTGGTTTGCAGTCAGGGGACATTGATGGTGGCGCGCAAGAAGGTGGCGGTCGAGGAGCCAGAGGAGAAGCTGGTTCCGATCTATTTCAAGCAGGAGCCGCTGCAATTCATTCGCACCGGATGCACCCTGCTCGATTGTGTCCTCGGCGGTGGTTGGCCGCTTGGTCGCGTCTCGAACATCGTCGGTGACCGTTCGAGCGGCAAGACACTCCTCGCCATCGAAGCGACGGCAAACTTCGCCCGGCAGTTTCCTGATGGGCATATCTGGTATCGCGAAGCTGAAGCGGCGTTCGATGAGGGCTACGCCGTTACGCTCGGTCTGCCAGTGGATCGAGTGGACTTCGGCCCGGAGGGCGTGGGCTCGCGGTGGGATACCGTCGAGGATGTGTTCAACGACATGATGGCTTGTATTGAACAGGCCAAGGAATCGGGTCAGCCCGGCCTCTACATCATTGATTCGCTGGATGCCATTTCGTCGGATGCGGAAATGGCGCGCAAGGTTGGCGAGGCGACCTTCGGCGGTGAGAAGCCGAAGATGATGGGCGAATTGTTTCGCAAGCTGATACGCGAGTTGGGTGCGACCAAAATTCACGTCATGGTGATCTCGCAGGTCCGTGACAAGATCGGCTTCACGATGGGCGAGAAGCACACCCGGACGGGCGGCAAGGCGCTTGATTTCTACGCCACGCATATTGTCTGGCTGGCTCATCTCAAGCAGTTGACGCGGACGATCAACAAGGTGAAGCGGGTCACCGGCATTCAGGTCAAGGCCAAGGCGAAGAAGAACAAGGTCAACACGCCGTTCCTTGAATGCGACTTCAACATTCGTTTTGCTTACGGCATAGACGACTACGTTGCCAGCCTTGATTGGCTGACTGACGTGGGTAGGCTCAAGGATTTGGGGCTGACCGAAGCCAAGGTTGATGCGTTCATCAAGAAGCTCGACGAGATGCCATCCGGCCCTGAACGTAATGCGGAATTGGAGCGGGTACACGTTGTGACGACAGCGGTGTGGGATAGCATTTCGTTAGCGTTTGCTCCACCGCGTCCTAAATACGAATAGGTTGAAGGTGGCTAGGAAGTCGGCGCGTAATCATTACTTCCAAACGGTGGTGCTTCCTTATCAGGGGGATGACTGCCTGATCTGGCCGTTTGCGCGTGTGAAGGGTTACGGGGTATTGAAGGTCGCTGGGATGATGAAGTACGTTCATCGTCTCGTTTGCATTTCGGTTCATGGCGAACCACCGATGCCGAAGCATCAGGCGGCTCATAGCTGTGGACGTGGTGCTGCTGGTTGTGTGAATCCGTGGCATCTGCGTTGGGCAACCTCAAAAGAAAACCATGCTGATCGGGGCCTGCATGGAACTCTTGGGCGAGGTGAGCTAAACGGTAACGCTAAGCTAACCGAGACTGATGTTTGTCAAATTCGTTTGCTGCGTGGTAAGGTTTTCCAGCGCGAGTTGGCAGAGCGGTTTGGTGTGACGCAGGCTATGATCTCTAAAATACAGCTAGGCCAGAATTGGGCGCGGCCGGTCGGGAGCTAACTAGCCATGAACCTCCGCCTGATGCTGTTTACCGCGCGTCGCAAGCTGCGGCAGGCTGAGAGCCAGTTGGCGGAGAAGGAGCGGCAGTTGGCGGAGATGACCGCGCTGGCGAATGATGCCAGTCGGCGGGCTCAGGAGGCCGAGGGGCTGCTATTCGAGCTTGAGGAGCGACTGCGCCGCGCGCTCGGTAACGAGACGGCACTGACGGTGACGGCAGCACAGCGGGCGGTCAGGGCGATCAGTGGTCAGAGGGGCAAGCCCTTGCGCTGGCCGATCCAGCGCCCGTTGCGTTGGGCAGAGCCTGACGCGGTTGTGGATCATACGGTCAGCTTCGATGCGCTTGCGGTCGAACTGAACGTGTTGGTGGCGGCAGTCGAGGATCGCCCGGACAATGTCGCCAAGATGATTCGCATGTGGGAGGTCACGTCCGGTGGCGGCCGGGATAAGCTGCCCGAGTTGGCCTACCTCATTAGCGATCAGGCGCTCGCCGCCGTTGGTCCGAGCAGTTTGGATATTCAAAATCTGTTGCGTAGTGTTATGAAGCAATTGCTGAACAAGATGCAGGAGAGCTTCATGGCGCGGAGTAAGGCATCGTGACCGACGTAGAGAAGCAGGAAATCGCTTGGATCAAATCGTTTCTTGCGACGCTCGACCGCATCTACCATAAGTTCGACAGACGGGGCTGATGTGGGTGACCTCATCAAGGCGTATGTCGCGGCAGGCTTGGGCACCTTCATAGGCTTTTGGGCCGCGATGTTGCGCCCGTGGGGGCAGAACATCCTGCCTGTTAGCAGGCGCGATCTGAAGCGTCCGCCATTTTTGGGAGTTGGGGACTTCCTGTTTGGATTGGTGCTCGTGACGTTGATTTGGCCTATTATCATATTCGCAGCATTCATTCGCGAGGATGGTTAGTGAAGTCCGGTGGTGGGAAGCAGAAGGGCTCCGCGTTCGAGCGCGAGGTGTGCAAGCGCCTGTCCCTGTGGATCACTGGAGGCGAGAAGGAGGATTGTCTGTGGCGGTCGGCGATGAGCGGCGGCCGGGCTACGCTGGCGAAGCGCAAGGGCGTCAACCTCAGTCGGCAGGCGGGTGACATCTCGGCGGTCGCGCCCGAGGGCCACCGCCTTACGGATCGCTTCTATGTCGAGTGCAAGCACCTCAAGACGCTCGATCTCGCCGGGTTGTTTCGGGATACCGGGATGTTGGCGCGGGTGTGGGGTGTGGCGCGCAGCGAAGCTAACGATTACAAGAAGCTGCCCATGCTGATCGCGCGCCAGAACCGGCTGCCGACGTTGGTGGTACTGAACGCAGCGGGCACGAACTTACTCAATCTGCGCTCCAAGGTATGCTTATCGCAGCCGCAGTTGGGGATGAACCTCGTCACGTTCGACGATCTGCTGCTGGCGAAGCTGCCCGTGCTGATCGAGGATGCTGATTGATGAGCAAGCCGGTGTTCCGCGAGGTCGCGAAGTCCCTGCGGGCGGACTGGAAGCAGGCGGCCAACTACATGCGCCGCCGCACGCGCGAGAGCGCCACGGCGCACGAGATCGCCGACGAGATCGAGGCAGGCAAACACCTCGACGAGCCCGAGCGCCTGCTGCCGCTTGAGAAGCCGGTGCCCGGCGAGGAAGTGGGCCTGTTCTTCAACCCGGATGGGACGCCAGTCGAGGGATGATAATCAAACCCATCAAGCTCCTCGGCGTGCTCGATACGCGCCAGCATCCGGTTGGTCCCAATGGTGCTTCCGTTCCGGGATTGCTCCAGACGATGGAAGCGATCCCTCGGCTGTTTTCTGATCGCACCATCGCCGAGCTAACGCTGGCACGTTATCTTCGTGATCGGGAACGCTTCATGGGTAAGCCTGACGAGGCAGGCACATTCGAGCTTATCCCGGTGTGGGTGGTTTCTGCTGAACCGAGGGGGAAGTAAACGAAATGGATGGGTTCGTACCGAGCAAGAGCTATCCGGTGATGTCGATTGCGAAGCACTTTGGGGTGCCGCTCGCGCTGGCATATCCATACGCGGGTCAACTCCTCGGGCACACCGGCTGCAAGCTGCCGGTGAATGCGTTTGCGGACCTGTCGATCCCGATGGCGAAGTTCCATCTCATGCTGGTGCAGGCGCTCAAGGAGGCCAATCCGCACAACACGATGATCGCCATCTACGAGATGTGATGGAGTACCGAAGCGGCTCGCCTGAGTCATTTGGCTGGCTGCGCCGCCCGGACCTCGATTGGGATGATTGGGTGGCGTGGGAGAAGCCTGAGGGTGTTATCGTTTACGTCCCGCATCATCTGAAAGTCCTGCTGTCGCAGCCGATCCCACCGAAGGAAACGAAATGAGTGCTGCGCCTGACCTGACTGCCGTCAAGTGCTGGCATTGCGATTTCGGTTCCGGTTATCGCGGCATGGACACCTGCTCGCGGTGCGATGGGACTGGTTCCGTTTTCGTTGTGGCAGGGCAGACCTACCCGAATACGCGAGAGGGCTATACCGAAGCCTGTGCGGCGGCTGGCATTCAGCCGGTGTATCTCGAAACCAAGGAAACGAAATGAGCAATAGCCCCGAAGAAGTGCTGGCTGCGCGCCACGCCGATGAGCAGGTGACAATCGCCAAGCATATTGATGCGCTTCGCGATGCGTTCAACAAGGATGCGATACCCCCAGCCGATGCAATCTTCGGCCTCCTCGAACAGGCGCTTGTGGACCTCAACCGGCTCGCGCAGGCAGCGGAGTGGAACCTGCTCGGCAGGCGGGGGTGACGATGGACAAGTCAGACCCCAGCGGGCGGACGATGCCCGCGAATATGTGGCCGGAACCCGGCGTCACCTATCATTCGTCGCTGCGTTCGGCGAATGAGCATCGGCAGCGCTTGTGGGACGCGGGCAACGTGATCTCGCTGTCCTATCGTGGCAACGAACTCGCTGGCGAAACCGGCGAGGCGTGCAACATCATCAAGAAGCTCGACCGCGAACGGCTTGGCCTGCGCGGCTCCCGCGCTACCAAGGAGCAGCTTGCCGAGGAACTGGCCGACGTGGTGATATGCGCTGACCTGATCGCACTGTCGGAGGGCATTGATCTCGACGCTGCGGTGGCTGCCAAGTTCAATGCCACATCGGAAAAGCTGGGCTGGCCGGTTCGGCTGGCCGCACCAACGGAGAAACCAGATGCAACATGATTTCATTCTTCTCGACCGCTCGCAGTCGATGAGCGAGCAGGGCAAGTGGACCGAATCGCTGGCGGCGATCAACGCCTACGTCGCGAAGCTCGCGGCCGACAAGGTGGACACCGGGGTGACGCTCGCGACGTTCGACAAGCCAGCGGGCGAGTTCAAGTTCGAGGTGATCCGCGACCGGATCACGCCGCCGACGTGGCGGCCGGTGTCGAACGAGGACGCGATCCCGCGCGGCTGGACCCCGCTCAACGATGCGGTCGGCAGGATCGTCAACCTCGCCAATGAGGGCATCGGCGGCGTCCAGTACGACAAGGTGGCGATCATCATCGTCACGGACGGTCAGGAGAACGCCAGCACCGAACTCACGCGCGATGGTGCGAAGGCGCTGCTCGATGCGTGCCGGGCCAAGGGCTGGCAGGTGATCTTCCTCGGCGCGAGCTTCGACAACGCCGAGCAGGCAGCTTCGCTTGGCAACGACGCGAGGCAGACGGTGCGCTCCTCGGTACGCAACATGAGGGCGACGATGGAGGTTACGGCGGGTCTGCGCGGTGCCTACGGGCTCGTTGGGTCGGCGATGGAATACAGCGACGACGACAAGGCCCGGCTCGCGCAGGAGTGAGTCTCGTGGCTGACACAACGGGGTAGCACTACCCCGTTGTGCAGCGCGTACTGATCGTTCTACTCACACATTGGCGCTACTCCACCGGAACCACTACATTTGCGAAGGAGGGTCGAAATGAAAACGATCTGGAAGTTTAAGCTCATCGTCACTGATGAGCAGCAGATCGAAATGCCGGAAGGGGCTGCGCCGCTTTTTGTGGCTCCTTCTGGCCACCTTGAAATCCTTTTGTGGGCGTTGGTGGACAGCGAATCACCCCGCGTGCTTCATCGCTTCGCGATCAGGGGTACGGGACACCCAGTGCCGGGGGATGGGGTGTACGTCGGTTCGGTGATTGCACAGCCATTCGTTTGGCATGTGTTCGACCGGGGGGCCTGAGCCGTGGCCGACTTCTGCAAGCAGTGCTCGGTGGATTCCTTCGGGGAGGACTACCACGATCTGGCCGGTATCAGCACCGAGGCCGACACCAAGGCTGGGCTGTTTGCGACCGTGATCTGCGAGGGCTGTGGTTTCATTCAGGTGGATCACGAGGGGCGGTGTGTCACCATCGACTGCCTCGAACACCACAACGTGGCGGCGGCCTGAAAACGGAAAGGGGACCGCAGCGTCCTGCGGTCCCCTTCCTAGCCCTGCTGATCTGTCCCACGGGCTGATGGGCGGCGTCTTAGGGATCAACTCTGCAACCGGCCTATCCCGAGGTTGTCCGGTCATCCTTAGCTGTCGCTTCAAGCCTGCCCCGAAGGGCGTGCAGTCACCGAACGCGCTCGGCTCGACAGTCGGGTGGATACAAGAAGGTCAACTTACCCGGCCTGTTGCATTCGTCAAGGGTTTGTGGTTTGGTTCGCGTGCTGCCCCTTTTCTTCTGCGGGGGGTAGTTAGGTGGTAGGGTGAGGAGAATGGGGCCGGGGCATTTGGGAAGATGCCCCGGCCTCATTTGATTTAGCACCCGGTTTGTCACCTTTTGCATGTGTGTACAGCGTTTTACTTACATAAGGTAACAGCAGCATGGGTCGCGGTAAGCTATTCGGTGTGTGGGATAGTCGCCCGCGACCAGACAAGCCGCGTATTCAGCCCGGTCTGCTGATGAGCATGGAAGGCGTGCCCCGCCTGTTCCCGACCATCGAAATGGCGCAGGCCGCAATCGACATCTTCGTCGGCACGACCGGCGACGATCCCCAGTTCTATCGGGTTGTCCCGGTGCTGGTGTCGGCCTTTCCGTGAACGTCATTTCGTTAGCACGCCGCCGCGTCAAAGCCGGGGCGCTGTTGGTCGATCCTCCGTGGCATTTCGAGACGTACAGCGAGGACGGTGAAGGCCGCGCCCCGCAGGCGCACTACGACACGATGAGCTTTGCCGACATCAAGGCGCTCCCGGTCGGCGACATGGCGCTCGATGACAGCGTGTTGTTCCTGTGGGTGCCGGATACCCACCTGCCGCAGGCGTTCGACCTGATCGCATCGTGGGGTTTCGTTTACAAGACGATTGCGTTCCATTGGGTGAAGCTGAACAAGAAGCCGCGCGACCTCGCGGACTTTTTCGTCGGCATGGGCTACTGGACCAGAGCCAACCCGGAACTCTGCCTGCTCGCCACGCGCGGTTCCCCGGAGCGTCAGAGCGCCAGCGTCCGCCGCCTCATCGTCTCGCCGCTGCGCGAGCACTCCCGCAAGCCGGATGAGGTGCGCGACAGGATCGTCGAACTGGTCCCCGGACCCTACCTCGAACTGTTCGCCCGCAGCGGTGCTCCGGGCTGGATCAGCCTCGGCGATCAGGCGGAACTGTTCGACGCCGAGGGCAATCCGATTACCCGGCGCATCCCGTCCGCGCCGATCCGGCGACCGCCCAAGGGCCTGTTCGTTTAAGCAAAGCCCTTGTTTTTCAGGGCGAATGCGGCCAATTCTTTGCCGGTAGCGAACCATCGGCTCAGTGGAAAAATGAGCAAATCCAACGGTTACGGAGGAAGGTGATGCGTCACGCCCGCGCTGACTACAACGGCCGAATCGAGGATAATGCCCGCCTGATCCCGGACGATGAGCCGGTGTTCCTGCTCCGCGGGCAGGACCAGTTCGCCGCTGCGGCGGTGCTCAACTATGCCGACCTCGTCGAGCGCGCCGGGGGCGATCCGAATATCGTAGCCCTGTCCCGCCAGCACGCTGCCGACATGCTGGCGTGGCCGAAGAAGAAGCTGCCTGATCTCCCCGAGGTGGTTTTCTCTCCCGGTGACGTTGTTGAAAAGACCGGGGGCGACTACACCTTCCGGGGCGTAGTGGTCGCCGCCTTCAACAAGCGTGACGGACAGGCTCGCTACGTCGTCGAGGACGACCGCGGGCTTCTCCTCATTCACAGCAACCGAACCCTCACGCGCGTGCGGAGCGAGGATGACGATGGTTGACAGCGAACTGCGTCCCTGTCCGTTTTGCGATCACAGCGCCGCCAAGGTGAAGTTGGTCAGCCAGAATTACGCCGTGGCCTGTGAAGCCTGTGGCGTCACCGGCCCGATCATGCTGAGCGAGGAAGCCGCGGTCGGCCTGTGGAACGTCCGCAACAACACCGACGAACTCATCAAACTGCTCGTCAGCCTCGCCGTGGTCTATGGCGACCCGGACTACGAGGAGGTCAGCGCGCCCGAGGACATCAAGCCGGTCGATCCCGAATCCCAGTTCGAGTGGCTGGAGGACGAGGATGCGGACAGGGCCACCCAGCCGGTTCGCGGTCATGCAGCCCGCCAGACCCTTGACACCATGATCTCGTTCATCGCCGAGGCTGATCGCGTCGTCTGGCTGGAGGATTATGACGATATTCCCGGAGCCGACATCGAGCCGCCGCCAGAGCCCGCGACGACGCAACTGAACTAACGAAATCGGAATGCTAAGCAAATGGTCGAGCGTAAGCGTCTGTCACCCGAATCCACCGATGCGGCCCCTAAAAGAAAAGGCGGCAAGCGCGTATCACCCAAACTGTCCTCGGCGCTGCATCGGGCTGCCAATGCAATGGCTCCGCTACCACGCAAGGGACCGCTCGGTAGCGGACGCCCGGTCGGTGCCCGCGGCAAGGATGTGCGGGTACTGTCCGAACTCATCAAGGCTGCGGCGGAACTCAACGGCAGCGATGGGAAGGGCAAGGACGGTCTGGAGGGATGGCTGCGGGAAATGTGCAAGCGGTATCCGAAGCAGTTCCTTAGCCTGATGGGCAAGCTGCTGCCGCTGGAAGTCCGTGTGCAGGCTCAGCCACCGCCCGTGAAGGTGTTCCAGTTCACCGACGAAATGCTGACCCGCTTCACGCCTGAGCAGCGCGAGCAGCTTGAGCGGTTGCTGGGCGGCGTGTCGGGGAATGCGCCACCGTCGCCGATGACGTACAACGCCGATCCCAGCGAGTTCGAGCGCATCATTGGTGTGACGCCGCCGACGATGAACGGGAATGGGGTCAGCCACTGATGCAGGTCACGAATGGCAGCCTCGCAATCGTCGCCCTGTTCATGGCGTTCCTGCTGGTGCTCGTCACGGTGCCCGGCACGCGCTCGCGGCGCGCTGCGATGCTGCTGGCCGGGATCACGGTCGGCTCGCTGCTGTCGATGACGTTCGGGTCTGGGGGATGAACATCTACAGCAGCGCAATCGCGCAGATCGAGTACGAGCGGCTGGTCAGCGGGCATCTGCCGATCACCAACATGCTGCTGATGCTGATTGGCCTCGACCGACCGCCGCTCGGTTACGTTTACAACACCAACACGCAGACATGGACCTATGGTCGATCTGGAAGATGCTGACGATCCGCTGATGTCGATGGCATGGGCGGCGTTCCTGCGCTGGGCGGGAGGTGAGCCTAACATGCTCGCCGAGTTCACCGCCGACACCGGGATGAAGTTCGCACCGCCCACGACCGGGATCGAGCGCCTGATCGACGCGGCGACCGGCTACGGCCAGATGATCGCTAGGGAGTTTGCGATCTGGGCGACGGTGAAATACTGGGGCCTCGACGCGGCTCCAGTGAAGTTCCGCAGGATGGTTGAGGCGCGGCCGGTGCAACGCAAGCGTCTGAGCCCGGAGGAGGTGAAGGCATGAGCGTGCTCGGTGGTATTGGCATCGTCTTGATAATTTTCAGCCTGATCGGCTGGTGGCGCATCGCGTGGTCGTATGACGGGATTGCCGACGTGTTCATCGCCGGGCTGGTTTCTGCGGTCGGCGTCAGCCTCGTGCTCGTTGACCTGTTGATGTAGGGGGCTAACAAAATGAGCAGCAACGACGAGACGCGGATCGCAACGCAAATCTGCCACCTGATCCTCAGTCGCTACGCCGGTCATGATCCTGACGGCGACCTTGTTCGTCTCGCCACGGACTACATGAAGCTCCGCGTCGGGGCGATTGAGCGTGAGCAGCAGAGCACGCGTACCGAAGCGCAGCGCCGCGCGCTCGACGAACTGGCAGCACTGGACGCCGCCGAGATCGCCGCGCTGCCTGAAGCTGCCCTGACGATGATGGAAGCGGAGCTACCGGATGCGCAGTGACCTCACGGACATTGACGTGCATGTGACGGTCGAGACGGACGCCGCCGTCCGGGTGAGCGACGGCACGCGTGAGGTCTGGCTACCGAAGTCGCAGATCGAGATCAGCAACGAGGGGCGGCGCACTATCGTGACGCTGCCCAAATGGCTGGCGCAGGAGAAGGGCCTGCTGTGAAATGAACGACCCGCGCTCACAGGTCGATTTCACCCCGGCGCTTGGGCAGCTACGGCTCAAGAAGCTGGAGGAGCGCGGTCAGGTCAACGTCACTGCCCCGGCTACCTGCCCGAAGGATCAATGGCCGCCCGACTATGTCGGTGTCGCCGCGTGGCGTGAGCGCACGCTGGCCCGGCTCGAACTCAATCCGGCGTCGATCCCGTCTGCCCGAGCCTACTACGCCAACGGTGTCGATGGGTGCATCCGGTTCATCAATCACTGGTGCGATACCTACGACCCGCGCAACATTTCGTTAGGAAAGCCAGCGCGCTTTCCGCTGATCCTGTTCCCTCGTCAGGAGGAACTGGTTCGCTTCGTGCTGGCGTGCATCTTTGGCGAGGCGGGTGGGCTGATCGAGAAGTCGCGCGACATGGGCGCGACGTGGGTCTGCGCGGCGATTACCGTATGGCTGTGGCTGTTCTGGCCCGGCGCGGCTATCGGGTGGGGCTCGAACAAACAGGAGCAGGTGGACAAGCTCGGCGACCCCAACAGCATCTTTGAGAAAATACGGATGCTGATTCGCGGGCTGCCCGACTTCCTCAAGCCCGATGGGTTCGATGAGTCGAAGCACCTGTTCTACATGCGCTGCCTCAACCTGCCGAACGGCTCGACGATCTCTGGCGAGCTTGGCGACAACATCGGCCGCGGCGGTCGCACGCTCGTCTATTTCGTTGACGAGGCGGCTCACCTCGAACGGCCCGAGGCGGTTGAAGCGGCGCTGTCTGAGAACACGCGTGTGCGCATCGACATTTCGTCGGTGTCCGGCCTCGGTACGGTGTTCTGGCGCAAGCGTCAGGCTGGCGTCGATTGGGTGCCGGACAAGCCAGTAATCAAATTCAAGACGAACGTGTTTGTTCTCGACTGGAGCGATCACCCGCTCAAGACGGGGACGTGGCATCAGCAGCGCAAGGAGTTTTTCGAGAACGCTGGCATGGCGCATGTGTTCGCCCGCGAGACGGAACGTGACTATGCCGGTGCTGCCGAGGGTGTCATCATCCCGGCAGCGTGGGTTCAGTCGGCGCTCGATGCCCACCTGCGCATTCCCGGCTTCGACCAGACTGGCGCATGGTTCGCTGGCCTCGACGTGGCCGATCAGGGACTGGACACGAATGCGCTTGCCAAGCGGCAGGGCTCGATCCTGCGGCTTGTGGATGAGTGGGGTGAGCGGGACACCGGCCGGACGACGCGTCGCGCTGTAGCAGCGTGTGAGGACACGCTGCCGCTGAACCTCCAGTACGACGCCATTGGTGTCGGCGCTGGCGTCAAGGCGGAAGCGAATCGGCTGCGCGATGAGGGTCTGCTGCCGAAGGGACTGATCCTGACGCCGTGGTTCGCCAGTGCCCAGCCGCTCGATCCGTTCGACCGTGTGGTGGACGGTGATCCGCAGAGCCCGATCAACAAGAACTTTTATTACAATCTCAAGGCGCAGGCGTGGTGGTCGTTGCGCCGTCGTTTCGAGTTGACGCATCGCTGTATCACCGAGCCCGGTTTCACCGCGCCGTCCGACAATCTGATTTCGTTACCGTCAACTCTGCCGCTGATCCGCAAGCTCCAGACTGAACTCAGCCAGCCGATCATCACGCGTGACACGCGCACGATGAAGCTGGTGGTGGACAAGACGCCTGAAGGAACGAAGTCGCCCAACCTCGGCGATGCCGTGTGCATGTCGTTCTTCCCGTGGCACGACATCGACGAACCGCTGGTTGGCATTTACGGCCCAATTGTTCTGCGCCCGAACCGATGATTGGAGTGGCGGGGGTGGAAGCAATCAATGGAGCGGTGGTTCGGCGACGCGCACCGTTCAGTCGGCGCGAGCGTGACGAACGCATCCTCGATCTGTGGGCGAAAGGACTGACCAGTCGCGAGATCACCAACCTCGTTTCAGGGATCACGCGTGCGGGCGTTCGGACTATCGTGTTCGAGGCGCGGCACCGCGGCGATCCGCGAGCCAAGGTGTCGAAGCACACCGAGCGCAAGGTGGTGCTGAAGGTGCAGCAGAGCGTCTGGACGAGCCTCGCCGACGAGGCAGCCCACCGTGACGTGACGATTGGCAGGCTGGCGGCGCAGATTATCGCCGTCGTGATGCAGGACAATCTGCTGGGGGCAGTCCTCGACGACGGCTGACACCCCGGTTTGAGTGTTGGCGTGCTTTCAGGCTAGACCGCAGCACCGCCATCGTCTTTGGGAGCTACGCCGTTATGGACGCCAAGGTGAGCGATTCCATCGTTCGTCCGCCGAGCTTGCTCAAGCGCGTGCTGACTGCCGTTACCGGCCAGACGGTGCCGCGGATCGCACCGTTCAAGGAAATGGGTACGGGCGGCACCGCCATCTATGGCGGACTGGTTCGCACATTCGAGCGGTCGTCCAAATGGACCGGCACCGAGAAGTACCGCACGGCATCCGAGATCGCGACGAACGTCAGTATCGTCGCCGCCTCGGTTCATCATTTTCTCAACCTGCTCGGTCACCCGCAGTGGACGGTGAAGCCTGCCGAGGTCGATGGCAAGGTGTCGCCTGAAGCGGAGAAGGCGGCGCAGTTCGTTGAGGACGTGATGCATGACATGGCGACGACGTGGCCGCGCATTGTGCGCCGCGCGGGCATGTATCGTTTCCATGGATTTGGTTTGCAGGAGTGGACCGCCAAGAAGCGGGACGACGGCCAGATTGGTTTCGCCGACATCGAGGGTCGCCCGCAGCACACGGTGGATCGCTGGGAGGTCGATGAGAACGGTGTCGTGACCGGCGTGTGGCAGCGGCACCCGATGACCGGCGTCGTGCTCGGCCTGCCGCGTGGCAAGCTCGTCTACCTCGTCGAGGACACGCTGACTGACAGCCCGGAGGGGCTGGGGATGTTCCGTCACCTCGCCGAGCCCTACGAGCGTTTCAAGACCTACCTCGAACTGGAGGCGCGTGCGTTCGAGCGCGACCTGCGCGGCACGCCGATTGGCCGGGCTCCGATCAGCCTGCTCCAGCAGATGGTCAAGGACGGCAAGCTGACCAAGGATCAGGCGCAGGGCCTGATCGACGACCTCAAGAATTTTGTCCAACTCGAAATGAAGCAGAGCGACACGTCGCTCGTGCTCGACAGCGTGCCCTACCAGTCGCAGGCGGCGGACGGGCTCAAGATCGCCGGGGCGATGCAGTGGGGCATCGACCTGTTGCAGGGCAACGGCGCTGGCCTCGCCGAACTGAACGTCGCCATCGACCGGCTTCAGCGTGAAATGGCGCGCATCCTCGGCACCGAATCGTTGATGATGGGCGATCAGGGCGGCAACCGTGCGCTCGCGGTGGACAAGAGCCGGAACCTGTACCTGATCGCGAACGCCGTGCTCGACAACATCGCCGCTGCGTTCGACCGGGACATTCTCATCCCGCTGTGGAAGCTCAATGGCTTCGACGATGCGCTCAAGCCGACGTTCGTTCCCGAGGACGTGACGTTCAAGGACGTGGCCGAGGTGACGGCGGCGCTACGCGACATGGCGACGGCGGGTGCGGTGCTGAGCCCGGACGATCCGGTGATCGACGACGTGCGCGATCTCCTCGGCGTGTCGCGCCAGCCCGAGCGCAGCGAGGAGGAACTGGCTCTGCTGCGCAACCAGTCGATGGGCATCCCGCCGCCCGGCTCGGTCGATGCTGCTACGGTCGCCGAGCGCGAGGCGAAGATCACGGCGATGATGAACGGCACCGGGGACAACAAGGCACCCGGCAAGGCGGAGAAGGAGCCCGCTGCTGAGAAGGCGGCTCTCCTCGCCAAGGCGATCAGGCTGGCGCAGGAGCAGATGCAGGAAGGTGGCCGCACGCAGTTCGTGGTGGCCGTTGATGAATAGCCCGGTCGCGAAGCTCCTCGGCTCGACGCCGCTGGCGGATGGTCGCCAGCGGCATTTCATTTACGTCGATCTCACCAAGTACGATCCGAACCAGCCACGCGACCTCAATGGGCGCTGGACAAGCAACAACGAGTTCCTTCCTCGACAGTTCATTTCCGATGTGCCGGTGCTCGTCGCCGGAAAGAGCTTTCTCGTGTACCACGGGACGGCGGCGTCGGTGCTCGACCGGATCACCAAGGAAGGTCTGCTGACTACGCCGCCACAGCGGAATTGGGATGACAGCTTCTTCCGTGACAACGGGCGCGTTAACTCGGTGTTCGTTGCATCAGAGCCCGCCGACGCACTTCATTGGGCACAGACGGCGGCGCGCGAGGCTACGAGCCGCAGGTTCCGTGAGGAAGGCGACTTCGATTCGGTTGAGCCACTAGTCCTCAAGATCAGGGTGCCGCTGTCCGAACGTGAATCGTTCACTCGTGATGAGATGCTGGGCTGGGGTGCGCTGCGCACGCTCAATCGTTCGATCCCACCCGAGTGGATCGAGAGCCGTCTGGTGTTTCCTGCGCCGGAACGACTGCCGAACGGCGCGACGTTGCAGGATGTGCGCAACTTCACTGAGGTGCCGCTGCGCAAGGCCGAGGACGGCGTGTTCTACGTCGTGCTCCTGTGCGACGGGTCGGTCGAGAAGTTCAATCCCTACCATGACGAGCGCGGTCGTTTCGCTACCGCAGACGGTGCCAGCGCTGCGGCGGACGGTGAGAATGATTATCGTGGCGCACACACCGCGCCGGATCACGAGAGCGGTTCGCCGATCTACGATGTGACGCTCAACGGCACCTACCCGGCCGATTTCTACAGCCCGGAGGGAATGCGCTACTACGGCACGGGCGATACGTCCGATTGGGAAGCCTACGACAAGATCAGGAGCTTGCAGGGCAAGCCGGATCGCGGCGTGTGGGTGTACCGGGCGATCCCGTGGGAGAAGCGCAGCTACCACGACGTGAGTGCGAAGCACATCAATTCGGGCGATTGGGTTGCGATCACCCGGCAGTACGCGATTGAGCACGGCAACGCTACCCTCGGAGGCAACTTTGCCATTGCGGTGCGCAAGGTGCCTGCCCGTGAATTGTTTACGTCCGGCGACAGCTTCCAAGAGTGGGGTTGGGACGACAGCGTAACCAAATACGATCCCAACCAGCCGCGTGACGAGCGCGGGCGCTGGAGCCCGGCCGGTGGTGGGGAACAGGTGCAGACGCCCGAGTTCAAGGCGTGGTTCAAGGACAGCAAGGTCGTGGACGCCGAGGGCAACCCGCTCGTCGTCTACCACAACACGCACGTTTGGCAGGAGGGCGACCGCGCGCTCGGCGACTTCACCGTGTTCGACCGCATGGCTTCGGTCACGCAGGTCGGTCGGCCCGAGGGCATGGATACGGTGGGCTCGTGGTTCAGCGACCGGCCGGATAAGGAAGGCGCGGGCATGTACGCCAGCACCGGGACAATGTACCCGGCCTTCCTGTCGATCCAGAACCCGTGGGAGCCTGCCGATTTCGACGAATTTATTAGCATGATGCACTCGACGGCTGGCCGTGATCCCGAGGGTACGGCCGGTACTTGGCTGCGCCCAATCGGCAGGGGCTCGACCGGAGAGCTTCGGGCGTGGCTGGCCTCGGAGGGCTACGACGGCATCGTGTTCCGGCAGGGGCGTGACTCGTCGCGTGAGCTTGCCAACCAGACGGTGTGGGTCGCGCTGGAGCCGACGCAAATCAAATCGGCTATCGGCAACCGGGGCACGTTCGATCCGAATGACCCCGACCTCACCAAGTTCAATCCCTACCATGACGAGCGCGGACGGTTCTCCGAAGCTCCGGGCGGGCGTAGTGCGGCTGCGGATGGTGGTGGCATTTTCAGATCGCCCTTCACCGAGGAGCAGCTTGACGATCTCTACGAGCGTTTCAGTAACGAATACCGTCAAGCGGAAAAGGAGTTCGAGGCGTTCAAGGAGCGTCGTCGGTTTGAGTGGGTCGGGACCGACCGCAAGCAGGATATTGTTAACGCGGAGTGGGAGCGGCTGGATCGCCACCGTGCCAGCTTGGCGATGCTGGAAAACGTCGTCGCTCAAGATCGTGGATCGCTGTCTCACTCCAACGGGGAGTTGTTTGCGTTCTACGACAGTGATGATCCGGCGAGTGTGACTGCTGCCCTATCTGCATCGATTGATGGGCGCACTGCATCAATTGATTATCTGGGGTCTGTGTCGCCGGGTGCCGGGCAGGCGCTGATGCGTAGGGCTCTCGGCAGATTGCGGGCGCGCGGGGTCGAGCGTGTGAAGCTGTTTGCGATTGGCGGTTCCTACCCGGTGTACCAGCGGTTCGGCTTTGATTTTGTGCCGGGGCACGAGGTGGACACCATCGCCTTCCCGCGTAGGGGAGATCAGACCGCCAGCATGGAAATGACGTTCGACAAGAGCGCTGGTGATTGGGTCATAACCAAATTCAACCCGTACCACGATGAGCGCGGACGCTTCGCCACGGCGGACGGCCGGTCGGGTGTTGCTGACGGTGAGCGCCACGAGGGCGACGCCGCGCAGGCATTCACGCTCTGGCACGGCACTGCCGCCAAGGCGGTCGCCAGCATCAAGGCGAACGGCATCAAGCCGAAGGGCGGACCCGGCGCTGACGAGTGGGCGATCAAGAACGGCTTCCCCGATCCCGAGGAGTGGATCAGGCAGCAGGTTATCGGGAACGAGGAGGAGGGCGAGGCGCTGATCGAGGAGCGCCGGGCGTCGGTGTTCCTCTCGACCTCGTGGAACAACGCCGCGCGCTTTGCGACCGCCGTGGCTGAGATGTCGAACAGCGAGCCGGTCATCGTCGAGGCGCGCATTCCGCTGGACGCGTGGCGTGTGAGCGCTCGCGCGGATGAGCTTTCCGGGGGCCAGCACGCGTTCCGCTTCAAGGGCACGATCCGCCCGGAGTGGATCACCGAGGTGTTCCCGCTCGACCAGCGCCCGGATATGTCCAACCTCATCGCTGCCGGGGCGCGCAAGGCCGACTACCAGACCGTTTTCATTATCTTGTTCGTGGACGGCGAGGAGGTCACGAAGTTCAACCCCTATCACGACGAGCGCGGGCGCTTCGCGACAGCGGACGGACGCAGCGCCGCTGGCGATGGTGGTGTGACCAGCAGCGCTGCTTTCAAGGCGTGGTTCGGCAACAGCAAGGTGGTGGATGCAAATGGCAATCCGCTTGTCGTCTACCGGGGTGAAGCGCAGGGTGGAGATTTCACTGATTTTGCTGAGGGCTCCAATTGGTTTACGCCGAGCCGCGAGGACGCGGCCTATTACGCGGCGGCAGGCACCGAACCGAGGGCATTCTACCTCAAGAGCGAAAAGCTCCTCGACCTGACTGATCCTTACGCGCAGGAGAACCGCGAGTTCTTGAACGACTTCGCTTCCAACTACGATGATTGGATCGACCCGCAGTCGGGCGAGCCGATGACGATTTTTGAGTTTCTGGATGCGGGGGCGCTCTACAATCTGGATGTTGATTTCAGGCATCCCGAGCGCAATCGCTGGAATCGGCTCATGGATGCTGCGCGTCGCTCGGGCTATGACGGCGTGGTCGCTAACGATTTTTCGTCAGGACAGCATCCGACCTACGTCGTATTCGATCCGCGCAACATTAAGTCGGCGGATCGCAATGATGGTGGGTTCGATCCGACCAGTACCAACGCGTTCAAGTTCAACCCGAACCACGACCCGTCCAACGGCCGGTTCACGTTCGGCCCCGCGGGCGGCGAAACCAAGCCGGTGTTCGACAACCGGCACTCCTTGGAGTTCTTCCGGGCGAACGGCGGCACTATCGACGCGTACAGCACTGAATCGGTCTTTCTTCATTATCGTAACGACTACGCTGGACCGTTCCCGTCCAAGCGGGATGCTGAGTGGGCAGCAATCGTCTGGGCAGTGGCCTACGACACTGCCGAGAACCTGAACTTCCCTCCCAACACAATTCGCGTCACCTACGATCCGTATGAGGTGCGGCTTGGTGGCGAGGTGTTCAACGCCTCGGGGCACGCTGATCTTCAGCATGGTGAGGTGGTGCTGCACACTAACGATATTCTGGCGTCTGAGGCCGAGCAAGTCACCGCTCACGAGATTATGCACCAGAAGTGGCACACCGTGTGGAAGGCGTACAAGAAGGCGGACGCCAACATCCGCATTGAAAACGCCGGGGGTCAGACTGACCTCACGGATGAGCAGCGGGCGCTGCATAGCAGCATCAGTCATTATCTCAACGATGGTGCCATGATGAACACGCTGCGGGCGCTAGACGGCGTGACGCCCTACAGCACATCGTGGTGGAAGGCTACGGCCGACGCGGGCGTTCGTGAGCAGCAGGATGTGTATCGCTGGCCGATCCATGAGACGTTGGCTGAGATCGCCAGCCTGCACGCGCAGCACGGCAGCGTGCCGTCGAGCGTGGCGCAGCCGTGGCAGGATTTCTACCACCTCGTGAACGCGCTGTGGCCGAAGGTGGCTCGGCAGTCGGCATTTGGTTTCTACGAGAAGTTCAACCCGAACCACGATGAGCGCGGCCGGTTCGCCGAGGCACCGGGTGGTGGGGCTGTTGATGATTTCTTCACTCGTGCCACTGAAGCGAACCAGCGCCTGCTCAAGGCGTCGCGCGAGTACGCAGTGCAGTTCGGGTTCGACCCGCAGCGTGTGGAGCTTATGTCGCCGGGCGAGCGGCCGACGCAGGTGGTGGCGACCTACGATCACATCAACGGGGTGGTTCGGGTGAACCCGGACCATTTCGTTAGCGACCGGACAATGGGTTCGCTTGGGCCGACGTTGTTGCATGAGATCACGCACGCCAAGTGGGAGAACACGCGGCGCTTGATCGAGGCTGGCGATAACCTCGGTCAGCCCGAGGCTGTTGCTGAGATCAAGCGGTGGCTCGACGACCCGGCGCAGATGGCTCTGGTTGGATTGGAGCTAACAAATCGTCCGCTGCGCGACCTTCGTTACGCGAATCTGTTCTGGCAGAACTACGAGAAAACGCCCGGCAAATACACCGCTTACGTTGCGGTTCACGAAACGCTGGCTGAGTTGGCGCGGACTGATTACGAAACGCGGCTGGGCGGCGGCATCAATTCCAGCGGGGAGTTCTCCGATCTCGATCCGGGCAGTCTCCCCGGAGGTCCGGTGCCGGTGCCATTCAGCCTGATGCAGCAGGTGATCGCCAGCCAGTATCCGGTGACGAAGTTCAACCCGTACCATGACGAGCGTGGTCGGTTCACCTACGGCCCGGAGGGGCGCGCGACCGAAGCGCCCGGCACGGTCACGCTGACGGACCTCACGCCTGAGCAGCAGACGCTCCTTGACAGCGTCAAGCAGATCGCCACGAAGCGGGGCTACGACCCGGCGAAGATGTTCTTGGCTTCGGTGAGTGAGGAGGGGCGGCCTGAAATTCTCGGCGAGAGGTTTCAGCCGATGGCGTTTGCCGAAATGTCCACTGGCAACATTTACGTTATCCCAAGCGAGGTGACGCCTGAGAATATGACGGATGGCGATTCGCTGGAGAGCATCGTTGCGCATGAGATCGAGCACCAGAAGTGGCAGCGCGTCCTCGACGATTACGTTAACGATCTGAGGGGTGGCGGTATCTCTGGCACGACCTTCAAGCTCGTTGATCCGATCCTTTCATTCCCGGAGAAGCTGGCGAGTTCGGATGGTCTGACCGACTACAGCGAAATGTGGTGGGTGCAGGCGCAGGAGAATGATTTCGCTCCTGCCGACTTCCGTGCGGCGGTGCATGAAACGCTGGCTGAGATCGCACGCCGGTCGGTCCAGCTTGGTCGGACGGTGAAGGCGTCGGACTGGAAGCCGCGGGCGTGGGTACAAAACCCGCAGCCTTGGATCGATCTCTATGCCGCGGTCGAGGCGCGTTACCCGGTGCTCGCCGGGCAGGTCGGCAAATTTAACCCGTACCACGACGAGCGCGGCCGGTTCGCGACTGCGGACGGGCGGTCGGCGGCAGCGCAGGGTGATAGTCCGAAGCGTGTTTCGACCCGGCAGCCGTGGGCGGTCGGGACCACTGAGGATGCTGTTAATGGCAACCTCACCATCGGGTCTGATGCGCTTGATGCTGATCCCAAGTTTGCTGCCAAGGTCGTTAAGCTGCTGCGCGCGACCGATGGATTTCCGGTGGTCAGAGGTGAGAGCAGGCAGGAAACAGTCGCTCGCTACACGCAGTTCGTTAGCGACAATCTTCTGTGGCTTCATGACTCGCTCGACGAGGAAACGCGTGATCGTGCAAAGCTGTGGTACGACGGCGCGCGGAAGCTGACGGATGCATGGAGTGAGCGTTACGGCATTCCCGACACAGCGGTCGCTGGCGTACTCGCGTCGCTGTCGCCGCAGACGGATTGGTTCCAGAACGTCAGCCTCGCGGAGCGCGTCCTTGATGCCTATTCGTATCAGCAGGACCGTGAGTGGTCGGATGATATGACCGCGACGGCTGATCGAATTTTCCCCTCGGATGCCTACGCGCAGGAGCGCGATCTGATCAACGGCAAGACGCTGGCCGAGGTGTTGGCCTTGCCGGATGATGTGCGGGATCATGCGGCCGGTGCATGGATACGGGTGTTCAGCGAGACTTATGACGATCCCGGCTACCGGATGCTACTGCCAGAGGGCACTTTCGGTGATTTCGTTACCAAGGGTGATGGCACACGTTGGGGAATCCAGTGGAAAGGACTAACCGAGATAAGCAAGGCGGTCGGTATGCTGCGCGATCCGTCTCGCGCGAACGTATCGGCGCTTCTGGGCAATCGTCACAAGGTCCGCAGCTTCTATAACAATATAATCGCGCCTGACGCCACGCAGGGTGATGTCACTATTGATACCCATGCGGTGGCAGCAGCGTTGCTTGCGCCGCTGGCGGGAACGTCGTCGGAGGTTATATCGGTTCTCACCGGCCCGCCGAGGTCGGCATTGACTGGTGCCCTTGGTACCTACGGGGTTCATGCCGACGCGTATCGCATGGCGGCCAGCGCACGCGGTCTGTTGCCGCGTGAAATGCAGTCCATTACATGGGAAGCGACCCGCGGCCTGTTCCCGGCTAAGTTCAAGACCGACGCCAACCGGGATACTATCGCTGCCGTTTGGAGGAGGCACGAAGATGGTGAAATCACCGCTAACGCCGCACGAAACGAAATCTACGACATTGCCGGAGGAATCAACCCGCCCCTCTGGGTTGGGACGCGACCCGACGCTGGCCTTTATGCAAGCGATGGGCATTCCTCTTACGAGGGAGATGTACCGGCTACACGCCTATCAAAACAATCCGCCTCCGGGATGGGAGGAGGAGTTGCCAGCGGAGATCGCGTAGGCAAGTTCAACCCGTACCACGACGAGCGCGGACGGTTCGCGACGGCGGATCGCGCAGCCAACCCACAACTCGCGCTCGGCGACCGCGCGCAGACCCCACCCTATCAAGTCAGTGTCAGGCGGCTGTCCTCGACGAACCCGGCTGTGGCCGCGGCAGTCGAGCTTGCGGCGAACCAGACGAATGACAGTTTCCGGGATGCAGTGCGTCGTGACATCGACATGCGCATGGAGCCCGAGCGCGATTTGCCGGTGTCGCTGTCGAACACGGTGATGGGTGCCTTCTACGAGACGGAGCACGTCACGCCTGATGGCACGCTGATCCCAAGGGGAACGATTTCGATCTACGAGACGGGCATTGCCCGCACGCTCGAAACGAAGGGCACCTACGAGGAGCGTCGTCTACCGAACAGCGAGCGCATTGGCGACGTGCTGGCGTGGGTGGTTCCACACGAAATGGCGCACAAGCTCGACCACGACCTTCGTCTCGGCGCTGTACTGACCAGCACGGCGGATGGCACGCCGGTCTACGTCGATCTTCCCGCTGATATTCGTGGGTCGAGCACGGACGGGTTCTCGATCAGGCTGCGCGACGATACCTACAGCCAGACGCAGAGCGTGCGCGATGCGACGAGCTACTTCCACACCTCGCCTGAGATTTTCGCGCAGTTGACCGGGCTTATGGTACAGTCGGATCGGATCAATACGCTTAACGGCCTGTCGCGGGAGGATTGGTTTGCAAACTTCCCGCGTACTACAGCCGAAGTGCGGCGGCAGTTGAACGCTGTGGGAGTGCGAACAATTCTTGACGGGCAGGATATGCCGAGCTTCCCGGCGACCGATGCTGCGGTAGCGCAGCAGGCGGCGCTGCTGGCGGGCCTGCGGTCGCGAATGATGAATTGAGGAACTTAATGACCGAACGCACAGGTATCTTCTACAGCTTGATCCATCCCGCCGACGAGGAGGGCGTCATCCGGCTCATGTCGCTGTCGCTGCTGCCGGGTGGCGGGCGCGGGCACGGCTTCAAGGATTACCGCGTTGATGATCGGCTGCCATGGGGCGAGATCGCCGGGCACGCCAAGGTCGGCTGCTATAATGTTGACGGCACGATCCGTCCTTACGGGATGCCGGGATCAGTGCTCGAACCGGAGGGGTATGCGGAATGAGCGGGATGATCGAGCAGACGACAGTTGGGGGGCGACCGGCGACGGTCGCCTACATCACGCGGGGGTTCGAGCCCGCAACCAAGGCAACCGCCGAACTCATCAAGGTGCTGTTCAACGACGAGCGCGGCGGTTCGATGTTTCTCGACGCCAAGCCCGTTGAGAAGAAATTCGATCCGAAGCAGCCGCGAGATCGCCTCGGCCGTTGGAAGGATGCGCCGGGCAACGATGCCAAGACGCTCGACGCCGAGGACATCAACGCCGACCTTGAGGGCGGTGGCAGCTTCTCGGGTCCGCTGGAGTCCGAGCCGACCGGCGAACAGGTGCCCGGCTCCGGGCTCGGCACTGGCGGCGAGATTTATCGCCTGACCGCACCGCTGTCCTACACCGACCGCGTGACCGGGCTAACGATTACGGTGCCCGAGGGCTACGAGACGGACATGGCCTCGATCCCGCCGCAGTGGCTTCCCGAGGAGGTCCGCAGCATACCATCCAACCAGCTTCCGCTCGCCCGTGCGGGCGTGATCCATGATTATCTCTACACGTCGCACGCCGTGCCGACGCGGCGTCAGGCCGACCAGATTTTCCTGCGGGCGCTCGCCGATCTCGGCGTGCCGCTCAAGAACCGCTTGCTGATGTACGCCGCGGTGCGGCTCGGTGCAGGGGAGGCGTGGGATGCTCGCCTCGGCTGGGGTGTCGAGAAGTTCGACCCCAACCAGCCGCGCGTGCCCGCTGGGCAGACTGGCGGTGGTCGCTGGACGGATGGCAGCGGCGGCGGTGCGCTCGGTGCAACATTCGTTAGCCCTAGCGTGTCGGATCAGACATTCGACACGGCGATGCGCAACCTTCAGGGCGAGCGCCACCGGATGATGGCGAAGGCGGTCGCCGACATCAACCGTGAGCTTGGCCTGCACGCCAACTCGCAGGTCAACGTCGTCGGGGCGTGGCAGGATGGTGCCGAGGACGCCTTCATGCTCACCACTTACCGGGCCGACTGGGATACGCTGCGCGCCGCCGCGGCGATGCAGGGCTACCTTGCGGACCAGAAGTCCGCACTTATCTTCCAGTCCAGCCCGGACGGCGGGTCCGTCTTGGCAGAGTTTCACGCAACCGGCGACCTTGCTACAATCCACCAGAACCTGCTGGCGGACGGCCTCGCCAATCACACGCTGATCCCCGGTGCAGGCGGGGCTCGGGTCATCATCGTTGACGTTGGCGGCCAGAATGGTGCTGCCATCACGCAAGGAGCAAATCGTTATGGTTCGCAAGTCAGCCTTCGGCGCGGCCGGGCCGAGTTCATCGGCACAGAACTCCAAACCGGCAGTGACCGTGACCAAAGAGACGACGCCCGACGCGCGTATTCCCGAGTCCTATCGCAATTCGCCAGTTCCAGTGGTGATGATGGAGGACGATGGAACCGGATTCGTTCTCGGTGGCAGCCGTCCTTTGACGCCATCAAAGCGCAAATAGCGAAGCTGCTGCGTGAGCGCGCCCCGCTGCCGCGGCGTCGGTTGAGCTAGGAGGAAGCAATGTCAACTGTAATGATTAGCTCGCAGGCGTATGAGGTCTACGCCGACATTGGCGAAGCCGACCTTTACCTTGCGGCATCAACTCATCCGGTGGCGTGGCCCACGGCGTCGGCAGAGGACAAGTCAAAGGCGTTGGTGACGGCGACCCGCATCCTCGACCGCCAGAAGTGGCTGGGCGAGAAGTACCTGACCACCGGGCAGGCGCTGGCGTGGCCGCGCTCGGGCACCGGGGTCGATGGCGTCGAGGACGACGTGGTGCCGCAGAACATCATCGACGCGAGCATCGAAATGGCATCGGCACTGCTCGACGGCTCCGATCTCCAGACGGAGCAGAACCAGTCGCAGAAGCTCCAGTCGATCACCGCAGGGTCGGTCAACCTCACCTACTTCCGCGGTGCCGAGGGCACGCCGCTGCGCTTTCCGCTGATCGTTGACGAATTGATCCGCGACTACCTCGCAGGCAGCTTCGTCAGCTTCGGTACACTGGCCGCTGGCGTTGATGGTGTGTCCGTCACCGGGCAGGATTTGGGGCTGTCCAGTCCGCTCTAATTCAAGGTGCTTGCCGTTCGCTGCGGCAGTGCTAAGGTTCGTCAAGACAGCCCCTTGCAATTCTTGAGTTGCGAGGGGTTGTCGTTTAGGGGGAGAAGATGAGCGAACGCGAATCAATGCCAAGTCGCCGCTTGTCGGAGACGTTCAAGTTCAATCATCGCTGGCCTGATGACCGTGAACAGATTTTTCTCGCTACGATAGGCTTCTACTCAGATGGCCGTGTCGGCGAGGTCTGGCTGGCGACCGACAAGATGGGCACTACCCTCGATGTGTCGGTCAAGGACTCGGCGATGATTATTTCGGTCGGACTGCAACATGGCGCACAGCTTGACGAGTTCACCAACTCATTCATTCGCGACTCACGCGGCGAGCCGGGTGGCCCGATTGGCTCGCTGATCGACATCCTCCTCAACCGCCGACCGCCAATTGTTCGCTACATGCCCCGCGGTCATGGTGATTTCTACTGGCGCGGCCCTAAAGTTATTGAGGAGACGACATGACCGCGCCGCTCGTCGTCGCGGTAGTCTGGACCGGAACGAAATACGGTCCTGAGTACGTTCAGCGCCTGTTCAACATGGTCGAGCGCCACCTGCCGCTCCCGTTTGACCGCGCCTGCATCACCGATCATCCCACGCGCATGTTACCGCTCGGCGTCGAGCGCGTCGAAGCTCCTGCGGGTTTGCCCGGATGGTGGGCTAAAATGATGCTGTATGAGCCGACGTGGCGTGCCGGACGCCGGGTCATCTACCTCGATCTCGACACCGTCATCATCGGCGATCTCACGCCGCTGGCGCAGGTCGAAGCCGACTTCGCGATCACCTCGAACTTCGCGCGCATCGCCAGCAACGGTGCCTACCCGTGCCGGTACGGCTCCTGCACGCAGGTGATCGGCCCGAAGCTGCGCCGGGTATGGGAGCGGTTCGAGGAGCGCCGGTCCTACTACATGACGCAGGCGGGGCACTACGGCGATCAGAAGGCGGTCGAATTGCTCTGCCCGGACCTGCCGCTGTTGCAGGACTTGACGCCGCCCGGCTTTTTCATCGACCGTCGCACGCTCGTTAAGAACAGGACTGCGCCGCCGCCCGGTGCAGCTATCATCGTGTTCGCCGGGCCGCTCAAGCCGCACAATGCGGCTATCGACTGGATAACGAAAGCGTGGCGATGAACCGGATCAAGTTCTTCACGGACGGCGCGATCACGGGCGGCAACCCCGGAGGCACTGGTGGCTGGGGTTGCATCGGTATAGACGAGAATGAAACCGAGATCGTTCGCTTGCTCGGGCACGAGTGCAACAGCACCAACAACCGGATGGAACTGACGGCGGTGATCGAGGCGCTGTCATGGTGCTGGGAACACGCGCCGGGGTGCCGCCTTCTCGTCGTCTCGGACAGCCAGTACGTCGTCAAGGGCGCGAGCGAGTATCTGGAGGGGTGGAAGCGCCGTCGCTGGATTAACGCGCAGAAGAAGCCGGTCATCAATCGCGATCTCTGGGAACGGATCGACCGGCTCAAGGGCGGCGCGCAGTTCCTGTGGGTGCGCGGACACGACGGCAACCACTATAACGAAATTGCAGATCAGCTTGCTGTCGAGGCGGCAGCCCACGGACATAGCCTGCTTAGGGAATCTGGCAACCGGGTAGCAGCGGGTGCTAGGTGATGGGGAGACGGGTCGGGCGGTGTAGGACTGCCCGGCCCGTATCTCAACATAAGGGGAGTTTGAAATGATTAAGAACGGCAGGCAGATGTCAACCTCGCTCGGAGGCATCCGAGACGATCACCTCGCGCGCTACCTGTTCGCTGCCGTCCGGCACAGCGTGGCGATTGATCTGGTTCCCAGCCAGTTGAAGCGCATCGCCGACCTCGGCTGCGGCGCGGGCTACGGGACATGGCTGTTGGGCATCAGCCTCGGCTGCAAGATCGACAGCTACGACAACGACGCTGGCGCGCTGGCTTACGGCGAGGAGAACTACAAGCTCCCCAACATCACGCGCATCAACACCGATCTCGAACTCGGTGCGCTCAGTCCCGGCGTCTACTCGGGCTACACCGCGTTCGAGGTGATCGAGCATCTTCGCGATCCGCAGGTGCTGTTGCGCCAGATGCGCGAGCGGGCGGGGCCGCGGGCGTTGTTCGTCGGTTCGGTGCCCAATCAGGACGTGGTACCGTTCAATCCGGTCGTCAACCCGTGGCACCATCGCCATTACACGCCGCTTACGCTAACCAATGAGCTTCGCAGCGCCGGGTGGGGTTTGGACTTCCTCGGCGGTCAGAAGGGCAAGCACAAGCAGGACGCGGCGATCCTTTCTGATCCGGTTGGCTGCCGCACCATCGTGTTTGTGGCGAGCATCCTGTGATCGAACGCAAACGATTGGCGACTGAGCCGCCGAAAGCGAATGTAATGCCTGACACGCTCGGGGTCAGGAGCGACGGTACTGCCAACGGCACGACCGTCTACAACGCCCTGACCGGCGAGGTCATTCCCAACGTGACGGCGGTCGCATTCGCGGTGGTTTCGTCGGACATCCCGCGGCTGACGGTGCAGGTGGGGTTCGCTCTTATTGACGCCATTGGCCGGGCTCGCTGGGTTGACGACCGGATGAAGCCGATCCGCCGTATTGAGTATTGGGACGGTACGGTCGAAACTTACCCGGAGTTCAATCCATGAACCCTAACAATTTCCCAGCCTTCGCTGCTAAGCGGGCTTTGGCGGATGATGTGTCAGCCGCCATCAAACGAGCCCACAATGTTCTTCCAATGAAGGACATCCTTGTGGAGCTTCGCAAGCTGCTTGAAGAAATCGAGGCTCTGTGAGCCGCATCGAGTATTGGGACGGTACGGTCGAAACCTACCCGGAGTTCAATCCATGAACGCTGACCACGCCGAGGCGCTGAACGAATTGAACGACGCGGTGTCGGCCGCCGCTGAGCGGGCGATGCCTCGCCTGACCCTCAAGGAGGTTGCGGCTGAGCTTCGGCGGATCGCTAACGAAATGGAAGAACCGTAGGATGCGGGTAGGCGTTTTCGTTCCGCTTAAGACGATGGTTCCGGTTCACATCGAGATCATGCAGGCGGTCGCCACCGGCATCCCCAACTCGATTCTCTATCCGCTGGAGGATGGTTATGTTGATTGCGACATCGCCGTGATCTTCGGGATGTGGAAGAAATCGTACCCGTCGCCGACCAAGCAGGCGGTTCTGGAGCGTCACTCAGGGACCAGCCTGCTCGTCGTTGAGCAGGCATTCGTTCGCCGGGGCGCGTACTGGAGCATGGGCTGGGGCGGGATCAACGGCAACGCCGAGTTCCGCGTTGATGCGGCGACGCCACTGGATCGCTGGCGCTTGATTGGCGTTCGTGCCCAGCAGTGGGAACGCAACCGTCCGGGCCAGCCTTTCGTCGTGTGTGGGCAGGTGCCTTGGGATGTGACGGTGCAGGACACCGATCACCCGGCGTGGTGTGTTGCCGCGGTCAATCATTTCTACAAGCGCGGTGTGCCGGTGATGTTTCGGCCGCATCCTCGTCTCCTGCCGGACTGGCAGAAGCACTACCCCAACATTCCCCCGGTGCCGATCAGCGTCGGCCCGCTCAGGCACGCGCTCCAGCAGGCGCGTGCGTTGGTGACGTGGAACTCGAACACCGGGGTTGATGGTGTCGTCAATGGCATCCCGGTCATCGCCTGTGATCGTGGTTCGCGAGCGTGGGCCGTCTCGTCACATAGCCTCGACGACAAGCTGAGCTTTCCGGCGCGCACGACGTGGTTGGCCGGAATTGGTTACTCGCAGTGGTCGCTCGGCGAGATCAGGGCCGGGCTGGCATGGCAGCATCTAGGCAGGGGGTTGAATTGAGGACGCACAGTCTGTTTCCGGCCGCAACGGTAGTTCCTGCCGGGCTGACGCAGGTTAAGCTGATCGCAGGCGGTGACCGGGTGGCGGCGACGCGTCCGTTCGAGCCTGAGTCGCTGACCTTCTGGACGCAGCAGTGCAAGCTCCGCTCCGGGATGTTCGTCGATGTCGGCGCTTACACCGGCATTTATTCGCTGGCCGCGGCGATGATGGGTCGGCAGGTGATCGCGTTCGAGCCTAACCCGGCTGTCAATGTGCGCCTGCGTGCGAACCTGCGCATGAATGCCGTCGAACATGCCGTGACGGTTCACGCGTCCGCGGTGTCGGATCAGGATGGAGAACTGATCCCGCTGTACGCCAACATCATTGCACCACTTACCTCGGCGGCCAGCCTGATCCCGCGCGAGGGCAAGAAACTGCTCGCCAATGTCCGCACGGTGCGCCTCGACGACGTGCTGCGGGGTAAGGACGTATCATTCATCAAGCTCGACGTTGAGCGTAACGAGCCCAAGGCGCTTGTCGGCGCACGCGAGACGCTGGAGCGGTGCAAGCCGCTTCTCCTCGTCGAGGTGTTGGGTGCGGAGGAGCGCGACGCCGTGCTCGCCGCCGTTCCCAACTATCGTGTCATGCACGCTTTGGATCAACGCAACATAGCGATGGAATACAATGGCTGAACGCGGCAAACGTGCTTGGTCGTTACTAAACAAATTGCCCGCCGATAGAACGGTGCTGGGCGCGGAAGTCGGAGTTCTCGTCGGCGCGTTCTCGCGTGCCCTGTTCGACCGTCACCGGCTGTTGCAGTTGACGCTGGTCGATAATTGGGCCGAGCGTCCGCACGGTAAGGATCACACGATCAGCAACCTTCTACCCTATGCCAATCGTTACACGATTATGCACATGGATTCGCTGGCGGCAGCCAAGCTGATAGCGGATGCGACGTTCGATTTCGTCTACATCGACGCGGATCATTCGTTTGAGGCTGTGGCTGCCGACATTCTGGCTTGGGCACCGAAGGTGCGTCCCGGAGGGCTGCTGTGCGGTCACGATTTCAACCACCCCGATTTCCCCGGCGTCAAACGCGCGGTCAAACAATTCCTAAGAAGGTTGCCCGAGCGCGACCAGAAGGGACGCCGGACGCTGCAACTGGGGTTCGACGGGAACTGGTTCCTGACGCTGCCAGCGGACCCGGCGCAGTATCTGATGGTCATGTCGCCGTCGAAGCCAAGCGAGGTGCCGTCGCCTATGACGGCGTCCGCTTCGGCCGTGTCACAGGTCAATCCGACCGAATCCTGATCGTTGCGACCGGGCCGTCGATCCTTCGTCTGGAGGATTTTAGCGTGCTCGACCGACTGCCCGGCGTGTTCACTATCGCCGTCAAGCAGGCGATCCTCGCGTTCACGGCCAGCGCATGGGTGACGGTCGATCCCAACCCGCGAGCGCAGGCGCTGATGAACACGCCACGGGCAAGGACACACTACTACGCGGCGGTGCCACTGGATTATGGCACGGCGCGGGCTCGGCTGTCCTTCCACCGCGTTCACGCGCCAGAGCATGTGACCTACCTGCATCGTGTCGCTGGCAAGGAGCCCAGCCGCAACATGATTGCCCTGTCTGATGATCCGGGCGCGCTGCACACTGGCAACAGCGCGTGGGGCGCGCTCGGGCTGGCTTACCTGCTTCGGCCGAGGAAGATCGGCATCCTCGGGGTGGACGGCACTCGCGACGAACACGGTATCGGTGTGGGGCGTCCGAATGGTAGTCTTGATCACCTGCCGTGGCTGTTCGAGACGGCGCTGCCTCAGTTGAAGGAACACAACATCGAGGTTCGCAACGGTAGCCCGAGATCATTAGTTACTTGCTTCCCGCGGTGTACGCCACAAGAATTGCTTAGCTGGTTGATGGAGTAGTGTGTGAATAAAAGTACATGGACCGATGAGCGGATCGAGCGCCTGCGTCAGGCGTGGGCTGATCCGAACGTGTCGATCTCGATGCTGGTCACTGAGCTTGACCTGCCGCGTGGTGCAATTGCCAACAAGGCGGCACGGCTCAATCTCGGTCAGAAGGTGCCGGGTCCGCGGCGCAAGACATACAACCTCAACAAGGCGACCTCATTCGTTGCGCCGACCTACACCAAAGTACACCTCGACCCAGTGCCCGCGGCTGTCGTCACGGTCGTCCCGGTCGCTGTCGTTCCGGTCGCCACGGTCGTTGTCGAGTTCACACCACTGAGGCTGCCGTTCCCGCGTACCGGCGACGACTGGCGCAAGCAGTGTCCGTGGCCGATGTGGGATGATCCGCGCGAGGCCAAGGGCAATTTCGTTATCTGTGGGCGCGAGATCAAGCGCGGAAAATACTGCGCTCATCACGGCACCATGGCCTACACCCGCCCAAAGATACCGCTCACCGACACAGTCTAACAAATGGGGACTTCAGTGAACCGTTCGATCTATATTGGTTATGATCCGCGCGAAGAAGAAGCTCTGCTGGTTGCGCGGCACTCTATCCAGCGCCACCTTCGCGATGGTGAGCGGTTGCCGATCCGCACGCTGCGCCTGAGCGATCTGCGGCAGTTGGGGCTATACACCCGTCCGACAACCATCAAGGACGGTCACCTGTACGACACCATTTCCGACGCGCCGATGAGTACCGAGTTCGCGATCAGCCGGTTCTTCGTGCCCTACCTCGCACAGACCGGCTGGAGCCTGTTCATGGATTGCGACATGCTCGTCACCACGGACTTGGTTACGTTGTTCGAGTTGGTCGAGGCGCACCCGGATAAGGCACTGTTCTGCGTTCACCATCGACACGAGCCGCGCAACGACATGAAGATGGATGGTCAGGTCCAGACGCGTTACGCGCGGAAGAATTGGTCATCGGTGATGCTGTTCAATTGCGATCATCCGTCGAACAACGTACTACGCGACATATCCTCGACCGGCATCCTCAATTCATTACCGGGACGCGACCTGCATCGCTTCTCGTGGCTGCTGGATGACGAGATCGGCGAATTGCCGCTCTATTGGAACTATCTCGTCGGCTACAATCACACCTATCAGGTGCCCGGTGGAATGCCGGGCATCATCCATTACACAAGCGGTGGTCCGTGGTTCGCTCATTTGCAGGATGTCGAGTTCGCCGATCCTTGGTGGGATGAGCGTCGGCGTATCGAATCGTGAACTATCCACCACTGCATGGTCGGTTTGGCCTCATCCTCGGCCGCGGTGCCGGGGTGTGGGAGGAAGTCGCCGAGGCGAAGCGCCTGATTGCCCCGGTCGAGCCGATCATCGTGGCGGTGAAGCGTGCCGGGCGCGACTACGATGGTCCGGTCCACCACTGGGCGTCGTTCCATCCCGAATTGTTTGAGCCGTGGCTGAAGGTGCGCCGTGACGCCGGGCGACCGGAGCCGGGCCTGCTCTGGACTGGCATTTTCCGCAACCACAAGCTCGGCCGAGGGCTCAAGTTGCCGATGCACTACATCGAGTGCGAGGGTGGCGCGAGCGGACTGCTGGGCACCCTCGTCGGCCTGCGCCACTGCGACAAGCTGATCCTGTGCGGCATCCCGATGACGGTTAGCGGGCGCTATGACGATAACAAACTCTGGTCGGAGGGCGAACGCTACCGAGACGCTTGGAAACAGCAGTTGCCGCTGCTAAAAGACCGGGTGCGTTCGTTAGCAGGATGGACGCGAGAAATGCTCGGCGCACCAACCCCGGAGTGGATCAATGGCGACTAGGTGGATGATCTCTTACTGCTTCCGCGCGCAGTTCAGGGTGGGGCGGCCGGGCGATGAGGTGGATAACGTCACCATCATCGAGGAGCATCCGGTGAAGTGGCTGGCCGAGAACAGGGTGCAGCAGGGGATGCCGATTAGTGATCGACCGGATGAGTATCGTTTGGTGGATGAGATCGTTCGCGTCTATTGGACAGCCGAGATTCCCGATGGCCTGCTGACCGAGGCCGAGGTCGAGGCGTTCTGGTGATCAACCTCACTCGTCTCAACCAGTTTCGTTACGAAGGCCCCGAGGTCAAGGCGTTGTGGGGTGATCCGCTACCGCCTCGCTCCAAAGCCGGGGTGTTCTACATCCCACTGTTGATCGTTATACCCGGCGCGGCGATGCTCAAGGTGCTTGCCACTACGGGGGAGGGTTGGGATCACGTCTCGGTCAGCCTGCCGTCACGCACGCCGACGTGGGCTGAAATGGATCGCATCAAGCGTATGTTCTTTCGGCCCGATGAGGTGGCGATGCAGTTGCACGTCGCCGTCACCGATCACATCAATGTTCATAACTATACCCTCCACCTATGGCGACCGACGAATCAAACGATACCGCTGCCGCCGAAGGAGTTCGTCTAAAGCGGCTGGCGAAGAAGTTCTCCCCCGAGGAGGACGCGATCATCCGGCGCGATGCCGCGCGGGGTGTTCGTATTCGGGCGACGGCGCGGGAATTGGATCGACCCTATATGTCGGTTCGGCATCGCCGCATTAAGCTCGGCGTTCAGAAGGTCGTCGGCGACAAGCGGCAACACCACGTCCGGGTCACTTGCCACAAGACGCTATACGACGCGGTCGAGGCGCGAGCCCACACCCTCGGCAAGAGCGTGGCTGCCTACATCCGAATGTTGTTGAAACGAGATTTGGGCGTAGACGACTGAACGCGCTAGGATCGATCTCTACCTAGAACGGAGAGGTAGTCCACATGCCGAGCGCCGAGCAACTACGCCTTGACCGCCTGCTACGTCAGCAGGAGGTGGTCGTTCAGGAAGCCTTCCTCGAATTTCTCAGGAACACGCGCAGCGACTATGTCGTGCGCGAGATCGCCGATTATCTGGAGGCGGGTGATCTCAGCGGCGCGATGGCGGTGATCGACAGCCACATCGTTCGTCTCGGCACCGTGATCGCCGATGCGTTTCAGGCGGTAGGCGGCGCTGAAGCTGCCCATCTCGCCGCGGCGCTGCGCTCGCGCTACCCGGCTATCGGGATTGCCTTCGATCCGACCAACCCTCGCGCGGCCGGACTGATGCGGAACTCGACGCTTCAGTTCGTGCAGGCGCTGCGTGAGCAGCAGCGGGAGACGTTGCGGGTGGCGATGACCGGCGCGCTCGAACGTGGGCTTGGCCCGGTGGCTGCGGCGCGTGTGTTCCGGGATAGCATTGGCCTGACGACCGGCCAGTACGCTGCCGTCAACAACTATCGCCGCCTGCTGGAGAACGGCTCGGCCGAGGCACTGGCGCGCGATCTCCGCGACAGGCGCTTCGACCGCACGGTCAGCGCCGCGATCACCAACCAGACCCCGCTATCGTCGGCACAGATCGACCGCATGGTGGAACGCTACCGCGACCGGGCGCTGATGATGCGCTCGGAAACCATCGCCCGGACAGAAATGCTGCGGACGGTCAACGAGGCGCGCGATGAGAGTGTGCGGCAGGTGGTCGAGCAGGTTGGCCTGCCCAAGAGCCGCGTGGTGCGCATCTGGCGTTCGACGCCGGACGCCCGGACCCGCGATCACCACGCGTCGATGGACTTGCAGGAACGCGGCATGGATGAGCCATTTGAGGACGGGCTTGGGAACCTGCTGATGTACCCCGGCGATATGACCGCTCCAGCCGAAACGGTAATAAATTGCCGGTGTGTCGTCGCCGTTGAAATCCGTTCCGAGGCTGTCGAGTGATTGGTTTCCAAACGGGGTAGTTTGTCTGTTTGGGGTTTCCTGCATATAGCGGCAGCCTACTAGCTGGCTTCGGGTAGGAGTTTCCAACCGGGGCTGCGGTAGCGTCCCCGGACAGGAACACCGACAGGTGCCATACTCGACGAACGCGGACCTTCCACAGGCGGTGCGCGACGCGCTACCGGCTGATGCGCAGACCCGTTTTCGGCAGGTGGTCAACGCCTCGCTCGCCAACGACAAGAGCGAATCGGCAGCCTTCGGATCAGCATGGACCGCGGTGCGGAACGGCTGGGAGAAGCCCAAGGACGGCGGTCAGTGGGTTCGCAAGACAACCGCTCGATCCTTCGCCGAGGTGTTCAAGTTCGCGGCAGGCAAGACCCTGTACGTCAACCGGCCCCTGCTGAACGCTGACAAGCTCATCGAGTGGGCGAAGGCGCAGGGCTTCCCGACGACGATGCCCGCCGAGGATATGCACGTCACCATCGCCTACAGCAAGACGCCGCTGGAGTGGCCGTCGCCGTCGAACGTCGCGACGATGATGGTGCGCGGCGGCAAGCGAAGCGTGACCCCGCTCGGTGATGGTGGGGCGGTCGTACTGAAGTTTGCGTCGCCCGATCTCGCGGAGCGTTGGGCCGCACTCAAGGACGCCGGGGCGTCGTGGGATTGGGAAGGCTACCAGCCGCACGTCACGGTCACATGGGATGCGGCCGGTGTGGACCTGAGCAAGGTGCAGCCCTTCACGGGCGACCTGTTGTTCGGTCCTGAGGAGTTCAAGGAAATCGACGAGGGCTGGAAAGATCGCATGGTCGAGAAGGTCCAATTCATTAAAGTTGACGATAGCCTCGGGCTGGTGTTCGGCTGGGCAATCGTTAGCAAGATCGACGGCGAGGAGTATTTCGACGTTCAGGGCGACCACATCCCCGAGGACTCGATGCTCAAGGCCGCAACAGACTTCATGCTTGACAGTCGCGTTGCTAAGGAAATGCACGTTGGCGATGAAATCGGGAAAATTGTATTTGCGTTTCCCGTCACCGCCGACATCGCCAAGGCAATGGGGCTTGAGACGCGCCAGACCGGCCTGATGATCGCGATGCGGCCGGACAGCGACGTGCTGCTCAACAAGTTTCGCTCGGGCGAGTTCACGGGCTTCTCGATTGGGGGCTCCCGCCTCGTCGATGAAGATGTGGACTAACCAATTCGGGAGTGAACGCAGATGCAGCGTCGGCGGATGAAGGCTTTCAAGCTAAACGAAATTTCGGCAGTTGATCGCCCGGCGCAGGAGCCCGCGCTGGCGGCCATTTTGAAGCGGAAGCCCGCTGACGTGGTCGATGCCGTTCTCAAGTATTGGCCGTCCGTGGGCTCTGGGGCCAAGACGTTCTCCGAACTCCTCACGCAGGAGGAGGAGGAAAAGAAACTCGGCGAGGTGATGGAGGTTCTTGGACCTGCCATTTACGCGCTGGAGGGATCGCTGCGGTCAATCGCGGCCGATGGCAACCTCGACCCGAACGCCAAGCAGACCATGATGCGCACCTCGGTTGAGGAGTTCATGGCTATTGCGCGAACGAAATGGCCCGAGGTCGAGGAAGAACTATCGAAACTCATCGAACAAGGAGCAAATGAAATGAACAAGACCGCGGACCAGCTTTCTGCGGAGGTCGCCGACCTCACGAAGCGCCTCAACGATCTCGCCAAGTCGTCCGGCGAGAAGGAAGCTCTCGTCGCCAAGTCGGCGAAGGAGGCTTCCGACGCGCTCAAGGCCATGACTGCCGAGCGTGACACGCTCAAGGCCATTGCTGCTCTCACCGATGTGGAGAAGGCGCACTACAACGCGCTGCCGGACGCCGACAAGGCGGGCTTCCTCGCCAAGGCCGCCCCGGATCGCGCCGCCGACATCGCCAAGGCTGCCTCGGGCGACGAGACGGTTGTCATTGCCGGTCGCACGATCCGCAAGTCGGTGGTCGGCCCCGACGTGTTCGCCGTCATGAAGGCGCAGGCCGAGGACATCGCCAAGGCGCAGTCCGACCTCGCCAAGGAGCGCGATCTGCGCGAGACGGAGGCGCTGGAGAAGCGCGCCGCTGACGAACTCGGCAACCTACCCGGCGAGACTGCCGTCAAGGCCAAGGTGCTCAAGGCCATCGGCGGCATGGACAAGGCGACCGGCGACGCGCTGGCCGCCATGCTCAAGGCCGGTGACGCCGCGATCAAGGGTGCGTTCAGCACCATCGGCTCGCGCGATGCTGCCAAGGCGGCGGCGAGGAATTTCGAGAAGCGGGTCGATGAGGTCCGCGCCGCCAATCCGCGTCTGTCGCGTACCGAGGCGTTGCAGAAGGCTCGCACCGATTTCCCGGATGATTTCCGCGCCTATCAGGGCGACGCGAACTAACGAATTGGGCGGGAACCTCGCGGTTCCCGCCTAACCACACACTGCCGAGCCATACCGGACCCTGCCAGACCTAGCCGCTCCCGGCCAAGTATTGGTTAGCTGGTGAGGCGAAGCGGCAAGCAACCCCTCTAAGGAGAAAAATCAAATGTCCTTCGCTCTTGATGTTGGTCTGTCGTATGCGCGAAACGCAGGCGCGGACCTGTCGGCCAAGCTCTACTACGCCGCCAAGGTTGACACCGATGGCGACATCGTTCTGGCCGGTGCTGGTGAAGCCGCGCTCGGCATCATCACGGAGGCCGCGGTCGAGAACAAGCCGGTGACGGTGCAGTTCGGCGGCATCGCCAAGGCCATCGCGGCTGGTGCGTTCAATGCCGGTGTGATGCTGGCGTCGGACGGCAACGGCAAGCTCACGACCGCGTCCACCGGCAACGAGGTCATCGGCATCGCACTGGAGGTTTCCGGTGGCGCGAATGAAATCGTCGCCGTCGCGCTCCTGTCGGGCCGCGTGCCGTAAACAAACGGCCCTGTACTGAACCGAGGTAGCGCGCTGCGCTGATCCTCTAATCGTTAACCAGATCAGGGCATTCGCCCTACAGCAATCAGGAGAAAACGAATGCCTGCCGCAAACATTGAAGGCACGCTTCACGTTGATCGTTACCTCACCGGGTTCTCGGTCAACTATGTGCAGGACCGGCGCAACTTCGTGGCTCAGCGCGCCGCCCGTGTCATCCCGGTCGTCAAGCAGACCGACAAGTACGTCGTGTACGACCGCGGTTATTTTTGGCGGGATGAATCCGGGCCGCGCCCGCTCGGCGGTCGGCCGAAGCAGGTCGGCTACAAGCTCGGCGAGGGCTCCTACAGCGCGGTCGAGTATGCGCTGGAGCACGTCGTCGATGACCGGCAGCGTTCCAACGTCGATGAGCCGATCCGGCTCGACGAGAACGCCACCATTCTGCTCACGCAGAAGCAGATGATTAAGCAGGATCGCGTTTGGGCGACCAGCTTCTTCGCCACCGGCAAGTGGTCCACCGAGGCGACCGGCGTTGTCTCGTCGCCGTCCGCGACCCAGTTCATTCAGTTCAACGACGGCACCAACTCCGACCCCATCGGCGTCATCGACCAGTGGAAGGACACGATGCACGAAAAGACCGGGTTCATGCCGAACACCCTCATCATGGGTTCGGACGTGAAGCGGACCCTTCGCTCGCACCCGGACATCGCCGACCGCATCAAGTACACGCGGACGGGCATCGCCGACGAGGACATCCTTGGTCAGCTTTTCGAGGTGCCGAACGTGTTCGTGGCTCGCTCGATTTTCAACAACGCCAACGAGGGTGCGACCGACAACTTCGACTACATCCTCGACAAGAAGGCGATGCTGCTCTGCTACATCGAGCCGAACCCCGGCCTCGATTCGCCGACCGCCATCGCGAACTTCGCTTGGACCGGGCTCGTCCCCGGCCTGACCAACGCCATCGGCGGCGTCATGGAGCGCGGCCGGGACGACCGGGCGCACAGCGACTACTTCCAGAACCGCATGGCGTGGGACTTGAAGCAGGTCGCTGCCGACCTCGGCGTGTTCTTCGGTCAGGTCATCGCCTAGCTTCCGAAGGCTATCTGCTACATCGGGTCGGCCCTGCTAAAACCGGGGCCGACCCTGATTTCGTCAGGGGAGAGGAAATCAATTCATGTACAGCCCAAAGCCCAAGTTCGATCCGTCCCGCGACTTCGTCGTCCAGCGTCCGTTCGTGGCGCATGGCAAGGCGATGGTGCCCAACACACCGTTCGACAAGTCCAAGGTCGATGAGCGTCGCCTGCGTCAGCTTTACGACCAGCGTTTCGTTACGATGGCGAAGCAGGAGAGCGGCCCGGCCGCCTACCTCACCGGGCTCAACGACGACCAGCTTCGCGAGTGGCTGACGACGCGCGGCGTCGTGCCCCGGCGCGGCTCGCGTGATCGTCTGCTCAAGCAGGCCGAGGGCGTGCTGCGCGAAGATGCGAGCGCGATGCCGACGCTGCCGGTGACCTGATGGTTTCGCTGCTCGAAAGCGCGATCAAGAAGCAGGTCGCCGCGGGCTTCAAGGGCAAGCTCCTGCCGGGCACGCTTCGGCGCGAGACGCACACCACGACGAACGGCTTTGGCGACCCGGTGTCGCCGACCGTCACGACCTACGCGTTCGAGGGCATACGCGAGACGTTCGATGCGGGGTATGCCGCGGGCGCGGGTATCCCGGAGACGGACGTGAAGGTGCTCATCATCGCGGGCCTACTCGCTGCGGCGGCCGGGCAACCGCGCAAGGGTGACAAGGTTTTCATTAACGGGGCGTGGCATGAAGTTCGCCGGATCATCGGCATCGATCCGGCTGGCGCGACCTACTCGTTGCAGTGCTACGAGATCGACGCACCATAATGGTTATCTGGTACGGCGACGAAGTTCTGGAGCACGCCAGACAGGCTGTAGCGCAGGGGCTCGTTGCCGCGACCGAACTGGTTCGCACCGAGGCGATCTCGCTGATCCTCGATACGCCGAAGTCGGGCCGCATCTATCGCCGTCGCAGCGTCACGCACCGGGCTTCGGCTCCGGGTGAGCCGCCAGCGTCGGACACCGGCTTCAACGTCAACAGCATCACTACGGACTACGACTTCGGCAGCTTGTCCGGCACGGTGACTGCGCGATCACAATATGCGCCGTACCTTGAGTACGGCACGCGCAACATGGAGCCCCGGCCGTTCATGCGTCCGGCGCTAATGAACAAGAAAGACGAGATCGAGCGGATCATCGCATCGTCGATTGCGGTTTCCTTCAGGAGCTAACGAATTGGACCTGTCAGAACCGCTTCGTGATGCAATCGTTGCCTCGACCGACATCGTGATCCGGCTGGCGAGCTACCTCGATGGCTACGCGGTGTTTACCCGCCGCCCGGTTCCTTCGCTGGCAGCGTATCCGATGATCGTCCTGTCGTCCGACATCGCCTACGGCGACGAGGATGGCATCAGCGACAGCCGCCCGATCATTGTGCGGGACATTTCGATCTATGGGCGCAACGACACGCCCGCGCACTATCGGGTCATTGACGAACTCGGCTACCTCGTCCGTGACCTGTTCCACCGCCAGCCGACCAGCATCACGGTGCCCGGATGGCATGTGATCCAGATAATCGCCAACGGCCCTTCGGCAGCCGCCTCGGGCCATCAATCAGCGATGGCGTCCGATGAGGAGCAGATCGTTGGGCGTACCGTTTCGCTGACGATTTCGCTCAGCGAACCGTAAAAACCCTCAAGCAAGGAGAACTCAAATGGCGCTCTACCCTGTTGCCGGTTCGCGCATCTACATCGGCCCGCAGACCGTTGATCAGACCGATGATTTCGAGGCGAGTGATTTCGCCGGGCTGTCGTTCGTCGAGATCGACGGCTGGCAGACGATGGGCTCGGTCGGCGACACCGCCGCGCTTATTTCGACTGACCTCATCAACCGCGGACGCACGACGAAGCAGAAGGGCACGTTCAACGCGGGCTCGATGCAGAACACGTTCGCGATCATCGCCGCCGACGCCGGGCAGCTTGCTCTCATCGCCGCGTCGAAGGTTCGCGACAACTACGCTTTCAAGATTCTGCTACAGGACGGCTCGGTGCGCTATTTCATCGGCCTCGTCATGTCGGCGCAGGAAGCGGGCGGCGGCGCGAACACGATCCAGACGCTGAACGCGTCAATCGAGATTAATTCGAATGTCGTGACGGTCGCCGCGACGTAATCAATTCAGCGGCTAACGAAAATAGCGGGGACCATTCCGGTCCCCGCTATAATGCTTTCTAAGGGGAGACGTTATGGAAATCAGCACAATTCGTCGGAACACCAACGCCATCGAAGCAGGCGAGTGGGTGTCCGAAATCCCGAACATGGACGACGTTCGCCTGCGGGTCCGGGGCCTATCCTCGCCCACCGTCGTCGCCGTCCGGTCGCGCAAGGAGCGCAAGGTCAGTCGGGCCGGTCGTGAGCGCGATGGTACGCTCAAGCCCGACGTGGCGCTCACCGTGCTCGGTGAGGTGCTGTTCGAGGCGGTGTTGCTCGACTGGGATGGCATCACGCAGGACGGCAAGCCGCTGCCCTACGATCCGGTGCTCGCCAAGCAGTGGCTCACCTCGCGCGACTTTGTCGCCTTCGCCGACGCCGTGACGTGGGCGGCCCAGTATGTGGATCGCGCCGTCGCCGAGACGAAGGAAGTTTCCGCGGGAAACTCGTAGCGACCCTCGACTGGGTTCTCGATCACCCGGCCGCAGAGGTCGAAGCCAAGCTCAAGGAACTGGAGGAAGCGGGCGAGCCTATCCCCGACGACCTCTATCCGCCTGAGACGCTGCCCGGCCTGAGTGAATGGTTGGCAGCGTTTTGGGAACTGACTACGGAACGACCGCTCGGTTATGGCGCGGTTGGCCCGATCCCCTCCTCCGCAATCGACCGCTGGGTAGCTAAAGCCCGGATGGACGAAGCGGAGGAGGAACTGTTTCGTCACTGCATTCGTTTGCTCGACCGCGCGTACATGGTTCGGGTGAACAAGTCTGGCGACGAGAAGCCACCGGAGAAACCTCCGGTCAAGCCGATTGCGATCCCCGATAACGAATACATCGCGGAGCGCCCACTAACGCCAGCCCTGTTCGATTCCATGTTCGGCAGCAAGCCACAACACAAGGTCGGCGAGGTCGTCTCTGACGAGCCGATCACGACGCCGCCCAAGCCGCCCAAGTCGCCCAGACCAAGGAAGCGGAAACGCTAAGATGGAAGTCGCCGGTATCGCCTCAGTCCGCATCAACGCGGACCTGACAGGGCTTCAGCAGGGCCTCGCCCAAGCTCGGGCGATGGTGTCCGCGTTCGAGCAGGAAGCCGCACGCGGCTATAGCTCTGTCGGGGCAGCGACCCGGCAGTTCTCAAATGACGTTACTGGTGCAGCGCAGCGTGTCGCCGCTGCCAACCAGACCATCGCGGGTTCCTTCACCAACATCGCTATGCAAGTTCGCAACCTCGCCGCGGCGGTTGGGTTGGGCCTTGGCGTGCGTGAAATTGTTAGCTTGACCAATGCGGTCACCGATCTTCGCTCGCGCATTCAGAACCTGACAAGGGACACGAGTGAAACGACCGCGACGATGGATCGGCTACAGACCATTGCCCGGCGTACCTATTCGTCGTTCGAGCAAACGGCTGAGACGTTCCTGCGCAATAATCGGGTGCTGTCCGACCTCGGCTACTCGATGCAGCAGACCCTCGATTTTACCGAGGCATTGAACAATGCGCTGGTCGTGTCCGGTGCGCGCGGTGAGCGCGCTGCGCGGGTTCAGAACGCGCTGACGCAGGCGATGTCGCTCGGCGTGTTGCAGGGGCATAACCTCCAGTCCGTGCTGGAGAGCGGTGATCGTGTTGTGTCGCTGATCGCCGAAAGCATGGGGGTCGCGAGTATTGAACTCAAGCGCCTTGGCTCGGAAGGCAAGATCACTGCCGAGATCATTTCGCGCTCGCTGATCGGGGCGATGGAGCAGCTTCGTCAGGAAGCAGACGCGATGCCTGCTACCGTGGGCGACGCTTTCATTCTCATCCGTAACTCATGGATGCAACTGCTTGACAGGTTTGAGCAGGGGACCGGCGTGTTTGGCGGCATCGCCAAGCTAATCATTAGTATTTCCGATAACCTGTCTAAGGTTACGCCTGTGCTCGGCGGCCTTGCTGGCTTGATTGCTGGCGGCCCCCTCGGTCTGGTTGCCGGTGTTGGAATTGGTTCGTGGCTTGGTCTGGTTTCTGCCAGCGCCGAGGCAGCTAACAAGCGCCTTGAGGAGCATCGGAAGATCACGGAGCAAATCCGCACCGCTTACCAGTCGGCGGCTGGTGACGTGCGCATGTGGCGCGATGCGCTTGAGGGTTTGACCCTGAGCGATGTGACACGAAATCTGGATGCGCAGCGGCGAGCTTACACGTCAGCGCGTGGCGAAATCAGCGCAGCGTTTGCCGGGACCAATCTTGAGTTTTCGGGATTTGATTCTGTTCGGTCACTGGTCGGTCAGCTTCAGATGGCTGACTTCTTGTTCCAGTCGAACATCATCAATGCTTCCGACTTCAAGACGCGGCTTGAAGGGATTGCCGAGGCAGCGAACGATTTTGACAATTCAGATTTGTTTATCGGTTTTGTGAACAACCTCATTGATATGTCAACGACGGCTGCGTCGGCCGAGCGCGTGCTGATTGAGGCGGTGCAGAACGTCGAGCCCTATTACGACGACTTGTCGGAGAGCACGAAGGCTGTCGTCGATCAACTGCGCGAAATGTTCCACATCGGCCCGGCGAGTGCTGATGCAACAGCTTCCGCGCTCGGCCAGCTAGTCGGCAGCATGACGCTGGTGGAGGATGCCGTATCCGACCTCGGTGAAATCGGTGTTGTCGAACTGACGGCGATGGAGCAGGCGATCAAGCTGGCGTCGGATGCGCTTACTGACCTTTACGGCAAAATCAAAAATGAGGATGGCTCGTTGGGCCGGGCCATGCCTGCTGGTTTGCTGGCTGGTTTGGAAACTGGCGATTTCTCGACGATTTGGGATGAGCTTACCGCGCTGTCCGGTACGCCTGCCTACGCGCAGTTGTTCAAGGTGTTCGAGGGCTTCATCGACGCGCGTAACCGCCTCATCGAGCAGGGTGAGCGCGATGTCCTCGAACTCGTGCAGGAGTACGCCGAGGAGGGAGCCGCGACGCTGCGCACGGCGCAGGAGCAGGCGCTGTACGAGGCGCAGGTCTACTACGACACAATCGTTAGCCAGCTACAGGAGATCGTCGATCAGGGCGGCGACGTTGGCAACGCGTTCGAGATTGTGCAGACCGCGCATGAACAGATGGTCGCCTCGATCCTGAACGGCGAGAAGCAGGTCGTTGATGCTCTACAGGCGCATTTGGATGCGCTCGGGCGGATCGGCGAACTCGCCATGACGGGTCGGCCGCAGTATGCCGCCTACCTTGAGGAATCGACGCGCGCCGCTGCCGTAAACGATCTGATGAACAATCGACTGCCTGCACTGCTCGAATCGCTGCGGGCGCTCGCTGGGGATGTTCCTCCGGTCGAGGAAGCCATCGACCCGTTGGTGCAGTCGAATTACGACCTCAAGGGCTCCATCGACAATCTGACCAGCGCGATCACCGGGGCTGGTGGTGGTAGTAGCCGCACCAAGCAGATGTGGAGCAGCGGTAAGGATGCCTTGCAGATGGCTCCTTGGATGCCGGGTGATCCACTGGCACCCTCGCCGACTGATTGGGCGGCTAATCAAAACCTTCCGACATTCGAGGAGAACCTGAACGCCTTCGTCAACGAAGTCGTTGTCGGTATCTTCAACGGCATGGTGCAGGCGGTCGCCGATTCGCTCGCGCTGCCCGGCATCGTGTCGCGCCTTATTCGTCAGGGCATGGAGGCGCTGACCGGCCGTGGCTTTGAGCCGACCTCGCTGGAGAAGTTCACCGACAGCATCCAGTCGATGGTGGTCGAGCACTTCAGCAGTTCGTGGGGCGCGGAAACTGCCGGGGCGCTCGCGTCGCAGATCGTTCGTTTCCTGCCGTTGGCGCTGATGTCGGCTCCCGGACACGCAGGCTCGGCCGCGGCGACTGGCGTTGCGCAGGCGGGCATCGAGGGCCTTGGTGCCGCGGCAGGGGTCAACCCGGCCGTCACCTACCTGCTGCGCACTGCGGCGGGTCAGGGCGTGTCCTACAGCTACAAGGATCGAGTGGCTTCCGAGAAGCAGTCACAGTGGGGCCTCATCGACCCGGCGAAGATTGACGAATTGATTCAAGCGACGGCGGCGGCTGCCGAGACGTTCGTGCGGATGGAGAAGGTGGCAGTGCTGCGCACCGGGGCTGCGCCGGGTGCCGCGGCCTTTTCGTTTGGCGATGGGGGCATTGGCAGCCTCATCGCTGGGGTTGGTACGCTCACCCCAGAGAAGATGGCTGGGGTGGTGCAGTCAACCGCTGCGGCGGTTGGGCTGGCCGCCGACTTGGCGCGCATCGCAAACATTTTCGACAACACCATCGTGGGCGGCACGCTCGCCCCGGATATGTGGATGGGCCGTCAGGGCACGGCTTACGCCAACACGCCTTATAAGCCCGCAGGCTGGCGGCCGGTGCAGCCGTCGCTGGTGCCGACGACGCAGCAGTGGGCGATGAACCGTCCGGGGGGCTCTATCGCTGGACCCGGTGGCGACGAGGACTTCAACGCGATCTACAGTAAGGGTGCAGCGGTCGCTGCCGTAGCGGTTGATAGTGCCTTCGATGCCATGTTGCAGAGCGGGGTCGATGCGACGGCTGCGGTGCGCGCTGTGCTGCGCACTGGGACCGCTACGCCCGTGCCCGGAATTTCGGCAGGTGGTTCTCTCATCGACCGGCTCATGGTTGGTGCGGGTGTCCTCACTGCAAACGCGATTGATGAGGTTATTCAGGCGACCTACGCCGCAACCGTTGGCCTCGGCATCAAGACGCGGACGCCAGTGACGCCCGGCACGCCTGCACCGCTCGACAGCAAGCTGTCGGCTCGGGATGCAACCAGCGCCGCATGGCTGGCGAACATGGCTATGCTGGAAGCGAATTGGCCGCAGCAGCGGGGACCATCCATCACTGGGCCGGGCGGCGACGAGGATTACCAGTCGATCTACGGGCAGTCGGGTGTCGGCGTTTATGACGCTGGTGAGCTTGAGGCGGTCGCCGAGGCTATGCGCACTGTGGCGCAGGTCGCGCCTGAGGCGGCGGCTGCGACTGCGGACGTGGCTGACGCGGTTACGGTTGCAAACGATAACGCTGCGGCATTGACGACGACGCTGGAGGAATCTGCGCCGGTCGAAGCAACGGATAAGGCTACTGCGAAACTGAGTGAGGCATTTATTGAAGCGCGTGCGCTGGTTAGTGATTTTGCTGGAACGATTCAGCAGGAACTAAAAGATTCGACAGTGCCAGTTCAAACGCTCACCGAGCGTTCGACGGAACTGGTTGAACAGCTTGCTCTCCTCGGGCGCGCTAATCCCGGTGATAATGATTTGGCGCAGTTCCTTTCGGATGTCACTCCGGGGGTGAACCAACTCATCACCGACCTCTATACGCTTGCTGCGGCTAATAATCAGGCGGCGGGTACAACTGACACATTTGGCATCGCGCTCGACGCTTTGCAAATGGCGCTCGACAAGGGGCTAAACAATAAGGCTGTCATTGAGTCTCTGTACCAAATCGCGTTGGTTGCCGCGACAACCAGTCAGCAGATCATGGCGGTCAAGACAGCCCTTGCTGGCGGACCTCCTGAAGGAGTTACCCCGGCTGACCCGAAGCTAAATTCGGGCCTAAAGCCTAGTGGCATCGGTGGTGGTGGTGGTGGTCCGTCGTGGTCGTTCGACGACGCGCTCGCCAGCATCACTGAACAGACCCGCGCGCTGGAGCAGGAAGCCGCGACGCGCGGCATGGCGACCAATGAGGCCAAGGCGTACCTCATGGTGCAGGAACAAATCAATGCTGCTGCCGACGCCGGGATCACCGTCACAGACGCACAGAGGCTCGCGCTGGAGGGTGCGGCCGAAGGCTGGCGCATCGCAGCCGACGAGGCCGACGCCTACGCCAAGAAGGTTGCGGAAGCCGAGGAGCGGTTCAACAACTGGAAGGACGCGGCGCGCGACTTCCTCGGCACGATCATTGGCTCGATGCGTCAGGGCGCGACGTTCGTCGAGGCGCTGGGTGAAGCGTTCGGCCGACTGGCCGACCGCCTGATCGACATGGCGCTCAACGCGCTAATCAATGCGCTGTTCGCCAAGTTGGCTGGTGCCATCGGCAGCGATCATCCGTTGCTGGCAGCGGCATTTGGCGTCATTGCTGGGGTGACGCCCGGCACCGTGGGTGGCGGTGCGACAGGTGGCCTGCTCAGCGGGCCGGGCACCGGCACTTCCGACAACCTTCTGATCCGCGCGTCGCCGGGCGAGTTCATAGTCAACGCAGCCTCGACGGCGCGGAACCTGCCGCTGCTGCGGGCGATCAACGACAACTCCATGCCGAGCTTCGCTTACGGCGGCATGGTCGGTCACGGTGGCGGCGGGGGCGCATTCATTTTCGCGCCCGTCACACACATCAACGCGCAGGGCTCAAACCTCACCGAAGCGCAGATCGGGCGGCTGCTCGACATCCGTGATCGCAAGTTCCGCGACATGCTCCCCGGCGCGCTGGCGAAGCACGCGACGAACCGGAGATTCTGATGACCGCGCTCCTCTCAACCGAGTTCATGGACCGGCTTAAGGTCGCCTCGGCGGCGTTCATGCCGATCTTCGGTCAGGAACTGAGCGGGCAGGGTTCCGGGCGAATGATCGTGCGCGAGCTTCGCTCGCCGCTGTGGTCGGCGCAGATCACGACGGCGGAACTCAACCACGACGACGCGCTCGATGTGCAGGCGGACCTCCTCAACCTCGCAGGCTCCATCGACACGTTCTACTGCTACGACACGCGGCGCACCGCACCACGCGATGATCCGACCGGCAGCATACTCGGCGGTAGCACCACCGTTCTCATCGAGGAGGTGGTCGATAACAAACACATCAGGCTGAACGGGCTACCGAGCGGCTATACGCTCGACCGCGACTACATCGCATTTGATTACAGTTCACCCGCGGTGCGGGCACTGCATCAAATGATCGGCAGCGGCGTCGCGAACGGCAGTGGGGTCACCGGCTCGCTGGCGGTTCGCCCCAACATCCGCGATGGAGCAGCCGCTGGCGACCGCGTGTACCTGATCCGCCCGGCTGCTGAAATGCGCATCGTACCGGGCTCGATCAACGTCCAGACCTCCGGGCTGTTTTCGGTGGTCAGCTTCACCGGCATTCAGGTGATCTGATGCGTTCGCTCGACGCCGCCGAACTCGTCGCCATCGCCGCGGGCACCGTAAGTGCCCGCGATTTGATTTCGATTACCGCGTTCGACCGCAATACGAATGAGGAGGTCGAATACGGTTTTTGGGCTGACGACGGCATCACTACGTTCGAGGTGGTCGATGGCATCACCGGCCTGACTGAGGAGCGGACGTTTTACGGCAGCGGTGCCATCCTCGAAATCGGCGCGATCACACTCACGACCGACCTCTCGATCCGCCCGGTCGATGTCACGCTGTCGCCGCTGCATACCGTCGTCGAGGCGATGGTGCGCGGGCACAGCGTGCGCAATGGGCGCATCCAAATCTTCCGGGTTTATATCTCGATTGATTCCGGTCTGCCGGTCGCCGCGGCAAAGCCGCGGTTCGTCGGCGTGATCGACGAGGCTCCGATCATCACGGCCGAGGAAGGCGGTGAGAGCACCGTCACCCTGTCCTGCGTTTCGCGGATGCGGGAGTTGACCCGCACCAACGTCGGCCTGCGCTCCAACGAGGATCAGAAGCGGCGTGACGCCAGCGACGCCTTCTACAAGGACACGGCGACGGTCGGCGACTGGGAACTGTTCTGGGGCCAGACCTCCGACAAGGCCGATACGACGCCCGCCAAGTCCGGGTTCTTCGCGCGCTGGCGCGAGCGGCGGCAGGCTCGCCGCGGTAATTTCTTAGGGTTCGGTCGATGAGGCACGCGGACTGGCGCGCTCGGCTGGCGGCTACGGTCGAGCACTGGCGGCGGCAACCGTTCGTGTTCGGTCGGACGGACTGCGCGCTGTTTGCCAGCGACTGCATCACCGCCCTGACCGGAATGGACCCTGCTGCGCCCTACAGAGGCCGCTACGGTACTGCGGATGAGGGACAGGCCCTGCTCCAGCGGAACGGCTTCTCCTCGCTCCTCGGGCTTGCCAGCACAATTGGCAAGATCGTCCCGGTGCGTGAGGCGGTCTACGGTGACATCGGGTTGGTCGCGAACGCGGATCGGTTCGAGCATTCGTTCTGCCTCGTCAACGGCGAAACGGTGCTCGCGGTTCGCCCCAATGGTGGGCTCGGCGTTGGGTCGCGCCAGCTATTGCTTATAGCATTCAGGATCGAATGATGCTCCGCAAGCTCGGGCTGTTCCTGCTCGCATCGACGGCGCTCATCACGTCGGCCGAACCGGCTGCGGCGGGTCCGGCCGCTGCTATCGCTGGTACAGTCATCGGCTGGCTACAGGTTCACGCGGTCGTCGCTTCGCTCATCAAGCTCGGCGTCGGCCTCGCGCTTTCGTTCATATCGAAGAAGATTCTGGAGAAGCGCCGTGCCGACGAGGCGGCTGGCGTTTCAGGCAGGATGTTCAGCGGCGGTACCGTGCCGCGCAGCTTTGTCATGGGTCGGTTCCCGGCCGAAATGTCGCTGGTGTACGCCAACTCGTGGGGCACGGCGGGCAAGACGCCGAACGCATATATTTCATTCGTTATCGCCCTGTCCGACCTGCCGGTGTCCGGGTGCCCGGAACTATGGGTCAATGGCGAGAAAACGACGTGGGATCAGACCGACCCGGCTGACGGCCAGATGGGCATCCCGGTGCCGGAATATGAGGTTGATGGCACCAATTATATGTGGGTCAATTTTTACGACGGCACGCAGGCCGCCGCTGATCCGCTGCTGGTGTCAAAGTTCAATGGTGACGCCGACCGGCCCTACAAGGCGGATCGTATCGGCCGTGGCGTAGCCTACGCTGTGGTGACCTGCCGGGTGAACGACAAGCTGTTCTCCGGTTTCCCACAACTGCTGTTCATTCTCGATGGCATCCCACTTTACGACGTGCGTGGTGATGGCTCGGCTGGTGGCGCTGGCACGCAGCGTTGGGATGATGCCTCGACGTGGGATGATGCCGATGGTCCGACCAACCCGGCCGTGGCGATCTACAACATCATCCGGGGCATTCGTTACACGCTACCCTCGCCCTATGAGTGGACTTTCGGCGGCCAGACCATCGGTGCGCTGTCGCTGCCCTACACGTCGTGGGCCGCAGCGATGGCTGAGTGCGACGTTACGGTGGACAAGGTCGGCGGCACCGAGACACAGTTCGAGGCTGGCATCACGGTACGCTTCGACGACGAGCCAGCCGAGGTCATCGAGCGCCTGCTGGCAGCATGTAACGGTCGGCTCGCGGAGATCGGCAGCGGCTTCAAGATCAGGGTCGGTGCGCCGCCAGCGTCGGTGTTTTCGTTTACTGACGACGACACGCTCATCAACAAGCCGCAGGAGTTCGATCCGTTCCCGTCGCTTGCGGCGGCGGTCAACGGCATCGCTGCCCAGTACCTGAGCACTGAGGAGGGCTGGACCCTCGCCGACGCGCCGCAGCTTCTGCGCTCCGATCTTGAAGCGGAGGACGATGGTCGGCGGCAGCTTGCCAATATCGCGTTCGACACAGTGCTGTCGGTCACGCAGGTGCAGCGGCTTCAGTCGGCAATCCTCAACGAGGAGCGCGCATTTCGTCAGCATGGTCTGCCGCTGCCGCCCGATGCGTTTCTTCTCGAACCGCTTGACACAGTGGTCTGGACCAGCACGCGCAACGGTTACGTCAACAAGGCGTTCGAGGTGCTGGAGGTCATGGACTACAGCAACCTCGACATCGACGTTGGCATCAAGGAACTGGACCCGAACGCCTACGACTGGACGCCGGGCACCGATGAAGTTCTCGTCAGCTTTTTCCCGCCGACGCGCATCCTGCCAGCTTCACAGGCGATCAGCGGGTGGTCGGTGAGTGGTGTGCTCGTCGAGGGTGACAGCGGTCAGCGCCGTCCGGGCGTTGAGCTAACGTGGGCAGCCGACGTTGATGACGTGATCGGCATTCGTTTCCAGATCAGGCTGGCGGCGGACCAGTCGCTGGTTATCGACGGCACGACAGCGAACTGGGAGGATGGCACCGCGGTCATCACGCAGAGCCTCCTGTCGATCACCAGCTACGAGGCGCGTGGCATCTACATACCCGGCAGTCAGCGCACGACCGAGTGGTCGGCATGGCTACCGTTCACTACGCCTGATGCGCGCATCACCGAGGACATGGTGGTCGCAGCTATCGCGGCGCGGCTCCAGCAGATCGAGGAGCAGATTCCAGTCGATCTCGCCACGCTGCGCGAGGACTTGAATGTGATCTCCGGTGCGCTCGCGGCGCAGACGGCGACCATTCAGGAGCAGCTTGGCTGGCTGCGCACGGGCGTCGGCTCGCGCTACGGCGAGAACCTTGCCGGGATCGAGCAGAACGCGCTGGCGATCACCGGCATCAACAGCGCCATCGCCGAGTTCTTCGTCGATTTGTTTGCGATCTCGGAAGCTGGTGAAGCGACCACATCGTTCCGCATGATCGCCGGGTCGCTGCCCGAGGGTGCGGTCGGTCAGGTGCAGTTTCAGGCGAAGGCTGGCATCGGCGGTGAGGCGGCCGAGGCGTCGCTGTCGCTGGTCGCCTACTACGACACAACGCTCGATATGTACTACTCGCGCATCGTCATGGAGGCGCAGTACGTTGACATCGTCGTCAACGGCGTCGTGCTCCCGGCTTATCAGTTTGGCGTCGCTGATCGGCCCTATGAAATTCCAATCGTTAGCGGGAGCATCACTCCGAACCTGTCCTCGCGTCGCCTCGTCTACCACACGCTGCTGACCGCGGATGCCAGCGTTGAGCTTCCGGTCGGCGCACAGCCCGGTTTCGAATGGCGGCACATTTTCGAGCAGAACGGTACTGGCGGTTGGGATTTGACGTGGGATGCAAACTATCTCGGCGACGATCCCGTCATTTCCGTCCTGCCTGAGACGGTGTCCATCGTCGATTGCCTCGTCATCGACATTGATGGTGATGGCAACCCGCTAATCATTCACACGCTGCGCAAGACCGCAGCACTCGACGGTGGCCCGCTTTCGACGGCGGGCGAGGAAATCTACAGCGTCGCTGGCGCGTTCACGTTCACCGTGCCGGTGTTCACAACGCTCACCATCGAAATGTGGGGCGGTGGCGGTGGCGGTGGTGGTTCGGCGCTCTACTCGACGGCGCGCGGTGGTACGGGCGGCGACACGACCATCGCCGCTCTCTCGCTGACGGCAGCAGGTGGACAGGGCGGTGAAGGTACGCGCATGTCGTCCAATCCGCCCCGCGGTGGCACGGACGGCTCCTCGACCGCAGTGGGCGGCACCATCGATGACGGCGAGCACGGTACGAACGGCAGCGAGGACAGCTTTAATCTCGCATCTCCGCAAGGTGCTGGTGGCGATGGTGGTGGCGCGGATGGAGGTGCTGGTGGTGCTTCGGTCGCGAGCTACGGGGGCGATAAGGAGGGCAACCCCGGCGCGGCACCGGGTGGCGGCGGCAGCGGTGCTATCAACTACTTCAAAGCTGTTGGTGGCGGTGGCGCAGGCGGCGACAAGGTAACGAAAACCTACAATTTCGGCGACATCGCAACAGGCACCGTACTCGACCTCGTCGTTGGCGCAGGCGGTACGCGCGGCGTGGGCAATATTCAAGGCGGCCTCGGCGCGGTCGGCCGCATCAAATTCACTTGGACGTAGGGATCACTTAGATGGTCGAGCGTTTCGTTTACAACACCGGCACGATCTCTATCGCCAACGGCGCGAGCACCGTGTCTGGCACGGGAACCGCATGGTCGGGCAAGGATCGTGAGGGAGCGCAGGTCTGGTACATTCCGCCAACTTCGCCTGCTGATCCGCCGCAGCGCATTGGCACGGTAGCAGCGGTTGATCCGCGCGGCATTTATGAGAACGATTCGCTGCCGCTGGTGTCGCCTTGGTCGGGCGATTCAATCGTTAACGGCAGCTACGAACTGGTTGACGGCCTCGCGCTCGCCTCGGGTGCTTCGCAGGCGGCAATCTATGCGCGGTTCGCGGCGTTCCTCGAATTGAATATGGGCCTCGTTGGCAACACCGCAGACGATCCCGACTACACGCTCGTGCCGAACAATTCTCTGTTCGTGGATGACGTATCTCGCGTCATATACCAGTGGCGCGATGGTGTGCTGACGCCGGTTTCGGTGGTTGCGACACCATTCACGCCCGCTGGCTCTTGGGTCATCACAACGACCTACGCGCTGAACGATCTCGTCGAGTACAACGGCTTTACATTCATTTCCAACATCAACGAGAATGTTGGTAACGAACCAGACGATACCCCGGCATCGACCGATTATTGGACGTATTTCCCGCTGCCGATTGGTCCCACCGGCACAGGTGCTGGTGTTCCTTACAATTTTTCGACCACAACGACAGACGGTGATCCCGGCGCTGGCACAATTCGTTTTGATACGGCAACACTTGCCAGCATTGCTTTCGTTTACATTGACGATGTTGACCACCACGCCGTCAATCAGGAAGCATGGATTCAATATCTCGATAACGTCGTCAACGGTACGACCAAGGGCATACTGAACATTGTTCAGCGTAACGATCACTCACGCTGGATCATGCTACAGGTCACGGGCGCTGTCGTTGATGGCACCGGCTACTGGAAAATTCCGGTCACGCCGGTCGGCTACGGAACGCTGCCTGAGAACGGTGCAGAACTGAGCCTCATATTCGTTCCGGCTGGCACCATCGGCGTCACTGGTGCTACCGGCCCGACTGGTCCGACCGGGCCGACTGGTCCCGTTGGCGTCACCGGCCCGACAGGCGTCGGCACGACCGGCGCTACGGGTCCGACCGGCCCCACGGGTCCCGTTGGCGTCACCGGCCCGACAGGCGTCGGCACGACCGGCGCTACGGGTCCGACCGGCCCCACGGGTCCGACTGGTGCCACGGGTCCGCAGGGCGGCAACGCGGGCAAGATTTACTACCTCGATCCGGCGAACGCCTCGGACATTGGCGGCGGCTATGCCACGGCGCTCGCGTCGCCCTCGGCTGGGGTCGAGACGACCGACGTGCAGGCCAACACTGGCACGGGCGACACGCTGATCGGCGTGTTTGCAACGGAGCCCGGTGATCCGGGGCAGGAGTCGCTGCCTGCGGGTACGGCCTTCCGGCATATCCATGCTCGCGTCGATGGTGGCGCGGCGCGCTTCAAAGTCGAACTCTACAAGCGCACGACGGGCGGCACTGAGACGCTGCTGCGCACCGGCTACAGCGACAGCTTCACCAACACGTCGGTCGCTGAGATCGTTTGGCAGTTCACCGACGCCAACAGCTACGCGCTCGGTCTGACCGACCGCATCGTGTTCAAGCTCTACACGGCGCGCGTCAGCGGCCCGGCGACCGTCACAGTCACAACCTACTTCAACGGCACTACCAACACCTCCTACATCCAGACGACGCTGAGCGCTGGTGCGGTTGGTCCGACTGGTCCTACAGGTCCAGTTGGTGCCACCGGGCCTACCGGACCAACGGGTCCGACCGGGCCGACTGGTGTCACCGGCCCGACTGGTGTTGGTACGACCGGCGCTACCGGACCAACGGGTCCGACCGGGCCGATTGGTGTCACCGGCCCGACTGGTGTTGGTACGACCGGCGCTACCGGACCCACAGGTCCAACCGGGCCGACTGGTGTCACCGGCCCGACCGGGGCCGCTGTCGGCCTTTCTTACGTTTTCTCAACAACGACCTCGGATGGTGATCCGGGTGCTGGGATACTTCGCTATGACAGTGCCACTCTGGGATCGATAACGAAAATCTACATCGACGATGTGGATACCAACGCCGCTAATCAGGAAGCGTGGATTCAAGCGCTCGATGACATCGTAAACGGAACGGCGAAAGGTACGCTGTTCATTTACGCAACTGCTGACGCCACTAAGTGGTTTTCATTCCAAGTCACAGCGGCTGTGACGGACGGCACCGGCTACTGGAAGGTGCCAGTCACGCTCATTGCTTCGGGCGGGGTGCTGCCAAACAATACGGCTCCACTTCGACTACTGTTCGTTCCTGCTGGTACGGCGGGCGCTGTTGGTCCGACTGGTCCTACAGGTCCGACCGGGCCGATTGGCGTCACAGGGCCGACTGGCGCAACGGTAACAGGTGCTACCGGCCCAACCGGACCCACTGGACCCACTGGACCCACTGGTCCGACCGGCCCTTCGGGTTCAATCGTTGGTCAGCAGACGATTTGGGTTCCGGCTGGAGCAATGACCCCACGCCTCACCAATGGGCCTTCAACTATTGTGCTGGAGTCGAGCACCAACGATGTGATGACGTGGGTGTTGGCCTTCGACACCACCACGAGCGAGGGGGCGCAGATCATTATCCAGATGCCCAAGTCTTGGAACGAGGGTACCATCATTGCACAATTCGTTTGGACCCACCCCGCCACTACGACCAATTTTGGCGTGACATGGGGCATCAGAGCAATCGCGCTCGCTAACGACGATGCGCTCGATACCGCCTTTGGGTCTGCTGTGACCGTCGCTGATACAGGCGGCACGACCTCGGACGTTTACATCACGAGCGAAACAGGCGCGATGACCGTTGGTGGTACGCCCGGTGCCGAGGAGCCTGTCGTGTTTGAGGTTTATCGCGTTGTGGCGGACGGTGGTGATACGATGGCGGTTGACGCCTACCTCATCGGGGTCAAGCTGCATTACACCGTCGATGCCGACACCGACGACTAGGAGCTTTCATTATGGCTGAGTATGCAATCATCGTCAGTGGCGCGATCAGGGAGTTCCGGCAGTTCGATACACCGCCGAGCTTGCCCCACAAGACGACCCTGCAAATTCTTCCGGTTGTCACCACCGACCCGCCGTTCGACCCCGATACACAGGTTCGCATTGGACCTATCGTCACCATCGAGCAAGCGCAGGTGACCCGCGTGTGGACGGTGCGGACCAAGACGCCACAAGAGCTACTGGATGACGACGCGTTGGCGCGTGATTCGGTAATGAACAGCTTTGACAGCAGCTACGCTGTTGAGCGTGCGATTTTGGGGCTGATTGTGGACGAGTTCAATTTGCACTCGACACGGCTTGCTTCGATCCTCGACGTAGCGGCGCAGGCGACCTCACTGGCGGATTTCAAGACGCGCATGGCGACGGTACAGGCCATCCCGCAGCGCACTCTAGCGCAGCTTCGCACCGCCGTTCGCAACGCTCTGTCGCAGGCATAAATTTAATGCTCAAGGTCAACCCACTCGTTGGATTTGGGCGTCCGCTTGTTCAGGGCTTTCGTTTGCTTGCCTCGCTGACTGGAACTGGCGCGACCATAACAATTCCTGCCGGAACTGGTTTGCGTAAGGGTGACGTGGCCGTCATTTCCAATTTTGCACACAGTACCGTCAGCGGCACGCCTACGACGGTAACGCCCGATGGGTTTACCAATTATTTCATAGCAGCATCAGCGGCTACGCCGGGGGGTATCGCGCGTGGCGTCTGCTACAAGGTTCTTGATGGTACAGAGAATACTGTCACTGGCATGGACAGCGACATTGAAAATTGGGCTGTCGTTGTGTTCAGGCCAAACATTCCGATCCTAACTGCCGTACAGGGCATGAGTGCAGCGGGCGCTTCGACGACAGGCAATCCCAGCCCTTCCACCATAACCATTGGCGCTGCGGCATCCCTTCCAGCACTAGCTGTGGGTTGCGTTGCCTCCGATGGGGCGATTGATCCTCGTACTGTTGACCCGGCAATGACCGAGTTGAGTGGCAGCACGAGTCACTACTTCTTCTACAAGGTGTATAATCCGGGGGAGGTGCCCGTAAATCATACTGTTGATATAGATGATGAGGGGACGCGAAATATGATCGGCGTCGGCTACCTCACATTCACTTGGTAAGGGGAGAACTAAACCAAATGCGCTTTCACGTCGTAGGACTGCCACATACTCAAACGACCGCTGCCTACTCGGCGTGCGCCTTCACATGGAAGGTGCGCGGCTTTTGTCAAATGATGATGGCTCGCGGACACGAGGTGTTCCTGTACGCGGGTAAGGAGAACGAAGCTCCGTGTACCGAGTTCATTAGCTGCATGAGCAAGGCCGAGATCGAGCCCATCATCAAGGCAGCAGGACACTACACCTCGGCACCGTTCGACCACAATCTGCCGCACTGGCGGCACTTCAACCACCGGGCAGCCAACGCGATCCGTGCTCGGCTCAACGATAAGGATTTCGTTTGTGTCATCGGCGGCTACTCCAATAAGCCGCTGGCCGACGCGCTGCCCGGCGCGATGGTGGTCGAGTTCGGCATCGGCTACCCCGGCACGTTTGCGCCCTACCGCGTGTTCGAGAGCTATGCGTGGATGCACACGACCTACGCCCGTATGGCCGGTATGGGGAACATCACCGGCAACTCCTACGACGATGTGATCCCCGGCTTCGTGGACATGACGAAGCATCCGTTCGTCGAGAAGCCGCGCGAGGACTACTGCCTGTTCGTCGGCCGCATCACCGAACTCAAGGGCTACGCCGTGGCGGCCGACGCCTGCCGGGCGGCTGGCGTGCCACTCAAGCTCGCCGGGCCGGGCACACCGCGCAGCCTGCTCGGCGACGTGACCTATCTCGGGGTGATCGGTGAGGAGGAGCGCGGGCGGCTGATGTCGCGGGCTCGCGCCGTGTTCGTACCGTCACTCTACGTCGAGCCGTTCGGCATGGTCCACGTCGAGGCGATGGCCTCGGGCACGCCGGTCATCACAACCGATTGGGGTGTTTTCCCGGAAACGGTTATCAATGGATTCAACGGCTACCGCTGTCGGATGTTGCGGGAGTTCGTCGAGGCGGTTGAGCTTGTGCGCTACCTCGACCCTGCTGCGATCCGGCAGCACACGGCGGATCGCTTCTCGATGGAGGTCATCGGCCCGCGCTACGAGCGCTATTTCGAGCGCCTGCTGACGGTCTGGGGCCGGGGTTGGTATGAAGGGGTCACGGACCCCATCACCGCTGCACGCGCCGCTACGACGAGCCCTGTGGCGGCCTAGCAAAAGGGGAGTTCTGGCAATGGCGACCAAGCCGACCTTTCAGGAGTTGCGGGCCGAGTACGCGCAGCTTTGGTCAACGCTAACGATTGAGCCCCGGCGCGTCAGCGCCGTGGATCGGGTCGTCACCAAGATCATGGCGAACACGGGCCGCTACACGGCGGTCCAGCAGCAGACGACGGTGCCTTGGTATGTGGTCGCCGTCATCCACAGTCTGGAGTCCAGCCTGAACTTCAAGACGCATCTGCACAACGGCGATCCGCTCTCGGCACGCACGACGCATGTGCCAGCCGGACATCCACGGGCAGGCCACCCACCGTTCACATGGGAGGTCAGCGCCGCCGACGCGCTCAAGCTGTCCAAGCTCGACGAGAACACGGACTGGTCAATCGAGCGAATTGCTTACTTGCTCGAATCCTACAACGGCTGGGGCTATCGCCTGCACCATCCGAACGTGAAGTCTCCCTATCTGTGGAGTTTCAGTAATCATTACGTCATGGGCAAGTACGTTGCTGACGGCCAATGGTCGGCAACTGCGGTGTCCGAGCAGTGCGGCGCGATGGTGCTGCTCAAGCGCCTTGAAGCGCTCGGCGACATCGTTCTCGCCCCATCAGCGTCACCACCGCCGCCCACCGCGCCAGAGGAGAATGATATGGCAGCTTCATGGAGAATGGCGGCTGCGCTAACGAAATACCTAGCGCAGATCAACGCCCTCGCACCCAACCGCGACAAGTCCTCGGACGGCGGCATCGGCGACGCCCGCCATGCCGCTGGCAAGTCCGAGCACAATCCCGAGGACCACGACAGCGACCCGAGCACGCCCGGCGTCGTCCGCGCCTACGACATCACGCACGATCCGGCTGGTGGCTGCGACTGCAACGTCCTCGCGGCGTCGCTCAAGGCCAGCCGCGATCCGCGCATCCTCTACATGATCTGGAACCGGAAGATCACCAGTTCCGTCGTCCAGCCTTGGGTGGATCGTGACTACACCGGCCCGAACCCGCACACCACGTACCTGCACCTCTCAGTCAGCCCGGAGGTGCGTCGGTTCGACGATGCGCGCTCATGGGCGATCAGGGTGAAGGCTGGGGCCACCACGCCAGCGACGACCTCCACCCAGACGACCAACACCGTGTCGGCACCGGGCACCGGGCTGGAAGCTCGCCCCGGCGCAGGCACAGCCGTCGCCACGAGCGGCGCGACCGCCGTTGGCCTCGGGGCCTTCATCTGGAACGCCTTCGGCTGGCTCGGGCTCGCGACCTTCATCGTCGCGGTCATCGCCCTGCTGTGGGTTTTCCGCAAACCAATTGGTCGGCTGTTGTTCAAGAAGGGGAACGCCAATGGCACTGCCAATCCTCGCTAGTCGCCCGCTGCTGCGAGCCGGGCTCCGTCGTGTTGCCGCTTTCCTGCTCCAGCGTGGCAGCACCGTCACCAACGACGATGGCACGCAGGACGTGACCCCGGCCGGGCTCCTGCGGTCCAAGAGCGTCCTCGGCATCCTCGGTACGATGGTCGCCGCGGGCTTCACGTTCCCATGGGAGCAACTGGACTGGTCGAGCCGACAGAACATCTGGTCAGCGCTCGTCCTGCTCTACGGCACGTTCGGCACCGCCATCGGCGCGCTGTGGTGGAAGATCACGGCGACGATCCCGACGACCGGCCCGTGGGCTGACGGCGCGTAGCATCAGATCGGGGGCGAGCATGAACGCGGTGAAACGCGGCGGAAACGATGATGGTGATGATCCGCGTGAGGCGAGTCTGGAAGGCCCGGCGCAGGCAGGAACGCGCCGGGACATCCGCGACACCGTGGATGACCACAAGTTCGCCAAGCGGGTCCGAGCGCTCATCCTCACCTTCCTCGGCTGGATCGCAGCCATCGGAGCAGCCGTGGTGATCTTCAAGGATTGGGTGGCGGACCTATTCAAATGAACCGGGCAATCCGCTGGATCAGGATTCATGGTACGGCAATCGCCATCGCGTCGCTGTTGGCGTGGGGCGTGTGGCTACCGCTGACAGCCGGGGTTCCGATAACGATTGAAGGTCACGTCGAGACGGCCGAGATCGAGGCGGGCGGCGAGCTTCGCGTCCATTTCCAGATCACGCGGCACGAGGTCTGTCAGACGACCGCCTACGCTTCGATCTTCGGTGCCGACCTGATTGAGCGTCGGTTCCCGCCGACCAGTCAGCCCGCCTTTGGCCCGCTTGGCAACGACGAGAAGATCGTCAGCTACACGCTGCCTGCCAATCTGCCGCCCGGCCCGTCGCGCTATCGGATGATCTTCAATTTCGAGTGCAATTGGGTGCAGCGTCTCAAGCCAGCCGTGCTCGTGATGCCTGACATCGCCTTCACGGTGATCGAGCCGACGCCGACACCGGCTGTTACCACGGTGGTCAATCCGCCACCGTGAACGAGGTTGGGGGCTTGGTCGCCTGCGGCGACCTGTTGGAAGCTCCCGACACCGGGGAGGGGGACTGTGGCTCCCCTGCGGTTCCTCTCCCCACCCTCCCTCCTGAAACTAGGGCGGCCCGTAGGGACCGCCCTTTTTGTTTGCAACCTGAAATGGACAGATTGTCGCAGGGAACGGCCATTGATAGTATTGATTTTTTTCCGCCGAGAAGTGCCCAAATCAGAACCATTCATTAGCGTCACTTTGACAATTCATTAGCGTTGTGCTATGGTGTCATTACTGCCGAGTACGGCAGTCTGCCTACATACCACCACGGGCAGGTTCATTGACATCGTAGGAGAATGCAAATGAATACGAGCGGAAAGCCGCGCGGCGCGCTGTTCGGCGGCAAGCCGATTAAGGAGCCGCGCGACAGCCAGCGCAGTCGGGTCTACAAGGCCGACCACGCGCTAGATGATCTCCTCCCGCTCCCGACGCTCCGCGACATGGAGCAGTTCGTGAAGCGGGTGTGGACGATGAAGCGGGTGCAGGAAGCCTTCCCGGTCGCGACCAAGCCGGGGCGGTGGAAGAACGATCCGCCTCGGGTCGATGATGGTCGCGGGCGTCGCCGCGCAGGCGGCAGCGCCAGCGGGATCACGATGCCGGTGTGGTCGAGGCGGGCAGGGATCGTCCTGCACGAACTGGCCCACACGGTGATCGCCCGGACGCACGGTAGCCGGGTTGCTGCCCACGGCTGGGAGTTCTGCGATGCGTACCTCAAGTTGGTCCTCTACGGGCTCGGCCGCGAGGCACACGACAAGCTCAAGGCGGCGTTCAAGGAGCACAAGGTTCGTTACCGGCCCACACGGAAACGAGCGCCAATTGCTCAAGAACGGCGGGTCCAACTAGCTGCTCAATTAGAAAGAGCTAGAGCCGCAAAAACCAAAGTGCTAGACTAACCAACCCAAGGCGCGGGTGCGGCTTGGTAAGGTATGGTAAGGTCGGGTGTGCTCGGGTTTGGCACGGCATGGGACAACGCAAGTTGTCAAACGAAAGGGGCGGTCCTCACGGGCCGCCCCTTTTTCTTTGCGCTGATGGATTCACCCCAAATCGTTAGTCGAGGCTGATGCCTCCAGCCTCGGCCGCCGTGATCCAGCGCAGGACCGACTCGCTGAATCCGTCCAGATGGACCCACGGGCCGTAGCCAACGCCGTTCTGCGCCGATGCTACGTTGACTATGAAACCGCGTGCGCCCTTGTTCGGAGCCGGGAGGCGACCAGTGTCCGACGCGGCCTGCTCGTCGCTGATGACGATGATCCGGTCGTACTCCAGTCCGCGCTTGGCGTTCACCTGCCGCACGGCGTCGATAAGCTGGGTGCCGCTGTGGACCTGCGAACGCAGGATCGCATCGACACCAGCCATGCCCCGGCGCGGCGGCACCTCGACCAGCGTGTTCGAGAACGAGAACACACGGACGTTGCCGGGGATCATCGACGCCAGCGCCGCCGCAGCATCGACCCGCTTGAGCGGATCGGGTGCGGGCTCGCCCGGCTTCGGACGGCGGAAGCCACCCTTGCCGCGAGACGCCAGCACGGCGTCCATCGACGAGGACACGTCCACCAGCACAGCAGTCGTGCCCGACCACGGAGCCATGCGGTCAATGCCCGCGACCAGTGCCCGGTCAAGCTCGCGCTCGAACTGCGGGACTGCCCGCGCCGCGGCGACGAACCGGAACGGCAGGATGCGATCAGCGCCGCCCTTGCGGGCAACGATGGCCTCCCGGATCAGCTTGTCGTCCACACCGGCCGCCGCCATGCCCCGGAGGTTCCGCAGCAAGGCGAAGTAGCCCAGCTTACCCTCGCGGATCAGGCGCTCGAACGTCTCGCGCTTGTTCGCGCCGCTCGTCAGAGCCGCCTCCCAAGTGTCCGGCGTTGCAAGCTCGCCCTTCACCGCGCGCCGCCACAGCGCCGACTGAGCGTCGTTGGCGGGCTTCGGCCGAATGATGCGGAGCACGTCGCGGAGCTTCACCGCGGCGTCGCGCCGGTCGTACTTCGCAAGCTGGTACTCGTCGAACTTGGTGATCGCCATGCGGAGGCCGCGCTTGACCTGATGGTCGAGCGGCGCATCCGGCTTGTCCTTCCAGTACAGCGACAGGAACTCGGCAAGCTCGTCGGCGCGCTGGATGACGCTGGCGATGGTGTTGCCAATGATCGGGCCGCTGGCGACCTGCGCCAGCGTGCGCGCGAGCAGGAGCGGGACGTGACGGAGGTTGCCGTCCGACCGCGCCTCGATAGCGATGGCGCTAACGATCTCGGGCTTCACCTCGCCGACGAGGCGGGCAATGCGCTTGGCGATCTCCTCGCCAGACT